TTTAAGCAATACGAAATAACACCAATTTCAATCATCTCAAAAAGATTTTCAGAATCTAATGATAAAGTAACTGGAAAATATCTACATCAATTAAATGCGGGAACAACTGGATGTTGCGTTTCTCATCTTAAAACAATTAAAGAGTGGTATGAAAAAACTGATGAAAACTATGCATTTTTTTGTGAAGATGATCTGAGTTTAGAAACAATTCAATATTGGGATTTTACTTGGGAAGAATTTATTTTTTCTCTTCCAGAAGATGCTGAATGTGTTCAGTTATTGACTATTAGAAATGATTTTGAAACATTTTCAATTCGTGATAGATTATGGAATGATTGGGGAGCAACAGCGTATATCATCACGAGAGACTATGCTAAAAAGCTTATAGATAATTATATTAAAGATGATATTTTTCATTTAGAGATTCCAAATCTGGATATAATGCCTTTAATTGAAAATATTTTATTTACAAATTTAGGAAAATGTTACACTATACCATTATTTGTTGAAAATATAGAATTTGATTCTACATTTTCAAAAGAACAAGATGATGATGTAAATGCGGGACAAAAAAATAATCATCGCATTGCTAATGAAAAAGTATTAAATTATTGGAAATCGAAAGAAAAGAATATGCAAAATGCACCAAAAACTGAATTGGAACAACTTTTAAGTAATTATTCTTTGGATACTGAAAATCCACTTCATAATTTTAACTTAGGTATTTGGTATGAAAATGAGGGACATACTGCTCCAGCATTATCATACTTTTTAAGATGTGCAGAAAGATCAGAAGACAATAATCTTGCTTATGAAGCACTTATTCGTGGATCATATTGTTATGATAAGCAAGGTACTAGAGATGGTAGTGCAAAATCTCTTCTTGAGCAAGCACTTTGCCTAATGCCAAAAAGACCTGAAGCATATTTTCTTTTAAGTAAATTTGCGGAAAGAAGGCAATGGTGGCAAGATTGCTACATTTATGCAGATCAAGGATTAATGTTTGCTGATCATGAATCTTATTCTTCTCTTCTTACTGACGTAGAATATCCAGGCAAGTATGGTCTGCTTTTTGAAAAAGCAGTTTCTGGGTATTGGTGGGGTAAGGATAAAGAATCTAAGGAAATATTTTTAGATTTAATACACAATTACCCCTTATCAAAAAATTACAAAAAATCTGTTGAAGAAAATTTGAAAAAAATTAATGTTGATATTAATCCAATTCAAAAAATTGAGATCATATCTAAAGTTTCAGATATTTTTAATAATGGTAACTATGATACTGATAAAAATGATTTAGGATATATTGAAAATTTTTATGATAATTTCTTCTTAAAGTTTGCAAACAAAACCATCAACTTTATTGAAATTGGTGTGTATAATGGAGGATCTATTAAACTTTGGCGAGATTATCTACACCCAGAATCTGAGATTTATGCTTCTGATATAAACTATTTTGAGCATGTTGAAGGAACATATTCTGTTATTGGGGATATGTATTCGGATGATCAGGTTGCAAAATTTGCGGATGAATATTTTGATTTGATAATTGATGATGGTCCACATACATTTGAATCTTTTGTTCTTTTAATGCAAAAATATTTTTCCAAACTTAAGTCGGGTGGTAGTCTAGTAATTGAAGATATTATCAATCCCTCTTGGGTCAATCCACTGTCAGACTTATCCAAATCTTTGGGATATTCTGTATGTGAGGTTGTTGATATGACTAATAAACAAAAGACTCCAGAACTGCTTAATCGTTGGAAAGGTGGTCTGTATATATTGAATATTACAAAATGAAAGACTTGGGAATTATTTCTGTTTCCTATAATCAAAATTATCCATTAAAGACACTTATAAACTCTTTTAAATCACAAACCCTTCAAAATTTTGATCTTCATATTATTCATGATGGGGAATGGAATAATGAAATAAAGAATAGTTTATATGAAGAAAAATATATTACTGATAATATTTTTCTTCATAATACTGAATCTAGATATAATGATTATGGGCATTCATTAAGAGATTGGGGAATTAAAAAATTTCACAAAGACTATAAGTATTTTTTAATTACCAATTCGGATAATTATTATTGCCCAAAATTTGTTGAGCAATTATTTTGCCAAATAGATGATAATACGGGAATAGTTTATTTTAATATGGTTCATTCTCATGATCAGGGATTTGGAACTTATTCCACATTAAATACAGATTTTATTGGATATAGGTGTGATATTGGTTCCTTCATTGTTAGATCTGATATTGCATATGATGTCGGATTTAATCGTAGAGATTTCAATGCTGATGCATTTTTTATTAATGAAATAAATGAATACCGAAAAGTATATAAAATATTTGATATTAAAAAAATTGATAAGTATTTAATGACTCATAATTAGTATGGCACATTTAGAGCAAAAAGTATACATTAAATCTATAAAAGATAAATTTCCGCATTACTTTAATAATAATAAAGTTCTAGAAGTAGGAAGTTTAAATATCAATGGATCTATTAGAGAGTTTTTTGATAATTGTAGATACATCGGATTAGATGTATCTTCTGGTAATGGAGTTGATGTTATTTGTGGGGGGCAAAATTATAATGCACCCGACAATAGTTATGATGTTGTATGTTCGGCAGAATGTTTCGAACATAATCCATATTGGTTAGAAACATTTCAAAACATGATCCGATTATGTAAAAATGATGGATTAGTTTTATTTACTTGTGCTACTGAAGGTAGACCTGAACATGGAACAACTAGAACAACCCCACAGGATTCTCCACTTACAGTGGGAATTGGATGGGATTATTATCAAAATTTGACTGAGAATGATTTTATAGATAATTTAGATTTTAATTCATATTTCAAAGATTATAGTTTTGAAGTTAATCAAGAATCGCATGACTTATATTTTTGGGGAATTGTTAGTAAAAATAGTGTTGAACAGATTCCAGTAATTGGAGTTCCAATTGTTAATGGGTTTCATTGGTTACAAAGATTAGTTGATAGTATTGATTATCCAGTTAAAGAATTATGTGTAATTAATAATAATGGGAGAGGAGAACTTGATGATGATTTAGAAATGCTCTCTAAAACACCGCATAAATTTATTGAAAATATTAAAATCTGCCATCTTCCAGCAAATATAGGATGTTCTGGTGCATGGAATTTGATTATTAAATCTTATATGATGGAACCATACTGGTTAATAGTAAATAATGATGTTGCATTTACACCAGGACTTCTTAAAGAACTAGTTGAAAGATCAAAAAATGACCAATATGGTGTGATTAAAGGTAAAGAATTTCAATGGGATTTATTTCTAATTAAAGATTGGGTAGTTCAAAAATGTGGATTATTTGATGAAAATCTTTATCCTGCCTATGCTGAGGATTGTGATTATTTTTTGAGATTATTAAATGCGGATATTAAATCAGATCATTTAGAAATAAAACATTTACATGGAGATAGTAATTATGAAAATTCTGGATCACAAACAATTAAATTGGATGTTTTATTAAAAGATAAATTAGAATATTCTAATGAAGTAAATGTTGGTTACTTGTCAACAAAATGGGGTCCATATTGGAGGGGATTGGAATGGGAATATTTTAATCCGTATAAAAATCCATTTGACAAATTAGATTTTCCAATATCCTATACGTCTTATGATCTTGAATTTGTCCGCAGTAAAAATTTGGGATTCTGATCCCTCTTGACAACCGCCCCCAGATGCCCTATACTATGGGGGTAATCGACAAGACCACCAAATGAGCACTGCACAAGAAACCGTACAGGGTATTGTGATTGATGTCTGCAGCAAGTCCTTTCTTCTTTTGAGTGATCATGGGAACACTAAAGAGGTCAATTGTGAAACCACCGAAGAATTTATGAATGTGCTGGAAGTTGTGACCAGTAATCTTGACCCCGAACAAATCGAGTACGCTGACATTGCAATCTATGAAAAAAATCACGGTTGAAGAACTTCAAACCAAGTTTGAAGAGTACCTAGATAAAGTTGAGGCAGGTGAATCCTTTATCATTTCAAGTGAAACTGGCGATGTTGTGATGGTGCCAGCAAATGTGATAGAAGAAGTTGATGACCTGATTCGAATATATACGGATCACGAAGAAGGTTGTTGACAAGACTCTCCAAATCTGATAAAGTGGTTTGGAGACTTTATGCGAGTGAGACTTGGTAGTCAGAGGAGTCTTATAAACTCTTTCCGCCAGATTAGCGGCTTTGACCTGGTTCGAATCCAGGCACTCGTATTGCTATTCGCTATTCGCGAATAGCGAATGCTCCTTTAGCTCTCTGGCGAAAGCTCCGAACTCATAATTCGGCTAAGGTCGGTTCGATCCCGACAAGGAGCACTCTGGGTTATTAACTCAGCGGTAGAGTATTCGGATTTTAACCGATTAGTCGTTGGTTCAAATCCAACATAACCCATTGACAATCCAAGCAAGACTTGCTATGATTGTCATACATCACGCCCGTGTAGCCCAGCGGAAGAGGCAGAACACTTAAAATGTTCCAAGCGGTGGTTCGAATCCACTCACGGGTATTAAAAGGTAAAGTTATATAAATAACATTAAGTATGTCTTTACCGTAATGGGAAAACCGAGAACATATACAGACCAACAGTTTATTGAAGCAGTAGAAAATTCTTTAAGTTATAGACAAGTTTTATCTAAACTTGGTCTAAAAGAAGCTGGTGGAAACTATTCTGTAATGAAACAAAGAATAAAAAATATGGGTCTAGATACTTCACATATGACCGGTCAAGGTCATTTAAAGGGGAAAACTCACGAGTGGAATAAAAAACCGATAGAAACTCTTTTAGTTGATGATAGAGAGCATTCTTACCCATCATATAAACTCAAAAATCGTCTATTGGCAGAAGGTCTCAAACAACATAAGTGTGAGTGCTGTGGCATAACTGAATGGAATGGAAAACCAGCACCTATAGAATTAGACCACATAAACGGCAACCATCACGATAATCGTTTAGAAAACCTTCGTATCCTGTGCCCCAACTGTCACGCTCAAACAGACACCTATAGGGGTAAGAATAAAAAATAAATACAAGATATGGGAGAATACCCTATGTCGTACAGAATTACCAAAGCTTACTGTTGGTATAATAATGCATCCCAAATCGTATTGATGTATTTTATATCAGAGATTCCATTTACATTCGATGAATTGCCAGAAGGTCATTTATACGATCAGGATCTTTGTAGAGAAGCAGACAAATATCTAGCATACGAACCAGAAGACTTATACTTAAATTCTTTCTATTTGATAGATGAGGAAGCGCATCCTTGCTTCTTTGATGTTGATTTAGAAAACCCAGAAGACTTGCCAGATGGTCTTAATGAGGAGGATCTCACTAACTAAATAAAACATAGAAATATTTTAGAAGTTATAATAAAATGCCACTCAACAAACTTGAAAATTTTATCAAAAACGTTGAAGGACGCACATTATATGTAAATCCTAATGATTTAGACGCTACGGATGCCATTACTAACTCGGGCAATTCTCTTGCCCAACCATTCAAAACTATACAAAGAGCACTGTTAGAAGCGGCAAGATTTTCTTTTGTGAATGGAAAGGATAATGATTTAGTAGAAAAGACAACCATTTTAGTTTGGCCAGGTGAGCATTTAATTGATAATAGACCTGGTTTTGCAATTTATGATAATGGTGGATCTGCCTATGCGGTGCCTCCAACGGGAGGAATTGGATCTCCTGCACAAGGCGTCCTATCATTAGAACTAGACTCTAATTTTGACTTAACGCAAGAAGATAATATTCTCTATAAGTTTAATAGTGTCAATGGTGGTGTTGTAGTTCCTAGAGGAACTTCTATCGTAGGTCTTGACTTAAGAAAAACAAAAGTCAGACCAAAGTATGTTCCTAATCCAACAGATCCATTAGTTGCCAAATCAGCAATTTTTAGAGTTACTGGTGCTTGCTACTTCTGGCAGTTTTCTTTCTTTGATGGGGATGATTCTGGTCTTGTTTACACTCACCCAACATTCTTCACAGGCAACTATCAATCAACTCCAAGATTCTCTCACCACAAACTGACTTGTTTTGAGTATGCTGATGGTGTCAATGAAGTTGGTACTTATGGTCTAACTGACCTTGATATGTATTATAGCAAGTTATCGAATGCTTTTAATTCATATCGTCCAATTCCATCAACTGCAAAGTTTCCTGCTAGTACTGAAGATTTTGCAAAGAGAAATCCAGAGTGGCAGATTGTTGGTGCATTTGCATCAGATCCAGTCGATATTTCTTCAATTATTTCTGGAAATGGAACTACAGCAAGTACACAAGTTACCGTAACAACTTCAGAGTCACATAATCTAAATGTAGGAACTCCAATTAAAATCAGAGGTGTTTCTGCACCAGAATATAATATTGCTTCAGTGGTGCAATCTGTAATTAGTGATACCCAGTTTACATATTTACTTGAAACATTCCCAATTACTCTTCCTGCAGCTCCAAGCGCATCAGGCGCAACAGTTGTAGTTGAAACTGATACTGTATCTGGTGCATCTCCTTATATCTTTAACTGCTCATTGAGATCGGTTTGGGGTATGAATGGAATGCACGCTGATGGTAGCAAAGCATCAGGATTCCGTTCGATGGTTGTTGCACAGTTTACCGCTGTGTCACTTCAAAAAGACGACCGTGCATTTGTAAAGTATGATAAACAAACAAGATCTTATAATGGGGTAATTTATAGTACTGTTTATGGTGGAAATTTACCGACTGGTGCTTCACAAACGGATACCACAAAAGTTTATCACCTAGATCCAGATGCCATTTATCGTAATGGATGGGAAACGAGTCACATTAAAGTGACAAATGATGCTTTTATTCAAATCGTATCAGTTTTCGCAATTGGATTTAACAAGCACTTTGACCTAGAATCTGGTGGTGATGCATCGATTACCAACTCAAACTCCAACTTTGGTCAAATTTCATTAAACTCTGACGGATATAAGGCAGCAGCATTTTCAAAAGATAATAATGCTTTCATTACATCAATTATCACACCTAGAGATATTAATCCGGTAGAAGAAGATATTGAATGGCTATCAATCGATGTTGGTCTTACAACTTCTGTTGGGGTATCAACCCACCTTTATCTTTATGGATTAAATGCATCAGATAGTATTCCTGTAAGTGTTACTCAAGGATATCGAATTGGCGCAAGAGTTAGTGATAAATTATATCTCGAAATTAATGGGACAGAATATTTTGCAAACATTTATATGCAGGATGGAGTTACGAGCTCCTTCCATACATATTCAGTAACAATTGTATCTTCTTCAACTCTAACTCTTGGAACTCACACCATTCAAACAGGTGAGAAGATTATTATTAATAGTGAAACTGGAGATCTTCCAGAAAATGTAACTCCGCACATTGTTTATTATGCAATTCGTGTTAACTCAACTCAAATTCGTCTTGCAACATCATTCACTAATGCTCTGAACAATGAAGCACTGACTCTTTATGGTGGAACTCAACTGAAGGTTTATAGTAGAGTTTCTGATAAAATTGCAGGTGATATTGGATCACCAATTCAATTTGACTCTGCTGCAGGAAACTGGTATGTTACTGTAAATAGTGCAAACGAAATTTATAATCAAATCAATGCGCTTGGTGTTGCTGGATTAAGTGAGACCACTGATCTTACTTATGTTAAGAGAATTATTGATGAAAGAAGTTTGGATGAGAGAGTTTATAAGATTAGAGCAGTTATTCCAAAAGAACTGACTGCCGCTAAAGACCCTGAAGAAGGATTTATTATTCAGGATTCAAGCACAACTGGCGCTCGTCCGAATGACTTTACAAGAACTAGTATTGCGAGCACGGATTATGAGTATAACAAGAATCCAAGATTTATTACAACCTGTTCTGTAAGTTCCGGAACAGTTACAGTCTTATCTGAACTTCCTCACGATTTGAATATTGGTGATATTGTTGTTGTTAAGAATGTAACTGATAGTAGCAATCTAACCGGCACAGATAATCGTGGATACAACGGCCGCTTCCGTGTTGCATCCGTTGTAGATGATGTGTCATTTACATATTCTACAACTGACTTAAGTGGAAGAGTTCATATTCCTGGAGCAACGAGCACAAATAATATTGACTTGAGAGTTACAGATGACCAAGTTAGAGATCTCCCTCGCTTTGAAAGAAATGATATTCAACAGAATCTCTATATCTATAGAAATGAAGTCATCTCTCCATATGTTCAAGGGCAGCAGGATGGAATTTATCACTTGTATGTTTTAAATGCAAGCAATGGAATTCCAGAAGAGTTTATCAATCTTAAATATTCCCAGAGTCCTGTAGACCTTTATCCACAGTTGGATAGAGATAATGTTGAGGCAAATCCCCCATCGGCAAAGACATTTGCTCTTCGTGCTCCAATTGGTGACACAAACACCAGTGATTTAAAGAAGAGTATCACCAGAGAAACTGTTGATAAATTTGCAACATCTTTGAGAATTGGTCAATCAATTACTGCAACATCCACAACACCAACGAGTTCAACACTCACATTTGGTAGAAGACACGGATTTGGTGCAATTACTCTCGGTGCCATTACTGCAGGAGCATCCTATAATAATGGAACTTATTATGATGTAAAACTCTTAAATACCAACCCAAATCCACTTGTTGGAACTTGGAAAGGTGCAACAGCAAAAGTTGTTGTATCTGGAGGTCAAGTTACTTCTGTTGATATTATTTCTGCTGGTTCTGCTTATACAAATGGAGAGGCACTCTACTTTGATAACACCAGAATTGGTGCTGGCGATGGTAATGCAAGATATACCCTATCTACTGCTGGTATTTCTACAAGCATTGGTGATGTAGTTCAGGTTACTGGTATTGGCACAACCGCAGATTCTTATCATCGTATCAGTGCAGTTGACTCTACAACTCAAATCTCCATTGCTAAAACTGCAGGAGACCCAAATCCTGTTGTTGGGCAATATGTTGTGGTTGTTGGTCCATCCGCAAGAGTTACAACAACAAGTTATAGTTCTGTAACAGGAATTGCAACATTTACAACAGCAACTCCACACGGATTGTTGGCAGGAAATAAGTTTAGAATTATTGATTCTTCAAATAATAATGTTGGAGACTACACTGTAAAAGAAAGAGTGGGTGTTACTACATTTACAGCAATAACGAATAAATCTTTAAGTGTTGCAAATGGATTTGTTTTAAAGCACTCTCTGTCTGCAAATGATGCAATCTCTGATGTTAGAGAAGAAAACTTTGGTGTCCGTCAAATTTCTTTCTATGGAAATGAAATTGTAAGACTTACTGCAGCAATTGCAGACGATTCTGCTGCAACAACTCTTCAAGTTTCTTCCATCACTTCAGGTATTGGCACTGGTGCAAGATTCCCAATGGGTTCTTACATTCAGGTTGATAGTGAGGTAATGCGAATTACTTCTTCAAGTAATAACTCTCAATTTACAGTTATTCGTGGTTCTCTTGGAACAAGAAAAGAAAGTCACGATGCCGGTTCTTTGATTCGCAAAATTAATCCACTTCCCGTTGAGTTCCGCAGACCGTCTATTATTCGTGCTTCTGGACATACATTTGAATATCTTGGATATGGTCCTGGAAACTACTCCACAGGTCTTCCTCAAGTTCAATTGAAGTCCCTGACTGAAAGAGAAGACTTCCTAGTGCAATCTCAAGAAAGGTCTGGTGGTATTGTTGTTTATACTGGTATGAATAATAGTGGTGATTTCTTCAGCGGAAACACCAAAACATCTTCATCTTCTGGTGAAATCACTTCATATGATATTCCAACTCCAACAGTAACTGGTGAAGACCCTTCTAAATCTAGTGTTGTTTATGATGAAGTCACCATTAAAGAAAGACTCCTTGTAGAAGGTGGCGATTCTGGCACAATCCTTTCCCAGTTTGATGGTCCAGTTACATTCAACAAGCAAATTAGAGCAAAAGATGCTGTGACCTTTAGTGGTCAGGTTAGAATCACTAATACAGCAACTTCAGATTCTGTAGGAAAAGGTGCTCTGACTGTTAAGGGTGGAGTTGGAATTGGTGAAAATCTTTATGTTGGTGGAAATACCACTTATACGGGAACGGTTTCAATTGCAAATACAACTCAATCTACATCAACAACTACCGGATCACTTACAGTCTCTGGTGGAGTTGGAATTGTAAAGAATTTAAATGTCGGCGGAATATTAACAGTTACTGGTCTTCTTGATGCAAATAATGGTGCAACAATTGATAATGTACAAATTGGTGTCACTGGCGATAATGAAATCGATACTTCTACCGGCAATCTGACCATTGATTCTGCTGGTGGTACTACAACTATTGATGATAATGTCAGTATTACTGGAATTGCAACAGTTACAGGTCTGCTAGATGCTAATGGCGGTGCATCGATTGATAACATTCAAATCGGAATCACAGGTGATAATGAGATTGATACCTCTACAGGTAATTTGACAATCGATTCTGCTGGCGGCACTACAACTCTTGACGATGATGTCAGTGTAACGGGAACACTTTCAGTCAGTAGCACTTTAAGTGTCAATGGCAATTCAACTCTTGGTAATGATAGTAGTGACATTACAACTGTAAATGGTGAGTTGAGAGTTACAGAAGATATCATTGCTTATTATACTTCTGACCAAAGACTGAAAGATAATATTCGACTAATTGAAAATCCACTTGCTAAAGTTCTTTCAATCAGTGGTAATACTTATTCTTGGAATGAGAAATCTGGAAAAGAAGGAAATGATGTTGGTGTAATTGCACAAGAAGTTTTAGAAGTTCTTCCTGAAGCAGTTACAACTAGAGATAATGGTTACTTGGCAGTTGATTATCAGAGAATTGTTCCACTTCTTGTTGAAGCAATTAAAGATCTTTCACATAAAGTTGAAGTATTAGAGCAAAAACTCCAAGATAAATAACTAAAAATGTATTCAAAAGATGGCAAATTATAATAAGTCATTTAACTTTAGGAATGGGGTTCAAGTTGATAATGACAACTTTGTTGTAAATGCTAACGGTTTAGTTGGAATTGGAACAACGATTCCCGAAGGATATCTTTTGAATGTATATGGCGATACTAGAGTCACTGGATTAGTTACAGCAGCAACCATAAATGTTGTTAATTTAAATGTTACTGGAATCACTACAGTTGGATTTTTAACAGCGCAAAATATTAATACTTCTGGAGTTGTTACTGCAACAACTTTTTATGGAAGTGCTACTGGATTGACAAACATTTATGCAATTGCTGTGGATGGATGGCACGTTACTGCAGGTAGTATCTCTACAATATCAAAAGTAGGAATTGGAACAACTCTTCCCACAGGTAATTTGCAAGTTGGGATTGCAGTCACAATTAATAATGATGGAAATGCAACATACACTGGAATTGTAACTGCTTCTAGTTTTGCTGGGATTGGATCCAACATTACTCAAATTAATGCTTCTAATATTTCATTAGGAACATTAAATAACGCAAGACTTCCATCAAATATTAATCTCTCCGGTATTATAACAGGATATAGTTTTAGTGGATTTGGAACTGATATTTCTGGAATTAATGCTTCTAATATTTCATTAGGAACATTAAATAACGCAAGACTTCCATCCAATATCAGCGTCACTGGTACTATAAGTGGATATAGTTTTAGTGGATTTGGAACTGATATTTCTGGAATTAATGCTTCTAATATTTCATTAGGAACATTAAATAACGCAAGACTTCCATCCAATATCAGCGTCGGTACTGTAACGGCAACTACTTTTACCGGCAATTTAACTGGCACTGCCACTACTGCCACTTCGTTGTCTGGAAATCCAAATATTTCTGTCGCAATTGCTACAGCATCCAATTCTCTAAATGTTGGAACTGATGGTACGGGATTTTCTGCATTAAACACTGGAAGAATTGGTGTTGGGACTGCAATTCCAACGTCAGAATTGCAAATCATTAAAAATAATGATTCTTTGGTAGAGGTTATTTCCCAAACAAATCAAGCAAGAATTAGTATTGGTCAATCTGTTGGTGTTGGTAGAAGCACAGCAGTTATTAGATTTGGAAATACAAATAAAACTTTAGACATTTTGAATAATGACACTGGAAATATAAATCTTTATCTTCACGCAGGACCTTCCGGCATTGGCACAGGAAGATTTGATTGGATTTATGGTCAGACAAATGCTGAATTGATGTCTCTGACTTATAATGGTAGATTGGGTATTGGAATTACAAATCCATCAAGCAATCTTCATGTTGTTGGAACTTCAACTGTTACAGGTACTGCTTATTTTGGTGCATCTGCTGAAGTTCTTGGATCTCTTACAATTGGGTCTGGGGAAAACAAGGCAATTCTTGGAAGTTCTAGTGGTATTCTTCGGAATGTTAATCTAAACAACACATCAGGAATTACTACACTATCAGAACTTCACGTATCTGGAGTCTCGTCGGTTGGAATAGGAACTACAAGTCCAATTGTAGGTTTAGATGCGCGATTACAAACTGGATTGTTCAATAGAATCGGTATTTCTACCACAAATTCAAACTTCAATCCGCAATTATTTGTTAATGGTACAGTAGGAATTGTTGAAAAAATTGGCATTGGAACCACAGCACCACTTGCACAAATCAATGATCCTACGAATGGAATTCTTGATTCTGGATCCTTACAAGTATTTGGTCAAACCAATATCTATAATAGTAATATTATTATTCGCGGAATTGGTGGAATTGGAATTAACTCTGCCTTTCCTATTGGAGCAATTGACTTACGTTTTGCGAATCTTACAGCATCATTAAGAGGTGCTTTCTATCCACCCGTATTAACAACATCAGAAAGGAATGCACTTACTCCAACATATGTTGCTGCTGGTGCAATTATTTACAACTCCAATACCGGAAGACATCAGGGTTATAATGGATCTACTTGGAATGATTTTTATTAATACTTGACATAACTCTCTAATACTGCTAGAGTACCTTTGTCCCGGTTGAAGATAAGAATCTAAGCTCCTATAGGACACTTTCACAACTGGCACAGGGGGGTCGCAGGACCCCTTTTTTGCTGCTATAATATTCCTATATTCAATGAGACCGATGATTCAACTTCGTCCTCACCAACAAGTTGCTCTGGATGCTCTGGCACAGCATCTCAAAGGGGTGTGCGTCTTTCCCACCGGCGGTGGTAAGACCAACGTGGGCATCTTTGATGCTCTGCGTGTGTTTGAGTCTGCTACCCCCAAGACTATTGTAGTGACGGCGCCGCGCATCCTCCTGGCAGAGCAACTGTCTAGTGAGTTCCTTGAGTTTATCACCAATGCTTCTGTGTTGCATGTTCATAGTGGTGAGACGCATCACTTCAGCAGCACCCGTCCCAATGTGATTCGCACTTGGTATGAGCAAACTCAAGGTCATAAACTGATTTTTACCACTTACAATTCTCTGCAGCAACTTGCAAAGGCAGATATTGAGGTGGATACGATTTACTTTGATGAGGCACACAATAGCGTTCAACGTCACTTCTTTCCTGCTGTAGAGCATTTTGCTGCTGAAGCAAAGCGTTGCTATTTCTTTACCGCAACTCCCAAGTATTCTGCCACCGTTGCAAAACCTGGTATGAATGATGTTGCTGTGTATGGCAACATCATTGCCAAAGTTCCTGCTCCTGAATTGGTGCAGGGTGGTTATATCATTCCTCCCAAAGTGATTACTGTTCCGATGCGTCTGTCGGTCAAGGGTGAGGATATTGCTCAACGGGACTGTGAGTATCTGATGCAAATCATTCAGGACAATCCTGTTGATAAGATTCTGGTGTGTGCAAAGGCAACTCGTCACATCATTGCTCTTCTGTCTGAATCTGACTTTGCTGACCAACTTGCCGAGCAAGGTTACTCTGTGCTGCACATCACTGCCAAGCACGGTGCTTTTATTGACGGGCAGAAGGTCAATCGTGAGGTGTTTTTTGACACTCTGAATGCTTGGGGCAAAGACCCTGACAAAAAGTTTGTGGTCCTGCATCACAGCATTCTGGCAGAAGGTATCAACATTTCTGCTCTGGAAGCGGTCGTGTTCTTGCGCTCTATGGACGTTGTGGGCATCGGTCAGACCGTTGGTCGTACCCTGCGACTGCACCCCCAAGACGCCGCTGGAATCCGCTCTGGTGCCCTTCAGGCAGGCGACCTGGCGTCCTATGCCAAATCCTATGGTCTGGTGGTCTGCCCGGTCTTTGACAAGGCATCCACGGGCACTGCGAAGGCAGTCCAGAATGTGGTGGACATCATCTTCAAGCAAGGTGAGGTTGCCGTCAGCGTTGTCAGGAGGTGATATGTTCATTATCAATCGGGAGGATATGTATATTCATATTCCCAAAACATCGGGAACCAATCTACGTCAAGTATTTCATAATTCTTCCAATGACATCATAGACTATGATGAAGTTGGTAAAATTAAAAACTTAAGCATTTCTGCCAGGAATATATTTTGGGAAGAAATATATATTTCAGATATTTTGGAGCATCCCTTTTTACAACTCTCTGAAGTTGATTATCTGACAACAAAACATTCTCCATTGTGGGTGTGGCAGAAGTCTGGAGATTGGAATGATCATAAAATCATAACAATTGTTCGTAATCCTTATACGAGAGCAGTTTCTATGTGTAAACAAGTCTTAAGATTGTTTGGAGTAACTGCAAATCAAAATATGAGTTTTGTTGATTTTTTGTCTAACTCAACAATCCAATCCATTATTGATAGATTTCCTCACAGTTATAAAACTCAACAGGTTGATTATATAAAAGATATTAATGATGTTGTTACAATAGATCGTTTCTATAAAATGGAAACAGAATTGGATCAAATTGCTAAAGATTATAATCTAACAGACATTCATACAACAAAATATAATTCAGGAAATTATTCTAAAAATTATTCGGAAATCTACAATGATTATTTGATTAATTGGGTTCAAAAGATCTATGCTGATGATTTTGAGTATTTTGGATACAGTATAGATCCTTTTTGGATGTGACACCTTCCAAACTGTCACAACGGTCACTTCAAGACCACTAAAATCCCTTATAATACATTCGTAATCAAAACACCCCCCTCCCATGAAGTACAACGTAATCTTTGTTGCAGGCAATCATCATCTTGCTGAAGAGGTTTATGCAAACAGTCCTCGTGAGGCACAAGAGGTTGTAAAGGCAAGAAATCCAAATGCTCGCATTGTAAATGTTACTGGTGGAAACCGGTGAATATCCAAAATGAGGGTCTTCTGAATCCTAAACCAGGAGACCCAAATGGTTTTGTAAGCAAAGATGGTGAATGGGCAGCAGTATGCTGGACTGGAAAAAAGTACATCATCATTTACAAAGGGCAGCAGGTTCATACTGCGAACAACTATAAGTCCGCAAAGTCCTACATTCAAAAAGCGGCAAAAGGTGCATCTGTTTCAACTCTGGACGAATTTCTATGAAAAAACTTCTTGCAATTCCATTTCTGATTGCGTGTGCAACTCCAGCATCTGCAAATGAAATGATGATTACTGTAAATGTAAATCGGGTTTGTGCTGCAGTCGTGCAAATTCCTTATGCATCGGATAATTTTTCTGATAAGCAATGGGAACAATTTCAAAAGTGTGTGCGATTTATGAGGCAGTTTAACGGTATTAAATAGACATAATGCTTTAATTCAATGACATCTTCCTACTACTTTTGGTTTTTTGCTTTTGCCGTAATTGCTTACTTTATCGTAACTGATAATAGTGTTGCAATTATGGTGAATCTTATTTCCAAATTAGTAGGAATTTGGTTTGCAAAGAAAAGATGGTGGTTACTTCACAATCCACGCAATCCTGTGGTAAAATACTTAATGTGGCGTCGTGCTCTAAAACTTGCAAAAGAACTTGAAAAGGAATTTAAACAATGAAACCCAACTTTCGTAAGGTATTGGAGATGGCACTGGAAGAAGGTGTCCGCTTTGGATACAACCGTGCTCATAAACACGTAGAGAACCCACACCAGGATGCTGTGGTTGATTGTGTGGTTGATGGTGCGATGAATTCCCTGTATGAATGGTTTGACTTTGAGGATGGATTTAAAGATGACTGATAGAGCACAAGAGTTTATGAATAGAATCTGGGAAGCACGAAATGCTGGTGCTGACACAGAAGAAAAACTGGTTTCTGCGATTCTACAGGTTGCAGCAGAAAATATTCAGTTTTTTCAGGCACAAGATGGTAGAATTGTTTTGGATAAGAATGATATGTTACAACTTGCAGAGGAACTGAATCAATGAAACTGATTAAATTTAAACACTATTACGATTTCGGGCACAATTGGTATGTTCAAATTATTAATATTAAGCGTTGGAGTTTGCTTCAACTTTCTGTGAGTTGGAGTGACTATCCTAGTTTTCCATATTTTCAATTTACCTGCGGAAGCAATGGTCTGTTGAGTATTCTCTTCTGGGCATATAAGTTTGGTTTTGATATTGATGTCTTGAGTCGCACTTGGAAATGGGATTATCTGGAGAAAATGAATGAAGACGAAACTGAACTGGTTTGAGTATTACTTCGGTCACTGCTTCCAAACTGGTTGGAGAGAAGTCTGGAACAACTTCAAGATGTGGAGAGACCTTATTAGTGGAAACTATGAGAGTTATGCTCTACTGAAGAATGACGACCCCTTTCAGGAGTGTTATGAATGGTTCTGGACAAGCATTAACCTAGATGAAACATATCCCAAAGAGTTTCTAGAATACCTGATGGAAATGTGTGACAGAATCGATCGTGGTGAAGAAAAGGTCTATCCCGTAGATGAAGATTTCTTTAATAGACTAAAAGACCTTACAGATGATGTGGAGTTAAATGATGAAGACTTTACCTGATAAAAAAGAATTGGATATTATGTGGACGGTCGCAACGAGTGGCAGTTTGGAAACTGGCACAAGACCCCACTACGGGTTTGCCGACCTGCTGTATGATTACCTCACAGACAACCTCAAAAACAAATACGGAGTTGAACTCTACTATGAACCTCAAAGAGAAGAAGGCACTACTCAAGAAACTTGAGAATGCTTACAACACTTGTTTTGATTGCGGTAAGGAATTTGGAGTTTATAGTGTTGGTTGCAGCAGTGTGTATGAGTCAAAGTGTGATGTATGCGAGCAAATCAAACCGATTACTGAAACAAGAGATTTTGCTTACTTTATTACTGGTATTCGCAAACTGAACCTTGAGATTCAAAATGAGAAAAGTAACAGTCAAACCAAAGTCCAGCAAAGCAAAGAACCGCCTTGCTAACATTATGGACAGTAACCCTGTCTGTATTGTAGAGCAGGATACTGGTGGTGAGTTGTTCTTGGCATCAGAAAATCGCAAATACTTCTTCTGGGTAAGCACAAGAACTGGCACTAATCGTTTCGGTGACAAATCTGATGCACATTGGGAGGTTATTGAATGAGTTTTTCTAAAACAATTTCAGTCTTTGCTGCTCTTGCAAGTATCTTTGCTGCCGGTGCAACTGGTTGGAAACTGGCAGATTCTCAAAAAGAAGTTCCTTTGAGTCCATTAGACCAAAAGGTAATGGAGTTGGAAAAAAAACTTGACCAAGCACAACAACCACAAGTTGCTCCAGAACCAGTAAAACTTCCACCACCAGTTCAAACAGTAGCACCACAACCTGCTATACTACCACCAGTAACACCTCCTCCCCCTGTTCCCGAAAATGTCACTCCTTGATACTCTCAACTACTTCATACAAGACCAAGAAGGAGACCTTCAGTGTTATGAATGGGACATTCGTGAAGAAACCAATCACGAAGTCAATGATATTGATTGGTATGTAGAACAATACGACCTCACAAAACAACGAATAGAAGACCTCAAACAAATCAAAATCATTATTGAAAATCAATGAAAACCTACAATCTCACCATCACTGAAAAGCAGGCACGAGCACTTGTAGATGCTACTGATTTGCTTCAAAGAGTTCAACTTGGTCAGTGGAGAGAAATTCAAGATAATCTACCTCTTCAAAAACCCATTGATTATGGGGAATTTCATCAGGATATGAAAATTATTGGAGCAATTCTATCCAAACATATGATTGATGGTATTGATGGTGGTGCTTCATCACTTGGGGTAGGACATCCAGACCTTCCAGAAAGTAATGGTATTCTTTATGACCTTCATCGGGTCATTCGTAGGAAACTTTCTGTGGAACGAGCAGTAGAACAGGGCATTATTGAGAATGAAAATGTTTCCAGAAATGAAATGCCTATCACTGTGGATTTTGATTTACCTATGAAATGGGGAACTGAACCACTTGCTAAACTTGAAAGGGTCAGTTGAGAAACTGGCACAGGGGGTCTCCACAAGACTCCTTTTTGCCTTATAATACTCTCATACACAACAAACACCGATGGACTACGAAACTGAAATTATAGATGGACGCAAAGCAGTTGTCCGTCATTTCTTCAAATCACACGAAATCCAAGTTGGTTCTCGTTGGGCACGGGCAGATGGTTCTAAAGGTTATGTGACCGTTGAAGGTCTCAATTCTTATGGGAGCACAGACCCTTGGTATGAAGTAGTTTATTCTTGGGAAGAAAATGGTGTGAAGAAAATCTGGCAAAAAGAAACTTTTGCTTTCCAATGTCGTTATTGCCTGATTGTAGAATGAACTACCTCTGCCTTGTTGATGGTGTCGTAGAATACGGCAGCACAGACCTCAACCAATTCAACCATTATCGTTGTGTGTATTACGAAGACCACAAAGATGCTGAAAATGTAGAGTATCTTGTGCTGACTGATGAAGCATACAACGAACTGTTCCCTTGTGAGGATGAAGAATGACTGACGAACAACTAATTGAAGAATACTCAAAAGAAATCTTTGGTGTTCTTTATACTCCAGAATGTAAAATTACTGTATCACGACTGATTGAACATTCACGCAGATATAGAGAACTGAAGAAAGACACTACTGCTGAGTTTAAGAGGGCATATGAAGAAGGTTTCAAACGAGGAACGGAAAGAGCAGAAGAAGAAACTGTATCTCTTGGAACTCTTAGAGATATGACTGTTCAACAACTTGCAAATTTGATTGGTGAAGAATGACTAAAATCCAACTCAAAGCAATCACAGTTACTTACACCCGAACTCTCACAGTTTCTCCCACAACTGAAATGTTTGAGGATTGGGAGGATTATCCAGACCAAGAAGGATTTGAGAGTTTAGTGCTTAATGAATTGTTTGATAAAATCCATTATGAGATGGGAGGACCTGCAAATCCTATGCCTTACACTAATGTAGAACAGTTTGAAACCGTTGAGATTGATTGGGATGGTGATGAAGAGGAGGATGAAGAATGACTAACGAAGAATTCCCAGTATCAAACGAATTCGTCACATTTGTAAGAATTCAACTTGACCACGAACAAAGACAACAACTCCGTCGTTATCTAAATCTCCATTATCTTGGTGATGTGAATTGTAATGAGTATGATGAGAACTTCAAACTTGTTCCCAAATACCCAGAAAAAGAAACACAAGAGTTCAAAGATGCTATGTGGAGAGCAGATATGTCAGTGGATTATCAAGTCAAAGTAGTTTATGATGTAAATGGTAAATGTAAAATGGAGTTGCTATGACTGACCTCAAACGATACAAAATCACTATTACTGTCACCACAAGAGATGGTGCTTTTGATACAAGAATTGGAGTTCCTATCTGGAAACTTCTTGATGTAGAAAATGGAGAACGACTTGATAGTGTTTCTCTACCTGTTGAATTACCTTTGATTAATTATGACTAAACTCTTTCAATACGATAAAAAAGTCTGGGATGAAGGTGAAACCTCACACACTTGGCAGTTTGGTATTTTCAAAAATCGTTCATTCCTGTGGGTGAATTATGAGAACCCCAGTAGTTTAGTCCATAGTAATGGTGGTCTTCATATCCTACTCTCATTTTTCACTTCTTCTTCTTTGTTTGGAGCAGATTTTCAAGTTGGCAAGGTTGGTTTCAGTTTTAACTTTTTCACAACATACTTTTCTGGGTGGAATGACTGATGTTTAACTTCAAAGAGGACTGGGAAGAACCAACTAAAAAAGCAATTCAAAAAATGCTGACTTATAAAGGATACATTCCATCACAAGACCTCAACGAGCATCAGTATCAAACCTATCTTCAAGTAGCATCACCATACGAACTGGAAAAGGACATTATCACCGAAAAAACGATGCTTAAAGTAAATGATGAATAAGGACGCATACTACGACTGGATTGATGAAAACGACAACTACCCAGAACATTCTCATAAGTGGATAGTGGGACTTTATAACAAATATGAAGGTGTAGAGGGACTTCATAGATACTTTGGAGTTTTTGAAACCAAAGAAAAAGCAAAAGAGTTCGCAGCAGATTACAGAGAAAAATATACAAAACCAGGATTTATCAGTTCAGTAAGAGTATTCCCACTTTGTGAGGTATTAAAATGAGTTTTAGATGGATGACCCCAAAAGACCTTTCTGCTGCTGTAAGAGCACAGAATATTCTAAATTCAAGAGTAAAACGAGGAGAAATTGAACAACCAACAAAATATTCTTATGTTGTGTGTGGTTGTGGTGAGGAAGGTTGTGGATTTATTAGTTGTGTGAAAAAATGACTTACTCAACTGATAATGTAACCCGTGTAGAAGTGATTGACCAAGATGGAAGGTCTTATGTAAATTGGGACGACAATAATAAGGTAGAGTTGTCCTTTCAGGATGACGGAAGAACTCTCAAAGTTTTTATTAGTAATCGGGAAGAAAAATGACTAAACTCTACGATCGTCCTATGAACTTCTTTGAGAAACTTTCTGCTGGGTATTATTGGTTTGGTGAATGTTGGAATGAATGGTGTTATACTATGAGAAATGAAGACGGAGAGTTCTTTAACTATCTTCAAAGTGATTATGTTGCCTACGAAGAGGAAATGTATTATGCCTGATATGAAAGAAAAAGCAAAGAAAGTATTTTCTGCTTATTATGATGATCCACAGCACGATCCAACTCTAAACCTTACTGATGCTTTCCGTGAGGTAATTAACCAACTCCAACAAAGCCCTGGTGTGATTATGTGTGCTGATTTTTTGGAATTGTGTGAGGAGATTGAAAAACTATGAAACTTTTTATCTTTACTCTCATCATTCCACTTCTTATCATTACTGGTTATTTCCTTTCTATGGAACTACTAAACACTTACAATACTCAAAAGGACAGAGAGATGTTCTTGAAATCTTATGAGATTGTGATAGAATGTAGGAAATCTTATACCGTAGGTCATTCAGCAAATTCTATTTGTGGTGAAGTTCCTGTATTTTATAATGAGGTGAAGTGAAATGAACGATGATTTTGCTATTGGAACAGTTTGTTTTGGTATTCTCGCAACCATTGGTGTTGCATTTCTTTTAGGCACTCGGTTTGGTTTTGATGATGGTGTCATAGAAGGGAAAAATGAAGGTATTGTGTATTGTGTAGAGAAACCCAAAGAGTGTAAGATTGCTTATGATTACCTCAAACTTCAAGAGAACCAGAAATGACTAAATCTTACATTTCGTGCTATAATATGCCCTACAAAGACCTTCAACACTTTGAAGTGCCCGACCCAGTTTATATCTACATTCGTCAGTTGGAAAACGAAATCATAAATCGCAATGGTGCTGTTCAACGACTTTATGATTTTAGGTTTAAAGATGTGAGAGCACATTGGGATAAAAAAGGTGTAATGAGACCAAATTGGGATAATAGAGTAGAAGGAGTTGATTATTGATTATGACTGAACCAACCGACGAACAACTTGATGAACTCTGGGATGAGATTGGAGGGTATTACAATCTTTATCCCGAAGTTAGGAAAACTATTCGTGAAGCATTAAATCGTTGGGGAAATGTGGAGATTGAAGAATGATTGACTATACCCTAATGGAACTTGAACTCATCTGTGAGGAAGTCGCAAAACTTCCAAAAACCACAGACACTTCCTATGTGCCTCCTGATGTGTTAGAATTGGTGGAACAACGGATTTGGGATTATTATCACAAATGACTGAACTCCTTAAAACTCCAGTAAAATATGTGGTAGATATTCAAAATAAAAAGATTTCTCTTCATCAAGAAGAGGACTTTGAAGTATTATCTTTTAATACTATTGATGAGTTTATGTATGCTCTAACAGATATTCGCAAAACAAACAACATTATCTGGTATGTAATTCCACCAGGATTGATTGACCCCCCTATTAATGAGAATGTCAAATGACTGAACCACTAAATCACAAACTTGATGTAAGTAAAATTAAAACTCTTGAAGATGTGCGAAATGTCTTTGAGTGTATGAATTTGTATGCTTCTGCTGAAGAAGGCAACGAACAGTATGAACTTCTCAAAGAGTATTTTACTATTCCTTATGTTGCTGAAAAGGTTGTGTTGAAGTGGGAGAATATGAAAAATGACTGAAAAAATAGGATATAAACTCAATCCAAACAAACTCAAAAAAGCACCTCAAAGTATTCTTCCTTATGTTGTTGGTGCTTTTTATTACACCGAAGATTTTGAGTATTTTGATGTAATCAAACCTTATCTTGATATTCCTGAACCACCTAAATCATTAGAAGAAATCCAACAAGAATGTGAAGAGAAGTTTGATGATTTGATTGAGAGAACAAAGAATAGTTTTTATAAGTCAAAGTATATTGCTGAAACTTTGTATGAAACAAAGTTCAATAGAATTATTGAGAACTTTGAGTATGCGAAGGAACACGGACAATTTCCAGTCAGACTTACAATAGGTAATTTAGATTGTTCTACTCTTGGTGTGAGCAGTGCTGTAGATTGGACTACAGAATTTAGAATTGGTAAAGATGAGGTAGGATACTGGGACATCAAACCAAACATCAAAGTATATCTGAAAAAGAAACCAAATCGTGTTGTGAGATACTTTACTAAACTGCTTCTTGACTTTACTTGGAAAGATAAATGAAATACCCACAATCAGTAAATAAATCTATCTTCATTAGAGAAGTGTATGAAGACACTTATGAAACCCCATATGACTATATTGTAGATACTATGATTTGGGAAAATCGTGTTGATGAACTTCATACGATTTGGCATAGAAGTAAAAACTCACAAAAGGATGAAAAATGACTAAAACTACTTTGTCTGCTGGGGATTTAATGGTAATTCATAACACTCTTTATAAAAGTTTGAGTGTCGTTGGAAATAGTATTTGGACACAAGAAACCAGAGAAAGAGTTATGGATAAGGTGTCTATTATTATGGAACAAATGAAAGCAGAAGTTGTCTGTGGTGATGTAGAACCTATTGTAGTGAGTGGAGATGTTGAAGGATGACTAATAATCCTCTAATTGAAAAATATAATGAACTCTACAATTCAAAACCACCAGAACCTCCAAAACCAGTAGAGAAACCAAAATTTCCAAAACTCAAATCTTATGACCTTGATGACTTGAAAGCATCATTTCAACAAGTAGCAGAAAAACTCCAAAATGATAAGGCACAGGTGGTAAGTATGAATATGGAATTTGGAGACCATATGAATAAAATAACCTTTGAGGTTTATTTGGACACTTGACGAACTGGCACAGGGGATGCTCTGGGTGTCTCTGGATGCCTTATAATACTCTCATACACACAGAAACCTGATGATTGACCTTACACAACTGACCGAAGAACAACTCAACGAACTTGAACTTCAAATCCAAAAACATAAGGAACAAGAAAAACACAAAGATAATCCTTTCTACACTCAAATTGAAAATGAAGTTGTAAGAGTATGGTTGGGACAACCTGATGAACCTGAGAGTGAATATGTGATGGATATTCATCGGTCTTATATTCCAGAACTTATTCACACTTTGCGGAATTTGAAATGACTATCAAAGCAACTGAACTTCTCAAACTCTTTTCCAAAGCAAAACAACTTGATTTAAGTGTTGAGGTTCGTGAGGACAAAGATGGGGATTATGTAATCCGTATCTTTGAAATGTTCCGTCCAGAAAAGTTTGAGGAAAAAGTATTCATCACTCAAAATGCTGAGAGCAACTGGAACAAGGGGTGTTATAGTTTTGATACTATGATGGATGTTCTTGATGAAAAATTGGAAGAACGACTACAAAAGGAAATCAAAGAACAAAAACGACAAGAACTTCTTGCTCGTTTGACTGATGAAGAAAGAGAACTTCTGGGGGTAAAATGAAACTCAACACTATTGTTTTACTGAATGCTTATCAAACAATCATTCTTTGTTGGGGAATAGCATATGTTGTTGGTATTTTCAAATGAAACTCTTAATCAAATATCTACTTCAAATACCACTACTTTACTTTTTAGTTTTTGGAGTAAATTCAATTGTCGGTGATAACTTTTGGATTTCTTCTCTGGTTATAACTGCTGTCTTATTCCTTTATACTACTGGTGATTACCTTGATGGAGCAAAAGATGACTAACGAAGAAAAACTCACACTTCTCCTCAAGGTTCTCAAAGAATACGCAGAGGTAAAACACTGCTATGATGTAGATGGAGATGATTATACTCCAAGTGCTGGTAGTTATGATGATGCCTTTGAAGATGGTTGTGCTTATGGTGAGATTACCTTTGCCCGCACTATGTTAGAATGTATTGGTGAAAAGTTTGAATACCCTTGTATGAAAGAAAATGACTGAACTTGAACTTGGGCAAATGTTGTTTGGAAATCCCACAGAGGAATATAGTGTTCCTCGTGAGAAATGGATGGGTGGTCCATTCCAAATCCTGATTGATGCGATTACAGAAAAGACAGGAGAAAAAGATTATGGATACACTCCACATTTCTCCAACGATTTCTTTATCATCCGTCCTTATTATTGGGGTGATGAAGAAGATGAAATGGATAAACCTAACTTTGAAATCCCAAGTGAAAACTTTAGACTTTATTGGTATAAGTATCCTTTTAGGAGTTCTTATGCGAGTGAGAAACTTACTCCAAAGAGATGGAATGACCTGATTCAAAAATGTATTAAAAGTTTGGAAGAATGACTAACAAACTAAAATTCACACAAGTATCCAGAGTCATCTGCCCCAAGACTGGTGTTCATCATCTTGATGCGATTGATGAGAATGGAATACACTGGGTTGCTCAACAAGAAATTGGTGTGGAACGGTGGATTACTTATAAGGAAACTTGGAAAAGAGACCCCCAGCAACCATTAGACTTATGAAACATCCAACCAACAACTGGAACTTTCACGATGAAGCAGAGGATGCCTTTGTAAAATGGTTCAATGACTTTTATAGTCTTTATACTTTTCGTAGTGAGTGGTTTTATGGAGACTGTAAAGTAGAAGACGAAAAGACCCGTGAGGACATTATGTATGGTTGGATTCACGCATCTTTTGTTGCTGGTTGGGAAGCAGCAAACTATGCTAAACTGGAAGAACAAACAGGACTGACAAACAATGACTGAATTTCAACCAAAACCACAAACACCAGAGCAAGTAGATGAAGGTCTACGTAATGCTTTTAGACAAGCAAAGAAAGATGGTGTGATGGATGCTACTCCTTATCTTAAACAAATGACTTTTAACCCCGATATTCAAAAAACAGAAGCAGAAATTAAAGTACTTCAAAAAAAGTTGGAACTCCTCAAAGAGATTGAGACATATAAATCACCAGTAGAAAACGCATACAGAGTTTGGTGGGGGCAATATCCTGAATTGGAAACTGATTCCAAATATGATGATACAAGGTGGCAAGGATTCCAAGCAGGTTTTCAGGCAGCACAATCAAAGGATAATGAACCACATTGTCCTGATGAACCTTATAGGAATGTGAGAGCATATTGGGATAAGAAAGATAATCCTGCTTCATACATTACCGATGAGGTTGTGAATAGATTGGTGGAGAAACATAAATCTCAAAAACTTTGGAATATTTTGTCAAACAAATATGATTATATTTCAGCAACTTGTGATGATATTATATCCGCAGTAGAAGAATGGTTGCCGAAAGAACAATCAGCAGCAGGAAGTCAAAATGTAGATACTGAATTGCTTGTTGATGGATTTAATGATTGTTTGCGTAAAATCAAGGAAATGTTGCGATGACTGAAAAATACGGGCATATTCCTGATGCTTTCTTTCTTTCTCAAAGTGAAATTGAGAATTTGAGAAATACTAAAAAGGAATTAACGACTTATGGTAGAGAGCAATTAAAGAAACTCAAAGAAAAACAGGATAAAGAAAATACTGATAAATAAAAATGTCTGTTGGAACGGCAATTCTCTACGGACAGATTAGGTGCTTTCGGGCACCTTTTCTATTATAAATAATAATGCCGTTCTAACAAGATTACGATGACTTCACAAAGTCCAAGAATATACTTATATAAAATTACTTTTGAAGAAGTTCCATATTACTATTATGGAGTTCATAAAGAAAAAGTATTTGATGAAGAGTATTGGGGAACTCCTATAACTCATAAATGGTGTTGGGAACTTTATACACCAAAGAAACAAATATTGGAATTTTTTGATTATAATGGTGATGGATGGATGAAATCACAAGAAGTTGAAAAACGATTGATAAAACCATTCTTCAATACAGATAAATGGTGTTTGAATGAAAGTTGTGGTGGAAATTTTTCATTAGAACAAAAAAGTAAAGCAGGAAAGATGGGTGGAAAAATATCAGGGAAAAAATCTAAAGAAAATAAAACTGGGGTCTGTGGTAGAAATAAAGAGCAGATGAGTAAAGATGGTAGAAGGGGTGGTCAAAAAATAAAAGAACTTGGTATTGGTATATTTGGACTCACAAAAGAAGAAATAATAGAACACTCAAGTAAAGTTGGAAAACTTACTTATGAACTTGGTGTTGGTATTCACGGAAGAACAAAAGAAAAAATGACTGAAGATGGTAGAAAAGCAGCAAAAGTGATAAATTCTCAAAAATGGATGTGTCTTGAAACTGGGGTTGTATCAACTTTTGGTCCACTTACAAGATATCAAAGAAAGAGAAATATAGATACTTCTAAAAGAGTTAGAGTATTGTAAGGACACTTGAAGAACTGGTACAAGGGCACTTGAAATCAGGTGCCTTTTGTTGTATAATATGAGAAATCAAAGGAACCATTATGGAAGACAGGTTTTATCCTGATGAGATGTTTGAGGTTGCCGAAAGGAGGGAAAAAAGTAATCGTGTTCTTCAACGATATAATGATTTTTATAATCTTGAAACCTCTGGTATGCCTCAAGGTATGCCTATAACGATGGAACATATGCAAATCATCACCCTACAGTCCGCAATTGACGCACTTCGTTGTGAGAACCTCAATCGTGAGTATAATGAGATTGCAATTAGTGATATTGAGGACTTGATTGCACGATTGGACGAACAAGCAACTGCATTTCTTGAACGAGTTAGAAACCTGAAAGGAGAAGTAAATGACTAAACTAACACAAGAACAACGACAAACAATTGAAGATGCACTTAATTTAATTCCAGAATCTGTAAGAACTGGAATGTATGGAACTATGGAAGGAATTGAAGAACAACTTGCTCGTGGTGATGAAATTGTTTTTTATATGAGACCACATAATGTTCCTGGTGGTTTTTATATTGATAAAATGAAGGTTGGTGAAGATGACTGAACAACCACTCTATCGTTTCTTTGCGATTGATTATTATGGGACTGGAAATGGAAGGTCAATTTATCTTCAAATCTCACTCAATAATCACAATGATGAACATTATGAGAAAGAGTGGAAACACTTTGTAAATTATGATTATTATTTACAAGGAGCAGAAGAACTCACCGAAAGAGAGTTTCTTGATAGATATACACGACTTCTTCCTGATATGACTGCTCATATGTTGAGAGACAAAAGTCTAACTATCTGGCAAACTCGTTTACACTTCAATAAAGCATAATGAAACTCTTTAAGATATGTTTTCAGTTGTGGAAAGACTTGATGACTTATGATGGAACTGACCCTGAATGGGACTTTGAGGATTATCAAGGCATTTTTTGGGATTATCTAAACTACTCCTACATTAGACCAGAGTGGAGTATCAAAAGTGAGTGGAAGTGGAAGAAATGAACGACGAAAAGAATCCTGATGAGATTGTCGTCAAGGACATAGATATGATACACTTTGAGATGATGGATGATGGATTCCTCTGGTGCGGAATCTATCATAAGAATGGGCAGATTGACCACTTCAATATCACTGCAAAGAAAAACAAACTCTCTACCATCTGGATGCCTAATTGTGGATGAAACATTATGAGATTTGAAAACCCAACAAAATTAGAACTTTTCCTTGATGGATTTCGTAATGTCCTGTATATTCTTGACTGTTATAATGACGGTGATGAATGGGGTTATGGTGAGTTCTGGGAGAGTTTGAGTATTGGTTGGTTTCAAGAATACATCTATCCTTACGATGACCCCTACAATCTAACTATCAGTCCAGAACGTAGGTTGAGATTGGCACAAAAACTACCAAAGATTACTCTATCAGTAGAGGATTATGATGAACTTGTGCGACAAATCAATGAACCACAAGACCCTGCTGTGGTGGAGAGAATTAAAGAACTTATGAATCGTAAAGCATTGTGGGATGATGAAGAATGAGTCTTCCACCAGTATTTGTTGAGATTATTATTCTAATTATTGTGGAGGTTTGGTTTTGGACTCTACTGACAACGATAAACAAGAAGTGAAGACATTTAAGCAAACATCAAACGACCCTTATAATCGTCATCATTACAAGTTGATTCTTTCTAATGGTAGGGAGATTGTTTTTGAAGATTATATGGAAGTGCAGGCAGCGTGGTTGCAAACAGCAAATCAATTTTTGAGTCATATTGAAGTGTTAGATATCAAAGAGAAGACAAAAGGATTTAAATGACTTGACAAATCCCACATCTCATCCTATACTCAAAACCGTGAGCAATCAACATTATGGAACACACTGAAGAGTTTCCTTTTGACCAGTTTCCTTATAAATTGGTTCATAAAGATGGCAAAGAAACCCGCAAGTGCTATTTTCAAACTGAAGACCATCGAAAGCAGCACATTGACCGTTACAATCTAAAAAAGAAAGACATTCAATTGAGTTACAAGTATGACTAAACGAGCATTAATTACTGGTGGCGCCGGATTCATTGCCCACCACTTGATCGGACAAATTCTTAAAACGACTGATTGGGAGGTTGTAACTCTTGATCGTCTTGATTACAGTGGAAATTTGAATCGTCTTCATGATCTGATGCTTTCCTTTGATCCAGAAGTTCGCAAACGTGTCAAGGTAATTCATCATGATTTAAAAGCAGAAATGAACCCTCTGGTTTGTTCTGAAGTTGGGCAAGTTGATTACATTCTACATCTTGCTGCTGGTTCTCATGTGGATCGCAGTATTGATTATCCAATGGAATTTGTGTTGGATAATGTTGTTGGAACTTGTAACATTCTTGAGTTTGCCCGCAAACAAAATGACCTGAAAAGGTTTATTTACTTCAGTACTGATGAAGTCTTTGGACCTGCTCCTGATGGAATCAAGTATAAGGAAAATGATCGTTATAATTCCACAAACCCCTATAGTGCTACAAAAGCAGGTGGTGAAGAACTCGCTGTTGCTTATGAGAATACTTACGGATTGCCAATTTATATTACTCATACAATGAATGTGTTTGGGGAGCGTCAGCATCCTGAAAAATATATTCCAATGTGTATTCGTAGAATTCGTGATGGCGAAACTGTAACGATTCATAGTGATTCTACTAAAACTATTCCCGGATCGAGGCATTATATTCACGCTGAAGATGTTTCATCTGCTGTTCTATTTTTATTGAACTATGAAGGTGAATTTGAATCTACATGGGGAAACGCAAAGTGTCCAAAGTTCAATATCGTAGGTTCAGAAGAATTAAATAATCTTGAACTTGCTCAAATTATTGCAAATGCTCAAGGAAAAGAATTAAATTATGAACTTGTTGATTTTCATTCTTCGCGTCCCGGACATGACTTGCGTTATGCATTGGACGGTGATAAAATGAAAGAACTGGGATGGGAACCTGCCAAATCTGTTCGGGAACGTATCGCAGAAGTAACTAATTGGACTCTTAAAAACGAAAGGTGGATTACACTATGACTGAAAGAACTTATAAAGACAAAAATGACAATGATTGGAGTTGGGAAGAAACTCCTGAAACCATTCAAGCACTTAAAGAACTGCACGAAACTGTAAAGAAAGTCAATGACCGAAAAGAAACTAATCGATGATGCCTTTTATGTCGATGAAAAAAAGTATGGACTCTGGTATTCGACGGACAAAGAAGGTAATGGACTTATCACCTCTCTCACTGAAGAGTCGTGTATATCAGCAACCCGTTTTCTATTGCAATTCCGGCAGGAAAATAAGTTTGAATCCAAAAATAATGGAGAAAATGTGAGTAAGTATTCTGGTAGTATGGATTATAAACTATAAATAATAATGCTTTTGTTTGTGGTTATTCAAAGGCAAAGATTGGGAGCAGAAATGCTCCTTTTCTTCTATAAATAGTATTACCACAAACAAAAAGCAGATGGAATACTACACTTACGCATACTTGCGTGAAGACAGCACACCTTATTATATTGGTAAGGGAAGTGGAAAAAGAATTTATAAAAAAACAAAAAATGAAATAAAACCACCAAAAGATAAATCAAGAATTATTTTTTTAAAACAAAATTTAATTGAAGAGGAAGCATTCAAACACGAAATTTATATGATTGCTGTATTCGGTAGAAAAGATTTAGGAACTGGTATTTTGTATAATAGAACCGATGGTGGTGATGGTTCTTCTGGTGCAATTAGGTCTTTGGAATTGAGAAATAAAATAAGTAAATCTCTAAAAGATAGAACTTTTACACCAGAACATTTAGAAAAAATAAGTAAATCTTTGAAAGGAAATGTAATAAGCGAAGAAACTAAACAAAAAATCAGTGACAAATTAAAAGGAAGAAAATTGTCTGAAGCAACAAAACAAAAAATGAGTGAGTCTCGTAAGGGTAGAATTTTTACAGAAGAAACAAAAGAAAAATTATCTAGGGCAAAGAAAGGAAGGGCATTTAATTTAAAAAAATATGCTATAATTGATGATGTTGGAAACAAATATTCCATTTCTAGTGGATTGAGAAATTTTTGTATGCAACATAAAATATCATATGATACAATGTATTGTGGATTACATTTTAGAAATGGAATTTGTACTAATGGTTGGAAAATAGAATATGAGTAAAGATTATCCTTATCACGAATTAGATCCTACAACTCCTTGGTACGAATGGATTCAATACTGTGAAATCTGCCATCAATTGAATGTTTCAGGGCAACCAAGTGTAGGTAGGTTTATGGCATATCGTCGTTATTTAAAATCTGTAGGTGTATTATGAGTGATGCAAACTGGTTTCAAAAGAAGTGGGGCAAGTTAGATGAAGTCCCTATGGATGATGTTTATAAGAGATTGGTAGAATTGGAAATGAAAGTTCAAAAACTTGAAGAAGAAAACATTGAAACCACAAATGTTCTTTATGAAATTATGAACTCTATGAATGGTATAGATGAAAGGATTGACATTCTGGCATCAGAACCTTATAATTTAAATAATTATACACTCGACAAATGACAACTGCAAAGCAAGCAAAAGAGGAGTTTTTATTTCCAACTCCTCCAATTAGTCCAGATGCTGATATGAGTTTTCTTGAAATTGCTCAAATCAACAATCTCAATAACTTTTCTCATCACGTCTCCTATCTGACAAATATGGCAATTGGTGGGAAGATGAAACCAGAAGATTCTTATCAAGAAATTAAAAAACTTTACAAGGCACTGAAGCAATCTCATAAATCACTGAATGGTTCTTGGTTCTGATGGAAGATACTTTTAGAATCACAAAGAACGATGATGGGTCTTATACAGCAGATTGGGACCCGCAAGACCCAAACTGGAAATGGTTGAATGGATTGACCGGCAAAGAGTTGGGTGTTATAATAGAACAAGCAATCAAGGACTATGAAAATGAGTGACTTTGACTACAAAAAACATTCCCTTAAACAAGTAGAAACTTGGGTGAGAGATGCTTTGGTTTCTGCGGAAGTGTCTCCACAGGAAATCTATGATACCATCAAAGGTGTTGTGAATGAAGAGTATCATTACTTCAAGCATCATACTGGTCGTTGTTATGATCTCTTGGCACTACTGAATGGTAATGGTAAGGGGCATATTGAAGGTTGGGATGCTTGGGAAAAGACTTATTATCCTGAAGAATCACAACTGTCTTGTGATAAAAATGATCCATCACCAGAATGTAAAAAGTCTTGGACTTCTTTTTGGGAGGAAACTGATGATGGTATGAGACCTTGGGGTCATAGTGACCTTGAGTATTTGGTTGCCAATCAAAAGACGGATAAAGTAAAAAAGTGGGTTCTTCCTGTTGAAGTGGTCAGAGATGAAGACACTGATAAAGATGAATATTGTATAACATTTCCCGAAGACCTTTTAGAAGCAGCAAATCTTAACGAAGGTGATAGAGTTGAATGGGTAGATAATGGTGATGGATCTTATCTTATTAAAAAGGCAAATTAATTATGGCACTATCACAATCAGTTGAAGAATCACTTAAAGAAGCAGAAGCAGCACTGCGTAATGCTCTATCATATGCTGCCCGTCAAGAGCGCCCAATGGTTTGTAGTGTAATTGCAGACCTTATTCATCGCATTGAAACTCTACAAACCACCGATAGTCTTCTAGATAAACTTGAGAATCGTAAATCAGGTGACTCCGGATTCTTTGGCAATTTTTTTCATAAAGATGACTGAACATAACGAATTCGGCAAAGCATTGCAAGAATGGTGGGATTCTGATGCTTGTAAGCAACTTCAAAAAGAAACTGAAGAGGCAAAGCAGAGAGCAGTAGGAAAGTATTTTATGCTTTCTGAATCAGACAAACTGGATATGGTTCAGGCAATTTGTTACATTATGTGTAAGGCAGAAAGTGGGGGTTGCTCTCATCGTGCTCTTATGGACGCACTGGGAATCTACCCTACAGGTTTCTGGATTGATAATCTTATGGATGTGCATAATGCTCTCTGGTCTTATTATCATGATATGAAAAATAGCAGGGAATTTCTGAACGATCTAGATACACTTGACTCTTTTTTGGAGAGAAAAAATGAAACGTCTAATGAGTCGGGAGATGTTACGAGAACTGATTGATCTTGTAGAACCTCATAAGCACAATCATTCTGAACTTTACAAATATTTGATGCTCACTTGGACTGCCTGTAGATATGATTCGACTCTTTATGCTTGTAATGTGACTGGATCAATTATGCTTCAGAAACATTTAAGTGAGTTTGAGGATGAAATTTTACGATTCTACGAAAAAGAAATGGCAAAGTTAGAAAAAGAACCAGCATTTTGGCAGGATAAACTGCAGAAAGAACCAATTTGCAAAGCACTTTTAAATAATTGGCAGACAATACGTGATGAGATTCTTCAACTACAAGAAACACATCACCAATGGTTTGTTAAGTATCCAAAGTTCAAGGTCACAGATCCTGATACAAACGAAAGTGTTAAGATGTATGATAATAATTGGATAATCACTGCTTTGAGTAAATTAGATGAGAATTATCAGGCAGAAAATAATAGAGCAGAAAAAACAGGTGGAAATACTTTAGAGAAACTTGTAAAGAGATATAGGTCTAAACTTCTTCCAACTCTACACAATATTATAAATCAGGCAGATCAAGATCAGATACTTACAAATGTGTTTGTTAGCATACTTTCACCGGGAGTTATCATTCGTCCCCATCAGGGATATTCTAAAGATTATATGAGAATCCATCTTGGTCTGATATGTGATCCCAAATGTAAAATTACTGTTGGCGATGAGACTAGAACTTGGGAAGAAGGTAAACTTCTAGCATTTAAAGATGGTGGACCATACTATCATAGTGTTTTTCACAGCGGACTCAATGATCGTTATATTTTATCCGTAGATTTGAAATTAGACTACTTATCAAATTATATTAACTAATGTTTCATAATCCCAAAGAAAACATTAAATTACTAGATATTAATATATTGAAATGCTAACATTTGGGACACAACGTAACAACACTATGACACTTGCAAAAACAGGACCCGAAATTCTCACTCCTGAGGAATGGGAAGAACTTGTAGCACTCAAAGAGGCAATTAATGACAACCCTGCTACAGTTCATCCTCAAAAAATGGAAAAATTCACCGAATTACTAGTTCGTTCACTTGAAGGCAAATGTGATCCTCCACCACCTAAGAATTGGAGAGGTAGTCCTCTGAGTGAATGAAAAATAAATATATCACACTGCTATAAAATAATGAGCACAATAGATCAACACATTCAAAGAGATGAGAATCTCTTGAATGATCCTATGACATCTCCACAAGCAAGAAGACATACAGAAGAAGAATTAGAATCACTTAAAGCATATAAAGCAAATCATCCGGATGATGATTATGATCCAAATGCATTTGAACTTTATTGCGATGCCAATCCTGATGCACTTGAGTGTAGAATTTATGAGGATTGAATACTAGAGGGTTGTCAACCCTCTTTTTTATGTTATAATTACTTTTAATTTAATGATTAAACCCCCTTTGAAGTGGGCAGGAAACAAATTTAGGGTCCTGCCCCATCTTTTACCTTTAATTGGAACACCCACCAGATATTGTGAACCTTTTGGTGGAAGTTTGTCTGTAGCTCTAAATGTAGGGGCAGACGAATATATTCTCAATGATGTCAACGAAGACCTTGTGCATCTCTATCAGTATCTTACTGGACCTGAAGATGTAACTCATGAGTTTCAGAAATATTTCACTATGGAAGTGAATACTGAAGAATCTTTTTATGCAATGAGAACTGCATTCAATGCTACAACAGATATTAATGAGAAGGCAAAACTGTTTGTTTATCTGAATCGTCATTGTTTTAATGGTCTGACCAGATATAACAAGAAAGGTGAGTTTAATGTGCCATTTGGTAAATACAAATCAGCATATTTTCCACAAAAAGAACTTCTAGAGTTTCGTTCTTACTTTCTATCCCGTAAGTTAGTAAGGTTTACATCTCTTTCATTTGAAGACATGTCACTCTATGAGAATCTGCAAACAGGAGATGTTGTTTACTTTGATCCTCCATATATTCCTGCATCTGATACTTCTAACTTTACAAGTTATGCAACAGATGGATTTACTCATGACCAACAGATTCAATTACGGGATTTAGCAGAATCTCTTGCGAATCGTGGCATTAGAGTGATTTTATCCAATCATGATGTGCCTGTTGCAAGAGAACTTTATAAAAATGCTGAAATTCATGCTATTCAGGTGTCTAGGTCTATTGCTGCAAATAAGGAAAGCAGAAAAAAGGCAAATGAACTGATTGCCGTGTGGCAGTCCTGAAACTGGCACACAGGGGGTTCTCGGGGCACTGGGGACCCCTTATAATATATGGGTAATCAACGAAACGCCCCAATGGCAACTCGCTCCCGCATCGGTCTTGAACTTGCTGACGGTTCTATTCTCTCTGCTTACCACCATTGGGATGGTTATGAGTCTTGGTTGGGTCGCATTCTTCGCACCCACTACAACAGCAAAGAACTTGCTGCTGAACTGATTGATGGTGGTGATATGAGCACTTGTTGGGCAGAAGATAAGAAACCCGAGTATTATAGTGCTCGTGGTGAGAATTGCCCTCCTCGCCTTGATGCTGACCTGTGTGAGTATCTTCTTCCTGGCAACAGTGAAGAGTATGCCTATGTCTTCCGTAGTGGTGAATGGGTGTGCTATAATATGCACCAGTTTGACGACAGCAAACTTCCTGAAGTCGTTGAAATTCCCTCTGGTGCTCTTGCTGCTTGACTTATGAAAACTTCTACTGCTCTTGGTATTGCTTTTGGTGCGATTGTTCTTGCAGTTGCCTTCCTATTCTTTGAAGCATGGTTGCTTGGACTGATTCTGTCTTGGTTTAATGTTTCTTTGACTATTTGGCAAAATCTTGCTATTGTAGTTCTTGCTAATATGATTTTCAAAAACACTGGAGTCTCTTCAAAATGAAACCTGATAACACTCTTCGTAACGCTAGTATCATTGGCGTTTCTTTTCTTTTGAGTCTGATGATTATCAACGCAGTGGTTGGACCTCTCTATAATGTGTGGGCACAATCTCTGCAAGGTAAGGCAGAACTTCAAAAAGCAGAATACACTCGTCAAGTTGCAGTTCTGGAAGCACAAGCAAAGAAAGATAGTGCTCAACAACTTGCTGATGCTGAAGTGATTCGTGCTACTGGTGTTGCCAAAGCAAACCAAATCATTGGCAATTCACTGAAAGATAACCGTGAGTATCTGCAGTATCTGTATATCACTGGTCTGGAAGAAGGTTCTAACAAAGGTAATGTGACCATCTATGTTCCTACCGAAGGTGGGATGCCAGTTCCTACTCTGCAAATGAATAAGTGATGTTTAACTTCATTTCTGGTGTGATTTTTGGGATTATCGCTGCAACTGTTGGATTTGGTCCTATTGCCAAAGTTCTTGACGGTGCAATGTTTAATCTTCAAAAGACTACAGTAGAAATGAATCAACCACAACTTCCACCGCCAGTTCAGTAACTGGCACAAGACCCGCCCAAAAGGCGGGTTTTCTGTTATAATATACTTGTAGTTGAGAGAAACTCCAATGAATTCTGTTGAACTGTCTGAATTGATTGATGAAATTCGGGAAATTCAAATCTATGGTTCTGAACCAACAGATTGGATGGGATACTTGGAGAATGATGACTACTATGTGCCAGATTCAGAATTAGCCTATTAAATCATTATTTTATTATTTTTTATCAATGACTTATTCAATCAAACGCCCCTTTCTCAAAAACCATAAAGTTCACGATTTTCATCAATCTCTATCTAAAGAGAAAAAAATTATTGAAAGGGGAGAACATCTTGCGGTTATTCATCAACTGAATGTTGAGTTTGAAAATCGTGGATTTAGAATTGATTTTGAATCTTTTGAAGATAATTATGGAAATGATAGTGTGTCTCAATTCAAAAATAGGGCTGGAGTTGATGCTTCTTTTAATTTGATTTCCATTAAAACTGGTAAAATTTTAAAAGAAGGATTTACAATTGATTATAAGTTCCGCGATCCTAATGCTGTTTGGGATGATTTTCTCGCGGAAACTGTAAGTCAAGATTTTATTCGATTTAATTCAAAAAAACCGATTGTTCAGGGTTGGGCAACTTGCAAACATAAGATCAATGATGCTATACTTTATATCCTTCCTTATCACAAAAAAGCAGCTTTTGTGTTTCGTGAAGAATTGAAAATGGGATTTGATAAAAGTCGTTTCCCTCTTAACGATCGTCGCCGCAAAATTGCAAAAAATAAAGGTTGGGATACAATCAGTTATACCATTGATTGGGAGCGCCTAACTAAAGTATGTCCAAAAACAATTATATTCAACTATGAGTGATGTAAAACTTTATAACGAAGATTGTATGAATGTGCTCCCTACCCTTGCGGATGGGAGCATTTCGCTTACGCTTACAGATATACCGTATGATGAGGTAAATCGCAAGAGTGGTGGGTTAAGAAATCTTGATAAGAGTCACGCAGATATTATCACATTTCCTCTTGATGATTTTATTGATGAGGTTGTTCGTGTGACTTCGGGAAGCATTTATATCTTTTGCGGATCGGTTCAGGTCTCACATATTCGCAACCGATTGATCGAGCACGGTTTATCTGTGAGGCACTGCATATGGGAGAAAACTAATCCTTCTCCAATGAATGGACAACATATATGGTTGTCCAGTATAGAGAATTGTGTGTTTGCCAAGAAGTCGGGAGCAGTGTTCAATGAGCACTGTAAATCTGCTGTCTGGCGTTCTGCAACTGAACACTATAAGGATCACCCAACACCAAAACCAATTAAGTTAATGGCAAGATTGATTGAAGCAAGTTCAAACATTGGTGACACCGTATTTGATCCTTGTATGGGAAGTGGTGCAATTGGTGTTGCTGCAAAACAGTGTGGTAGAAACTTTATTGGTGTTGAAATGAATCCAGAATATTTTGAAATGACCAAAGAAAGAATCTACAGTCAAACCGAAAGTATTCTGTCCTTTATGGACAGTTGATGAACTGGCACACTGACCCTCCCAGAGGCGCCTGTGTGCCCCTATAATAAGCACATACGCAATCAACCGATGACTGCCACCTTCGCTGACTACGCTGCCCAGCAAACCGCCCGTAACACCATTCAGTTGAATGTTGTTAAGTATGGTCTGATGCTGTGTGATGCTCTCATTCAAGATGCTCCTGATGGTTATGGTTACGAACTTAATTCTTCGGGTCGTAAGTATCACAAAATCTTTATGTGCATTGATGGTCGTCGTGACAGCATTCATTGCTTCATTGATAAAAAGACTGGTGAAATCTACAAACCTGCGAGTCTCAAAGCACCTGCCAAAGGTGTTCGTTATGACCTTCGCATCATTGAGCAGCGTGAATGGTTGCTTGAGAATGCAACTTGGCACGGAAGTTACCTCTACAAACGTTGACTAATGTGACTGGAGGTATTATACTTATAAATAAAGATAAATCACTTCCAGTCATTTATGAAACTCATTCCAAACTATCCAGAATACTCTATCACACCAGATGGTAAAGTATTCTCACACAAAAAACCTGGGGGTAATGGTAAAGGAAAAGTTCTTGATTATTCTTATAAAAGAGAACTAAAACCACAACTGTCAAAAAAAGGTTATCTGATAATCATTCTGGAACAAAACACAAACAGAATGAAAAATACAAGTATTCATAGATTAGTGGCAGAAACTTACATTCCAAATCCCCATAACTATGATACAGTTAATCACATCAACGAGGATAAAACTGATAATAGAGTTGATAACTTGGAGTGGATGAGTAATGCTGATAATGTAGAATATTCACAAGCAAAAACCCGACTGATTGAAACACCAACTGGCGAAACTATTGAAATCACAAATCTCACAAAATGGTGCCGTGAGGTTTTAAATCATTCTTCATCTGGAACTATGTTGAGAACTTTACGCAATCCTGGAACAACTTGTAAAGGTTATAAACTACTAAAATGAAAAAACTTCTTTTTCTTCTTCCACTGACACTTCTATCTGTTCCAGTGCAAGCACAACAAATCAACAATTATGCAGTCTGCACTCAAAATCAGGAGGTCTATCAACCCGGTGGATATGACCAATATGGTAATTATGTTCCCGGTGGTGTGAGTGTGCAATCTTACAATGTTCCTTGCAACAATGTAAATCAAGGATATCGACCTGCCAATCAGTATTATGGGAATGGTTATGGTGGATATGGTAGAAGATATTGTAATCCAACCCGGTCTGTATTGGGTGCTTTGTTAGGTGGTGGTGTTGCTGCAAGTATGAGTCGTGGTAATGGATATTATTGGTCTGTACCTGTTGGTGCTGCAATTGGAGGAGCAATGTTCGGATGCAATTGAATAACTTTGACCGTTTGCTTTTCATGTTTTCGTTCATTTGGTTTTCTCATTGGTCATGCAAAGTTGCATTTACACTTCTGGATATGGTTACTCTAAACGCCTCTGTGAGGACGTTACCTCTTGGTTTTTGAATAAGTTTCTGCCACGACACAAGATTGAAGTGGAGATTCTTCATCGTGGTCTGCGTCGTGAAGAAGTTTATGGTTACTGTGACTATGTGGGAGAATCTTATCGCCCGCGTGAGTTCCTGATTGAACTTGACACGCATATGTGTAAGGAGTTGTATATAAAAACTCTTTTGCACGAACTGACACATCTGCGACAGTGGGTAGTAGGTTCGCTGCGGTCCAAGCGTGGAAAAATGTATTATGGTAAAGAATGCGTCGAAGATATTGAGTATTGGCATCAACCACACGAAATTGAGGCACGAGAGCAAGAAGAAACCTTATATCTGGAATATCTGATTGAGAAGAACCGTGTGCCAGTCCCCAAAGTGGCACAGTGGTTCCCGAACCGCCTGATGCAGGCAGTATAATTACAAGGTAATCAACGGAAACGCCTGATGCACCCCTACTACACCACCAGTTTTGCTGACCGTGAGATGTTTGCTTACAACAAGCAACAGCAAGAGATTGCACGAATCAATTCACATCCCGAGCAGCGTATGAAGTATTGCTTTGAGTTCATTGTGGGTGCTGATGAAGGTATGCGGGGTAAGTGTTATGATGCCATTGCAAAGTATTCTGCTCAACTTGATTATTCGGAGGCACACTACTGATGACTGTGATTACTCGTCAACACTGGGATACACTCTACACCAAACTGTATGATGCTTATGAAGAGTGTAGCAAAAACTATGATGAAACTTACCGTCAAATGATTGGTGAAGTTCTTGACCATATGATTCGCAACGAAAAGTATCTCAACATCCAATGACAATGAAACTCTCTAACACTTCTGTTTCCAAGATTGCGGATGCACTCAAACCTGCAATTATCAATTACATCTATGAGGATGAAGGATTCACTGAATATATGCAGACCGCAGTGGTTGAAGGGATTCGCAGTGTGATGGGAGATATGGATGAAGATTTACTTTTTGAAATTGGTATGCTAGTATTTGATCGTATTGAATTGAAATGATGACTGAAGATTTTGTAAGACTGAATGTTCATGAAATTGGTGTGATTTTATCTGCACTTCAACTTCTGGAGATTAGAGAAGAAAGAATGATTGCCAGAGAGTATGGAAGTGTGCCAGCACTGCACAACAAACTTTACACTCTCTATGAGCAGATGGACAGTTCGCAAACTGGTCTACGCAACGACGTGGTGCCGTCGTTCTGACTCTGTAATACTTTACAACTATCTTTGATATTATGACTAAACCGATTTTGACTTCAACTGAATATGATTCACTTTGCAATATCCTTGAATGGGCTTGGAATTGTGTTCATCAAGAACCAGAACTCTGCTTGAAAGATATTGACTATTCTTCTGCTTCAAGAGTTGTTTCAGAAACCAGAGATGAAGATGGTATGGGACTCTCCGTAGAATATGAATCCACTGGTATTGACCCTATCAAAACTGGTGAATGTGGTCTTGGTCTTGCGGAGGCATTTGAGTATACACTTGATGAACCAAATGCAGAAAATATTCATACGATGATTACCAATTTGATGTATAAGTTGAATTGCAATCACATTCTTGCCAATGGTCATGGTAACAGTTGGGAAACTCTTGCCCCTCTTGTAGACCATCAAGAACGTGAACGTTTGGAAGATAAGAGTGATGACCCCGATGCCACAACACAAACTCTTGAAGGATATGTTGTTGAGCATGTTAGTTTGAAGGATAAGGTTGCTCGACTTCAAGAACATTATGACAATGTAAATGAGGTAGGTTTCATTCAGGTTGATGACAATCTTTGGATTGATGGAGGAAACTCTGACATCTTCCCAACCAGTTGAGGAACTGGCACAGCAGGCACTCCCAGACCTCTGGGGGTGCTCTATAATACAAAGGTAATCGCGAGACACTCTCAATGCAACTGACCTCTACCACTGGCACAATGGTTGTTGATTATTATCCGATTCAAGGCAGCACTCAATTTATGTACAAGGTGCTGAAGTTTCAAGGTGTGGATACAATGAGCACCAAGTGCATCAGCAAGCGTGACTTTGAGCGTGAGTGTGAAGAGCGTATTGGTCTGGGTTATAATGTGACCGGTTTCAATACTGAATCGGTGAATGTGAATCCTATGGCAGGAGCGTGCTGATGAAAACCTCTTACATCTATCTTGCATTCATTGCGATTCTGGGTTGGAATGCATTTCTAATTCAACGTGATGCAAAACTGTTTAAGGCATACGATGCCTGTGCTCCTACCAACTGCTCTTATCAAAACAAATGAACGACGAAGACATCTCACAGTTTATCAAATCATTCTCCGATTTCATGAAACATTCAGAAGTCGAACAAGTCAAGCACGATGCCTGGACTATTGCAAAACAATACACTGACAACTTTTATGAACAAAAGGCAGCAGAGCTGGAGATTACTGTAGACTATTATATTCAAGAGTTTGTATGAATGAGAACACCAAACTGATTCTGGCATTATTGCAAATTGAGAATCTGATTTCATTGCTTTCAACCAATGAGTATGCTGTCTATCTACATTCGCATCTGATTCAGATAAAAGTTGAGTTGAATCGACAGTTGACAAATTCCAAACATTCTATTAAAATCAAGGAGTAATTTAACACAAGAAATGAAGTATCTTTACATTGTAGACTACTGGGTTCCTTTTCCTTCTTCAGAATATGGCGGTTTGATTAATCTGATTGCTGAATCTGACACCGAAGCATTTACTCTTCTGGCAGATGAAAAACAGTTTGATGATCGGTATACAGATCGCATTATGGAAAGAATCATCAATGCCCAGAAGTTTGCTTTACAAGATGAGTATGAGTCTGGTATTCTGGAGGCATTTACTACATGACACAACTGTATCGTATTCAAGAACTGACAACCACAGGATGGGAATTGATTGGTGAGGAAGCAACAAAACTGACAAAAGAGCAATGTGATTTGATGTTGAATAATTATTTGTCATTAGGTTATCCACCCAATCGTCTCCGTGCAGTTTATGACAACGATTGAATTTCCTCACAAAGCACCAAAAGGAATGCATTATGAATATGAAGATTTCAAGCGCAATGTCACCGCGATTTGGATTTGTTATGATCGGTGCTTTGATTATAATCTTGGCAAACCTGTTAAATGTATCTGGGGATTTTACAACACCAAAACAAAAGAGTATTTCTCCCCCATTAATAGTAAGACCATTGGTAAGCGTATAAATCCAAAAGATACAACTCCTTATACAGCAATGCCATTGAAATATAATCCATTGACAGCAGCATTTGTATGAGACCAACTTTCAGTGAGGGTATTGTTGTTCAGTATAGAGATTGGATTGGTGAAGTCCGATTTATCTGTGATGAATACATTTCAATCTGTGTAAGAGTTGGTGATTACAGAGTGAATGATACTTGTGTGTTGGTGTATAAGAGTCAATGGAATCAAGTTAAACTTTTAAAAGAATCAGATAAATGAAGTTGTGGAGACTGTGGGCAAAAGCATTAGGAGAGAAAGCATCCAAATGTAATAAGGAGTCAGATAAGATAGCATTGATTCGAACATTCATCTTTGTATCTTATCTGATGACTAATTGTTTTATTATTGCAGGAGTGGTAAGACATTGGAATGATTCTCTAAATAGTGACACACAGGATTCCTCCATTCAAGAATGTCAGCGGCAGTCACAAAAGCAGGACCATATTATACTTCCGGAAGTATCTCCTTCTCGTCCTTAAGAAGTAATTTCCGAGCACAACAACCTGGTGGTAGTTTCAGTGTCGATACACTACCAATTAAAGCGTCAGAGTTAAGAAGAGTTACCAGTACATCAAATACAACTGCAGTTGTACCTGATGCAACCGAAAACGCAAATATCTCAACATCTTCAGATCTTAAGATTTCACAGTTTCGCAATTCTATCAAGTATTATTATATTACTCAGACATCTACTGATGATAATACGGCATCACCATCATCACCTGGATTCAACATTGGCACACAGACCTGGAATTCCAATCTTAACAAAAACGTTCGAAAGTATATGTATCTGAACGGTACAATCGGATCATCTAATATTTCTCAATACGCTGCTTATTTACTCGCAGAGGCACATAACTTAAGAGTCAATGTATCAGGTGGAATCTATGGTGCGGGTGGAGCAAATGGAACTTCCGCATCAATTAGTGGTGGAAATGCAGGTCCAGCAATGTATGTTCAGTCCACAGGTTCTGAAGTGATTGTAGAAGTCAATGGTTCCGCAAACATCTATGGTGGTGGTGGAGGAGGAGAAAAAGGATCTACGGGTGCGACAGGAGCGACTGGAACGTGTTATAATTATTCAGAATACACTACAGGTGGGAGTTGTGGTGGATGCCCTGGATGTGGTGCAGATGAGCAGATTAACTGTTATGGCACTGGTGGGTGTAATTGTGGAAAGGGTGGATGTAGTAACACTTCATATGTTTCTGTCTGTCGTCAAACTATTCCATATGGAGTACCAGGCGCCCCAGGTGGTGAAGGTGGAAATGGTGGTGTAGGTCAAGGTTACGGTCAGCCCAGAACTAATGGAGCATCAGGAGCATCAGGAACACCAGGTGGTTGCCCATCTTATGGTAATACTGGTGATACTGGAGAGACTGGTGGTAATGGAGGAGACTGGGGAGCATCAGGTGGAAGTACAAACAATTCAGGTTCAGGAGGATTTGGAGCAAGAGCGATTACAGGTTCTAATTATAGCGTGACAGGAACGATAAACTCTGCTACAATTAAGGGAGCATATCAACCATAACAAATGACTGACTATCCATCATTACCAGAACAAGGAAAGAATCTTGCAAAGTTTACATTTGAAGTTGTAAAGCAAGCGTTCTCATCTAATGCATTGTTTGTATCGCCTGAAGTTAAACAGGAAAGACTTGATATATGTAAACAGTGTGAGTATTATGATGCCAATCAAGTAAGGTGTAAGCATTGTGGATGTTTTTTAGATCATAAGACTAACTTTGCATTAGATTCGTGTCCAATTAATAAGTGGTCAGTGTCAGATAATGATTGGTTAAATGGAAAGTTCGATGAGGTTATTAATAAGGTGCAGAGTTCAGACCAGGAAGATAGTGGTCCAAGGTTTCCTATAAATCCAAATGTAGGTGATAGTTATGAATGGAAAGATCGTAAGTGGCAATGGAATGGTGGAATGTGGGATTTTGTGAATTGATGTATTATAATCAACCAGATTCTAAATATCATTACAGTCTTAAGTATAGCAATGAAGACGTTCTTTCAATTCATGGAACAGATTCCTACAGCACAACAGTCAAATGTTAATGCTGCAAGAATTAAAGCAAACTCTGTTATAACACGTCAGCATAATCGTTATGCAAATCTACAACGTCTTCATACAAATATTCATTTAGCACAGACAGCAGCACAAGAAAGAAAGGATAAAAAAGGTTAAATTAATTAAAAAAATGTATTAAAAAATATATAAGTGTATTTTGTTTAGTTGTGGAAAACCTGTGGAAAAGTATTTAATTATGTGGAAAACTTTATAAATGTATGCTCTCTAATACCTTATAAGTGCTTATAAATGTGTCCAGGTCTTGTGAGTTTAGCGAGCGTACCATAAGACTTGCAGTTTGTCAACCCCCGCCCCCATAAAAATCCCCAGACCCTCATAAAATCTAGACGAGACCCGCACATAAAATCTAGACGAGACTTGACATTCTTATCAGAGTATGATAGAATCTCGACGAGGCATTATGTCACGAGACTCTCATACAATCTAGTCGAGACCCATCTAGAAGCATCTAGATTCATATATACTACCATATGAATCTCGACGAGACCTGCACACACCTATTGCAATCTCGTCGAGCTCTATGCTATAATACACAAGTCACTCACACGATCTCGACGAGCTATGTACGACGATTACGATTTCGACTACACATACACGAACGATTACGCGGATCTAGATGAGCATTATACACTAGATCTAGATGATGATTATGCACGAGACACGCATGATTATCAGGACCTAGCATACAGGCATTACGCATAATATATCATGATAGCACACAAACGCCTAGTACGTGTTACTCTAGATGTAGAGTGTTATGATGATCTAGATCTTGAGGATATTAATTGGAGACAAATATTAGAACTCGAAGGTGACGAAGATGTCGATGTTAGCATCAAAGAGGTCGATATCTTCGTCTAGTGTGACAGTTCTCGAAGTGGCACAAACCCCCTTGCGCTGGGGATGAATTCCTGATAATTTACATTCGTCCCTGAGAAATTCGATGATTAATTATCTTTCAATTGGAAAATGCCCCGTGAATGTTATTGAACATTCGTTTATTTGGAGTACTAAAAAGGTCCCGTATTCTCACCGTAAGTTTAAAGAATTGAAGACCCTGAGTGTGACAGTTGGGGAAGTGGCACAAGACCCCTTGCGACCCTGACCAAACCCTGATAAATTACATTCGTCCTTGAGAGACAGACCATGTTTGATGAACTCTGGAGTGAGATTCAGGATGCTCCCGGTGAAATCTTCGACCTTGACATTCCCGAACTTCGTGATGAGAAGTTCGATGTCAATGAATACCTGAACGCAAATTATGATTACTGAAATGAATCCTGACACTTACACTTTTGCCGGTGATGCTGTCACCTTCCTTGGTTTGGTTGGTGTTGTTTCAACGGGCATTATTCTTCTCACTGCCTTTCGTCGTTACTACAATTCTCCTCTTCGTAAATGAGAACTCTTACACTTCAAGTCACCGAAGTTACATTTGATTTTGATGATGAAGATTTCACTCTTGAAGAACAACAAGAGGTGATCAATTCTGTTGTCGGTAATGTCTTTGAGGTAGAAGTTGATGATGACGATGATGACGAACAGATTGCTCAAGCGTTAGTTGAAGAGGTGACAGATTACACTTGTTGGTGTGTTGTCTCTCTTGATTTCGTTCACATTCTTAACACTCACTGAAATGAACCGTTCTGAACTTCAAAATCACCTGGTCCAGCAAATTATTGATGGTATGGATATGCAAACTTTGGTGGGTCTTTGTTATGATTATCTGATGGAAAGTTACGACAAGTATAGTGATGGTGAACTGATTACAGAGGTTCGTGAATACTATCCCGAACTGCTGGAGGATGTGACAGTTTAGGAACTGGCACAAGGGGGGTTGCGATTCCCCCCAATCTGGTCCATACTACCTTTGTTGAGCGGGAAACCCCCAAATGCGCAAGATTGAAACCCAGATGAACGCTGCCATTCGTGACTCCCTGAACTGGAAGTCTGGCAACACTGAAGTCACCTTTGACCCTGAAACTCAAGAGTCCAAAGTGTTTCTGTTCGGCAATCACATCGCTACCGTTGGTGAAGACTTCGTGCAAATCTTCGACGGTGGTTATCAGTCTGCGACCACCAAATCGCGTCTGAATGCGATTCTCAAAGAGCACGGAATCAAGGGCGAATGTGTGTTTCAACGGAACTTCGATTGGTTCGTTCACAAGTTCATCGGGCAGGCAGGAACTTCTCCTGTCTACAATGAGAGTGAGTTTGTGAATGGTATGATGTTTGCATAGAGAATTGGGGGGCACAATGCCTCCCTTTTTTTATATTTTGTTTTGTATTATTTCAAAGCTGCCCCAGTGACGACCGTTTGCGTCATCAGGGCGACCCTGCCCCTCCTTCGTTTGTCCCCTTATCATAGACCCCAGAGGACCCCCAGACCAGTGACCCTGTGCCAGTTCGTAAGGTGGCACAAGACCCCTTGTAGGGGGTGCCTGACGCCTTATAGTAGTTTCAACAGCAAAGGGACCTGATGAAGCAATCACAAAAGCACGAAGTTCGTTTGTTCATTCTCACCCAACTTTGGGAGATGAATAATCTGCGGTGGAAACTTGATAGACTTGCTGACAAGTATGACATTGAACCTTTGGAAGCAATGGAGTTTTTTGAGAGTGAAGTTGAAAGGATTAATAAACTTTTTAACTATCCTGCAGAGCAACTTAAGGAGACTGTGACACCCTGACAACTGGCACAAGACCCACCCCAGACCCCCACAGGACCCCTTACAATAGCAGTATGAAAAACGAAACCGAAATGACCAGCTTCACCTCCCGCTTCTTCGTCCAACCCACCGAGTGGGGTGAGTTCGACAGCTCGTGGGCTGATGAGGTCAGCACCGTAGAGGAGGGTCTGACCCTCTGCCACCAAAGCAAGGGCACGCCAACCCCCCTCACCTTGTGGGAGCTCTGCTGGCGCACAGGCAAGCCTGTGAAGGTCTGAGTGGTTCGGTTACCACCCCTTGACTTCCGCCCCGAACCGCGCTAATATAAAGATATGAAAAACACCCACCTTGAGCACCCCGAAGATTCTATCCTCACGGGTGACCTTTCTGTCCTGGATTGGTTCGTCAATCCTGGTAACTTGAGCGTTAAGATTGATGGTGCCCCTGCAATTGTCTGGGGTATTGACCCTGCCTGCGGTGAGTTCTTTGTAGGAACCAAAGCAGTCTTTAACAAGAAAAAGATTCGTATCGCTCACAATCATGAAGAGATTGATGCATTCTATCAGGGTGAAGTTGCGCGTATTCTTCACGCTTGCTTTGATTATCTTCCTCGCACAAATGCTATCATTCAAGGTGATTTTATTGGGTTTGGTGGTAGCGATGAGTATACTCCCAATACGCTCACTTACAAGTTTTCTGAAGTAGTCTATCAGGAGATTATTGTCGCACCTCACACTGTCTATACGGCAGAGAATGATTTGCGTGATGCTGTTGCTCACCCGATGAACTTTATCATCACTGACACTCACTACTGCAAATTTGTGAAACCGCAAGCATACATTCAGCACGGGCAAGAGTCCTTCGCTGATGTTGAGGAGGTCTGCAAGTTTGCACGGGTGATGGCACTTGCGGTTAAGTTTGTGACTGATAAAGAGGCAGCAAAGATTAAGCAACAACTGAATGCCTGCATTCGTGAGAATCGTCCTGTTGTGAATACTGAATTCGACTGCGATCCTAACCTGCTGGGGTTGTGGGCACTGGTGAAATCCATCAAGGCAGATTGTCTCTATCTGTGCCGCAATGATGGTCCTGCCGCTTATATCGGGCAGGAGAGGATTGATGCCGAAGGTTATGTCATGACCAATGAGTTTGGTATGTTCAAACTGGTGAACCGTGAGGTCTTTTCATATCATAATTTCAACAGCGGGCGCTTTCAGTGTGCCAGTTGATAAGGTGGCACAGACCCCCTTGTGGGGTCCGCCCGATGCCCTACAATTAACTCATCAGCAACCCACCCGATGCTCGAAACCCTGCAAGTCGCTGCCCAACTGAAGGTCACTGACTTTTCTGCATTTGCCAAACCCGCAAAAAACAAAGGTTCCCGTGGGCAACTGATTGAAACTGCTCTGGGCATTCCTAACAGTTCCAACCTGAAAGATTTGGTGGATGGTGAACTTAAGACCTTCACTGTTGGTGAGTCTATCGCTGTCACCCAACTGAAGCATTGCCTCTCCGAAATCATTGAGGACGGTGTTAGTTTCGCTGATAGTAAGGTCGGTGAGAAACTCTCTCAAACCATCTACGTTGGGTTCACCCGCTCCAACGATTATGTCGGCACTGAGGTTCTGAATCCCGAAACTCATCCCGAACACTATCAGGAACTGGCAGAAGATTATCAGTTCATTTGTGATGCCATCCGTAGTGCATTTGATGCCGGCAGTGAACTTAACACTGTGACTGGTCCTAACGGTCTGCTGCAGATTCGGACCAAAGCATCTAAAACCAACGGTCGCTATGTTCCTTTGACCTTTGCAGGATGCACCCTGAAAGATAAAGGGATGGCATTCTACCTCTGCGGCAAGTTCGGCAAGGAGGTGCTGTGACAGTCTCCGAACTGGCACCCTGACAACCCCAGACCCTGCCCTGACCCCCTATAATTGATTCATACCAAACGGAGCAACCCATGCAAGTCTACGCTGTCATCGGTGGTTGGGATTATGAAGGCGAGTCCTTTGATTCCCTCCGCCTGTTCGATTGCCGCACTGCTGCTGACCTCTATCGGCAGGAACTGGAATTGGATCAGGGATACGATTATGCCCGGATGGAGGTGCGGGAGGTCTGCCTGGAATCCCGCATCGGTGAGTTGGCAGTCTCGGACGCCTGACGAACTGGCACAAGGGGGGCACCAACCCCCCGCCTGACCCCTTACAATTAACAAGTCAACCACAGACAAACCAATGCCTGCCACTACCTACCAGACCTGCCTCACCGACCAAACCTACAACGGTTGGACCAATTATGAGACCTGGAATGTTGTGCTCTGGATTGAGAATGATGAGAGCATTCATAACTTCATTCAGGAGAATGATGTCTGCTGCTATGAAGAACTGCTGGAAGCATTTTATGAATTTGGCACCAAAGAAACTCCTGACGGTGTGAAATGGGACGACCCTAAAGTCAACCGCGCTGAAATCAACGGCGACGTGTTCGACTTCTAAACCCGCTGGGGGGTCACACCCGACCCCCCTGACCTGCTACAATACTCTCAACCGCAACCAACCCATGCGAATCGAAGTCCGTTACCAGACCCCCTACAACGCCTGCGAGTGGCGCTCCCAGTGGTTCCCCACCCTGCAGGAGGCAGAGCGTATGGTAGACTTCTACAGGTCCTGCGGGTCCCCTGCTCACGTCGCTCCCAGCAGTCTGGCACAGTTCGCCCGCTGACCTGATACAATACGGGAGCGGGTGCGCCCTGAAAGACGCCCAGCAAACCTCAACCCTATTTCAACCATGACCGCTGACCTTGCCGTTGCCCTGCTGAACCGTGCTGCCACTGGCGCCGAACTGCTGCAGATTCTGGAGACCCTGACCGCTGAGGGTGACGCTGCTGACGCCCCGACCCTGCAGGAGATCCAATTCTGATAGTGGCACAACGGAGGGGCACACCCCCTCCCTTTTGCCCCTATACTGATTCCAGTTCACACCCCCACCCCATGGCAACCACCAAGACCCGCGACTTCACCGTTGTTGCTGGTTCCACCCCCGATGCAGCATCCTGCATGACCCACTGCACCTCCCTGGCAGGTGCCGTTCGCAGCGCCAAGGGGTTCCACCCCTCCTTCACCTCCATCGTGATTCGCCACAAGGGCGAAGTGGTCAAGGTGATCCGCTGACCCCCTACGGGGCAGGTTGACCCCTGCCCCCGACCTGCTACAATACTCTCAACCGCAAGGAACCCCGATGACCACCTTCGAACTGCAAGAGCGCCTGAAAGATGCTGCGGTCTATGCTCTGTTCTTTGCAGGCATCACTCTGGCAGCGGCAGGTCTGTTCCTGCTGCTCAACCGCGCTAACGTCCGCATCGAATCCCGTTGCCAGCAGCAGGGCGGTCAAGTGTTGAGGGCACCCGGTGAGGTCAGCCGCTGCCTGCTGCCTGCTGCCCGCTGACCTGCTATAATTCTTTCAACCGCAAGGCACTCTGATGACCCGCAACGCAACCGATGACCTGCAGCAGTTCCTGGATGACCTGACCCCTGCAGAGCGGGAAGCAATCGCCAACGCTACCGCCCAAGACTGGATGGATGGTCTGACCGCTTGCGTCAAGGACCCTGGGTTCTGGCAGGGCATCGCCGCCGCTTTTCTGCAGGGAATGGCACGGGGGTTTGAGCAATACCTGAACGACCGCTGACCTGCTACAATACTCTCAAGTCAACCGACACCGACCTGATGCGTTTCCCCCTTGCTGCCTGCTCTGACCTTGCTACCCGTCAGGTCAAGTGGGTCTCCCGTGCTGACCAACTGAAGAACGGGTCCCGCCCTTCCGCCTACATTCATTGGGGAGTGCCCGCTACCGCGATTGCTGCCCAATACTCTGAGACCCTTGCTGGTGACGTTGCCCCCTGCCCCATCAGCGGGTGGCGCAGCACTCAATGGGGGTGACCCCTCCGCCGATCTGCTACAATACTCTCAACCGACACCCCCTGAACCGATGACCATCTATACCGTCACCCGCCTGCCCCGTCGCGGTCCCCGTAAGGGTGAGACCCTCAGCCGTAACTCTCAGCACGGGCGGGGTGCTGCCATTGGTTCCGTTCGTGATTCTGATTTGCCTGCCGGTGGTTCGTCCCATGCCGTTGGTTCGGGTAAGGGTCTGACCATCACCCGCGTCACAGGGTTGGGCAGTGTGATGGTTGCTGACCTTGAGGCAGTGATGATCCGTGCCCGTGATCAGTACCGCAACGATCGCCGCGCTGCTGCTCTGGAGCGTAGGGGTGCCTGACCCCTTGCATTGTTCGTGAGGGGCAGTCTCATTCGTTCGTGTTTGGCAGGGGTCCGGGTATTGTGCCCGCCCCCGCCGGCGGCGTGTTATAAGATAACCCCCCCCGTATATAAAATCGATGGGTCCCCCTAACCTACAAAGTGTTACGAAAGCGATCTAATTATTACACTCATTATAAAAATTTTTTTCCCTATATAAAAACGAAAAAAGGTTTTACAGAAATGAAAAAAAATTCCGGGAATATTTTTGAGCCCATAGAGGTTGATCCAATTAGTGGAGAATACTTCATCAAAATTCCAGAGCAAATTATGAATGAACTTTCTTGGTATGAAGATACTAAGATATGCTTTACTATGGATGGGGGTGAGGTTATTCTTTCCGAATCAACAGATTGACAACTGCTATATAATGAGGTATGATACTTTAGTAATCACTTGAAATTATGGCAAAAGGATTTACGGTAAAAGCAAAATCGCCCGTCACTCAAAAACCAACAGAAGAATGGGACTATGACCTTGCAAGAGAAATGGTAAGAGGCAAGTCAATTGTCTTTTGTCTTCCAGGTAGAGGTGTTTCATATACCTATCTGAAAAACTTTGTACAACTCTGTTTTGATTTGGTGCAAAGCGGCGCAAGTATTCAAATCTCACAAGACTATTCCTCAATGGTCAACTTTGCACGATGCAAATGTCTTGGTGCAAATGTTCTTCGTGGACCAGACCAAGTTCCTTGGGATGGTAAACTGAAATATGATTGGCAACTCTGGATTGACTCTGACATTGTGTTCACTTCAGAAAAGTTCTGGCAATTGGTTCTGATGGACAGAGACATTGCTTCTGGTTGGTATGCAACAGAAGATGGGCACACGACTTCGGTTGCTCATTGGATGGAAGAAGATGACTTCAGAAACAATGGTGGTGTAATGAATCATGAAACCGTCGAAAGCATCTCAAAGCGCCGTAAACCATTCACTGTGGATTATGCAGGTTTTGGTTGGTTGCTGATTAAGCACGGTGTCTTTGAGCACTCTGAAATGAAGTATCCTTGGTTTGCCCCAAAGATGCAAGTCTTTGAATCTGGAGAAGTTCAGGATATGTGTGGAGAGGATGTATCATTCTGTTTGGATGCAAAAGAAGCAGGATTTGAAATTTGGTGCGATCCTCGCATTCGCGTTGGGCACGAAAAAACAAGAATTATTTGAGATGACTAACGAATCTTACAATATTCTTTGTAAAGGAAGAAAAATTTATTCAAATCTTTCTGAAGAAGAATATTTCAATATTATGGAGGATCTGTCAATCGAATTCTATCAGACAGGTTCTCCACGCCCTGAAGAACTTGAAACAGAAATTATTGGAGAATAACTTATGGCAATTAAAAAATCTTTGAGTGGTGGCAAAGAAGTTGAGTCTCATCCAAAGAATACTCGGCAAGGATGTGGTTCTAATACTAAATACTCAGCGTCTTCTCGTAATTCCGCTCGTAAAAAGTATAGGGGTCAGGGGAAAAGATGAAGTCTTTGCTTTTTATTTCGGAAGATAAAGAAAAAGCACTAATTCAAGAAATGACTTATAGAATTCAAGTATCGGGGATTGATATCAATCCTTCTGATACTTGTTTTTTAATGGTCTCTCCAGACTATTCTGCAGTAGTAACACAACATCTTTCACATTCTTTAAGCATTAATCGTGAAATATATCATATTGAAGCAGTCAATGTTCCGTTTCCTGATGAAAATGTAAAGGAATATCAGAAGGATTTTATTGCAAATTATTCAAAATGGTCAAAAAAATGGAAAAAATTTGTCTTAATTGAAGCAGGGGTTATACGTGGGGGAAATTACACCTGGATTACTGACCTAATCACTCAAAAATACTACACTGTTGCCCTATGTGAGAACATTCATAGTAAATTTAAAAGTGATTTTGTTTCTTTATACTATGATGATACAAAGGAAGATCTTCATTTTTGGTGGGAAAGACCAAATAATCACTGGAAATAGATAATAAATATACCTTTATTCCCCAAAACTCAATTGAAACAGTTTTCGATGGGCAAACACCTACTCTTAGAGGTGTATAATGTCGATTTTCACCTAATCAATGATGTAGAATCTCTACAGAACGTCATGATCAGGGGCATCGAACGTGCCAAAATGACAATTCTGAATATATTTTCACATTGTTTTTTACCTCAAGGTTGCACAATAGTTATTGCCCTTGCGGAAAGTCATGTATCTTGCCATACTTGGCCAGAAGAGGGGTGTATTGCAATTGATGTTTATACTTGCGGTGAAGGAAATCCCAAATTAGTTGCTTTAGAAATGCTTAAATACCTAGATTCGGATAATTATTCATTGAGAGAAGTGGATCGTTAAATAGAAATAAGGAGATAGCAACCTCCTTCATAAAAGTTCTGTTTTATTCATTTAAAACAGGAGCAAAATGTCAAACTTACCAGTAGATAGAGATTCGAATTATATGAGAGAAATGTGGGGAACTACTCACCTGATTACAGATTATGAAAATGTACCATCAAAAAGAGTCATTCAAGAGGTTATGCATGATTTGGCACCAAAACATGATTTAAAGAAACAACAAGAACTTCATGAAAAAATTCGTAATGATGAAGATTATGATGATTGGGAATATGGGACTGAGCCTGGATATGGATCTCTCTGGAAATAAACATAAATAATCCAAGAAATTTCATATCCAATGGCAGTCACACGAATATCTAGATCATTTAAAGATATTAGCCTGTCTTTTGAAGCACATCCTGTGACAAAAGATCTGCCAATTTTGAAAAATCAAAATGCAATTATACGCTCAATTCGCAATCTTGTAGAAACAATCCCAAATGAAAGATTTTTTAATCCAAGTTTGGGATCTGATGTCCGCTCTAGTTTATTTGAGTTTGTTGATTTTGCAACTGCATCTGTAATCAGGGAGCAAATTATAAATACAATTTCCAACTATGAACCTAGAGTTGATAATGTGGACGTTGAAGTCAATCCAAGTCCAGACACAAATGAATTTGAAGTGACTGTAATTTTTGATATTATTGGGCAAGAAGTACCAACACAACAATTTTCATTCATATTAGAGGCAACAAGATAAAATGCCTTTTACTCAATTTACAAATCTAGATTTCGATCAGATAAAAACTTCAATCAAAGATTATCTCCGTGCTAACTCTACATTTACGGACTTTGATTTTGAAGGATCGAATTTTTCTGTTTTAATCGACACGTTAGCATATAACACATATATTACTGCATTCAACTCAAATATGGTTGTTAATGAATCCTTTTTGGATTCTGCAACTGTAAGAGAAAATGTTGTCTCACTTGCTAGAAATATTGGATATGTCCCATACTCCAGAAATGCGGCAAGTGCAATAGTTTCATTTAACATAACCGTAGACCCAGATCAAATATTACAAGACGGCACCCCAGTATATACATCTGCAATTACTTTACAAGCAGGTCTCGTATGCACTGGTTCTGTAAGAGGGTCTTCTTACGTATTTTCAATTCCCCAAAGTGTTACAGTTCCTGTTGTAAACGGGATTGCAACATTTAGCAATATTACAATCAGAGAAGGAACTTTCTTAACTAAAAAGTTTACGGTTGATGCATCACTAGATCAAAAGTTTGTTCTTGATAATCCTTTTATTGATACTTCTACTATCAGAGTTTATATTAAGGGTGTTAGTGACAGTGGTCTTGGTTCTTTATATTCTTTAGTTGATAATATCTTTAATGTTGATTCAAGTTCTGAAATCTTTTTAGTTCAAGAAGTTCAAGATGAAAAATATCAACTTCTTTTTGGTGATGGGATATTTGGTAAAAAACTTGAAAATTCTTCAGTTATTACTGCAAATTATATTATAACAAGTGGTAAAGATGGAAATGGTGCCGACACATTTAGTTTTGCCGGTTCTTTTAAAGATGCGGATGATAGAAATGTTATTGCAACAAATACAATTAGTGTAACTACAAATCAAAGTGCTCAAAATGGGTCTGATATAGAAACAATAGATTCAATTCGTTACTTTGCACCTCGTCTATATTCTTCCCAGTATAGAGCAGTAACTGCAAGTGATTATGAAACAATTATTAAATCAAAAATTTATGGAAACGCAGAGTCTGTTTCTGTTGTTGGTGGTGAAGAATTAAGTCCTCCAGAATATGGAACTGTCTCAATTAGTATTAAACCAAAAAATGGAACATTTGTTTCTGATTTTGATAAAGAGCAGATACTATCTAAATTAACTCAATATAGTGTTTCTGGAGTGCGTCCTAAAATAGTAGATCTTAAGATACTATATGTTGAAGTTGAATCTTATATTTACTATAATTATAATCAAGTTGGAAGCGTTTCCGATTTAAAAACAAGAGTAACTAACTCACTTAACAAATACTCTCAGTCTGTAGATTTAAACAAATTTGGCGGCAGATTTAAATATAGTAAACTTCTTCAAGTTATTGATAATACCGACACTGCAATTACATCAAACATTACTAGGGTTAGAATTAGGAGAGACTTAAAAGCACTCATAAATTCCCCAGCTCAATATGAAATATGTTTTGGTAATCAATTCCACGTAAATTCGTCAGAGTATAATATCAAGTCAACCGGATTCAATATTAAAGACGAACCAGATATAGTTTATTTGACAGATACTCCAAACGCTGATGGTGTGACAGGAGTTATTTCAATTGTAAAACCTATTGAAACTTCAACAGGAGCATCTACTGCATCACTATCTCCGTTTGTAGTTGTACAATCCGCTGGAGTCGTAAATTATGCAAATGGAGAGATAACTCTGAATACAATTACAATTACATCTACACAATTGGGGAATGATTTAATAGAAATACAAGCATATCCAGAATCAAATGATGTCATCGGTCTTAAAGATCTTTATGTGTCTTTTGATGTTTCGAAAAGTCAAATAAATATGGTAAAAGATACAATTGCATCTGGAGAAGATATTTCCGGAGTTGTCTTCACAAAAAATTCGTATCGCTCAAGTTACTCAAACGGGAAATTAATGAGGTCGTAATATGATACAAACGGGTTTTGAATCTAGAGTAAAAGTACAACAAATAATCGATAGTCAGCTTCCAGAATTTATTTTAGATGAAAGTCCAAAGGCTGCTGAATTTTTAAAGCAATACTATATCTCCCAAGAGTATCAGGGTGGTCCTGTAGATATCGCTGAAAATTTAGATCAATATATTGAACTTGATAATCTTACTCCAGAAGTAGTTATTGGTTATACAACTCTTGAAGACGATATTACAACAACTTCTACCATAATTTCAGTATCAAGTACTAGAGGTTTTCCTGCAAAGTATGGTCTCTTCAAAATTGATAATGAGATTATTACATATACTGCTATATCCGGAAATACTTTCACTGGGTGTATAAGAGGATTTAGTGGTGTTACTAATTATCATAAAGATTTGCAATATGGAGAATTAGTTTTTAGTCAATCTTCTGCTACTTCTCACGAATCAGGATCTTCAGTACAAAATTTAAGTTCTCTCTTTTTACAAGAATTTTATAAGAAAATAAAGTTTAGTTTAACACCTGGACTAGAAGGTTTAGATTTTACTGAAAATCTTGATGCAGGAAATTTCATAAAAGAAGCAAGAACTTTATATGAGTCTAAAGGAACTCCTGAATCTTTTAGAATACTTTTTAATGTATTGTATGGGGAAACACCAAGTGTAATTAATCTTGAGAAATTTTTAATTAAACCATCAGATGCTGGTTATATTAGAAGAGATGTTGCGATTATAAGTAATATTTCCGGCAATCCAACAAAACTAGTTGGTCAGACAATTAAAAAAACAACAGATGAATTCACTAGTGCTGCAGTATCCGAAGTAGAAACTATTACTAGAAATGGTATAACTTACTATAAACTTAATTTTTTTGTTGGATATGATGATACTTATCCCAATGTTACTGGGACATTTACCATTACACCAAATACCAAAGTTATTGAAGAAGTAACCGTAACTCCATTAGAAGATGGTGAAACCGTTATTAGTGTTGACTCTACTATTGGATTTTTAAATTCGGGAAGTATTTTTTATGGTTCCCAAGAAATTTTTTATTCTGACAAAAGTGTTAATCAATTTTTAGGTTGTTATGTTAAATCTACAAATTCAATAGCAATACCTAAAAAATCATTTTTAATTTCAAATGACACATATTATGGATATGAAGATGGAGATACTACAAAAAAAGTAGAATTTAGAATTACTGGCGTATTATCTGACCTTGATATTGAAACTGAAAACTATGAATTATTAAGTAATGATATCATTTACCCAAAAAATCTTGGAGAAGTAATCGAGCAGGGAGACACGACAAAAGAAATATTTGCAAATTCTTGGATTTATAATACAAGTTCACGATATCAAATTGATTCTTTTGTTGGAAATACAATAATAACAAAGTCTAGTATAGATTCATCAAGCCTGAAGACTGGCGATATCGTTGAAATTTTAAAAAGAAATACGGAAATTGTAGTTACTGGATTTGAAAATGTAAATATCAACTCAATTTCAGGAAATGTAATTTCAATTAATGTAAATACTTCTTTATTAAATTCGTCAGATGAATATGATGTTAGAAGAATTATTAATAAAGCAACATCTTCAATAATTCCAATTGATTTTGGAAATAATAAATTGATATCTGATGTGCAGAATGTTTATATCGAAAGACCAGATTATTTTTATGTTGCATCTAATTCATTGCCATCATATGAAATTCGGGTTGATGTTTTTGGATATGATGTTTTTGAATTATCCGGATATGACAGTAGCAATGAATCATATTCAATAATTGATTTTAATACTGAAATTTCTTTTATAACTGGAGATAGAGTTTTTTACTCAACTAGCGATAGCAATCCTATTAATGGATTGGAGGAAGGTAATTATTTCGTTGAAGTATTAAGTAACAAAAGACAAGTTAAGTTATATTTGAGTGGTCCTGTTGTTGGAAGCGAAGATTTTGTTTATTTCGGTGCAGGTCAATCATCAACACCAACCGGAACTCATAACTTTACATTATATTCCCAAAGATCAAATAAAATTTCAGGACAAAAAATACTTAAAAAATTTAAATTAAATCCAGATCTAGGAAGCAATGGGAGACATCAGACTCTTCCTGGTGCAATTGGAATGCTAAAAAATGGAGTTGAAATATACAACTTCAAAACAAATGATAAAATCTATTATGGACCAATCGAAAATGTTGATGTTTTAAACGGTGGTAGTGAATTTGATGTAATTAATCCTCCACTTTTAGAGTTATCTTATGGATCTGCTCTAATACAACCAGTAATAATTGGATCTGTCAAAAAAATATTTGTTGACCCCCAAGATTTTGATATCGATGTTATTGTTTCAATCTCTCTTACTGGAGGAAATGGATCTGGGGCGAGTTTTGAGCCAATTATTGAAAAATATGTGCGAGAATTAGAATTTGATGCAAGGTCAATTTCCAATGGTGGTGGATTGGATGTTAATAACGATAGAATTTCATTTGCATCAACGCATAGTTTAGTTAATGGTCAACCTATTGTATATGATAGAAATTTTAATTCTGCTATTGGAGTTGGTACTTTTAACGGATCTAATTTAGATCAATCAAAAACTTTGGTAAGTGGTGCAACTTATTACACCAAAGTTGTAAACGATAGAACAATTGAATTATACCAATCACTTTCCGACTATACTATTGGTATTAATACTGTAGGATTTACTACTACAGGTAATTCTGGCATTCAAAAGTTTAAAACCGAACCAAAAAATAAACTCACAGGAATTTCAGTAATTAGCAATGGGTCCGGATATGCAAATAGACTTTTAAGAGTATCTCAAGTAGGAGTATCTACTTACAACAATACAATTACTTTTAAAAATCACGGATTTAGTGACGGAGAAATTATTTCATATGACTATCAAACTGCACCAATTACTGGATTATCAACATCCAATAACTATGTAATTTTAAAATTAGATTCAGATACGTTCAGACTTTGCAGTGCTGGAATAGGTGGTAAGGATACTTCAAATTATCAAAGAAAAAACTACGTAAAGTTTAATTCAACGGGAAGTGGATATCAAATATTCAAATATCCAAATATTTCTCTATCTGTAGAATATTCGTCAGTTGGTCTTGGAAGTACACAAGTTAGAGGAATTATTAATGCAACTCCTATTATTAGAGGAAAAATTTCAGAAGTTTATGTTTATGATAAAGGATCTAATTATGGTACAACGACATTAAACGTTCATAAAAGACCTCAAGTCATTATTAAGAATGGAAAAAATGCTCAACTCAGACCAACGATTACAAATGGAAGAATAACTGATGTGCAAGTATTATATGGTGGAGTAGAATACTATTCAACTCCAGATTTGGTTGTTAGTGGAAGTGGAATAGGTGCTATTGTTAAACCTGTCATTTTAGATAATAAAATAACCGATGTAGTAGTTGTTAATCCCGGAACAGGATATACATCAACAGACACTATAATTAAAGTTGTGCCTGTAGGTAAAAATGAAGTATTGAAAGTAAATATTAGAAGTCTTACACTCAATAATTCTTACAAATATGGAGTTCAAAACGAATTTTATAGAAATCCATCAAGTGAAGTATTAATTGAAACTTACGGTGAGGGATTGCAATATGCAGTCATTGGTTATTCTCAAAACACAAAAACGAATTTCAATGATAATGGAGATTTATCTGGACAACATTCGGATATTATTGGGTGGGCTTATGATGGAAATCCGATTTATGGATCTTTTGGATATGAAGATCCCAATGATACTAATTCTTCTATAAAAAAATTACAACCAGGATATTCTTTAGTTGATTTGGACAATAGACCATCAACTACTCAGTTCCCATATGGATATTTTGTTGAGGATTATGAATATACTGGCAGTGGAAATTTAGATCAATATAATGGTAGATTTGGAAAAACTAAAGATTTTCCTGATGGAGTATATGCATACTTTGCCACCACAGAAACTAATATTGATGGGCAACTTGTAGGAAAATTCCCATATTTTATTGGAAATGAATATAGGTCTCCATATTTGGAAGAAAACATTGAGTTAGATCAGTCATTTGATTTCAATAATTCTAAATTACTTAGAAATACTTTACCATATAAAGTAAATGATGAGTATGCTGATAATGATTTCATTACAGAATCAAATGAGATAATACAGCAAAAGACATTAGTAGAATCAGTATCTTCTGGTAGTGTCTCTACTTTAGAAGTTGTAAATTCTGGATCTGACTATAAAGTAAATGATCAAATAATATTTGACGAAAGTGATACTGAAGGTAGTGGAATATTTGCAAAAGTATCAGAAATAAAAGGTAAACAAATAAATGATATTAATACTACTATTCAATCATATAATGATTCTCTTATTACTTGGGTTAATGGAAATACTGTTAGAGTTTATATTGCACCATACCATGAATTTTTAAATAGAGACAATATCAATATCTCTGGATTATCTAATCAAGTTTTAAATATCAATGGATCATATCAAATTGGATTAACAACATATTCCACAATATTAGATAAGCAAATTCCTGCGTATGCTTCTACAGGAATAGTAACTGATGTTTATTTAACATCAATACCACAAAATGTTGCAGTTGGAAGTAGTTTTAAAATTGATAATGAAATTTTCTCAGTTCTTAATATCTACAATAATTTTGGTGTGGTTAGAGTAAGTAGAAATGCAAGTGGTGGAATACATACTCAAACAACTCCAGTTTACTTTCTCCCAGATTCATTTACTGTAAATAATTCTACAGATTACTTTGAGTCAAAAGTAAATGATAAAGTATATTATAACCCCACAAAATCGGTAGGAATTGGTACAACGGTTGGAGTAGGTATAAATGTAAACTATAACATTGGAATAACAACATATAATACTTTCATTCCAACTCAAAGTATTTTTGTACCAAATCACCCATTTGTTACTGGTCAGCAAGTAATCTTCAGAAAACCAACTGGTGGAGATCCTATTACAGTTTCAAATACTTCTACGAGTGCTTCGTTCAATATTTTAAGTGGTAACTCTGAAACATTATATGCAATTAATAAGTCTAAAGATTATATTGGTATAGTAACTAATGTTGGATTAACGACAAATACTAATGGATTATTCTTTAGAAATACCAGTTGGTCTTCTGCAAATGATGATTATAGGTACTCAATTGAATCAAACTTTACTCAAGTCACTGCAGATATTAACAAAATAAACACAGTAGTTTCTGTTTCAACATCCCACAATCTATCAATTGGCGATAAAGTATCATTAAATGTGAATCCAGATTTATCTGTAGGAATAGGAACCTCATCTTCTATAAAAGTATTATATAATACAAAATATGGAAAATTAATGATCAATCCAATTGGATTTGGATCAGAAAGTGTGTTTCCAACTTCAATTTATTATGATTCTGCAACTAGACAACCAACAATAGACTATCAAGTCGGAATAGCATGGATTGATAAAGTAATAACACCCTCAGCAACAAGAAATGCTCAGCAAATTTATGATTATGTGTGGGATAATTATGATAAATTTGATGTAGATGGTGATGGTATAGTTAGTTCTGTTGATGGTTTTATTATTATAAGAGAGATGTTTGGTTCTTTTCCTGGTGCTGCCTTAACAACAGGCATTACTTTCCCAGAAGGTGCAACAAGAACAACCGCAACTTCAATTAGATCTTATATTAGTTCTGTAACTGGTGGTGTAGGAATTGGTAGCACAATTGGTATATCACCATTTAGTTCTTGCTATGATATAGATGGTGGTGGAAGTGTGGCACCGTTGGGTGATGGACTGATGATTTATAGATTTGCCACTACTCCAGGACTTGGATTGGGTGGATATTATGGTTCGGGGTCACTTGAAGGTTATTTCCAAATTACAAATCATGGATTGAAAAGTGGAGATAAAATTTTATATTTAAGTAATACAAGTCAATTCATTCCATTGGATGATGGAGAATATTTTGTTCATAAAGTTGATGATAGTAAATTTAAACTAGGTCAAACATATAAAGATGTAACGGAGTATCCAATAAATTCCGTTTCAGTTGGATTCACTGGAGGATCAAATCAAGTTATTTCACTCATTAATCCTCAAATTGAAGTAATTAAAAATAATAATCTTGCGTTCAATTTATCAGATTCTTCACTATCTGGTTATAACTTAAAAATTTACTATGATAAAGATTTTAGTAAAGAATTTGTTTCTGTTGCAACTACCACATCCCTTTCTATTTCTGGAGTTGGTACTGTTGGTGTGTCTACCAATGCTTCATTAACTCTAGACTACACTGATTCTGTACCAGAAAAACTCTATTATAATCTAGAGAAATCTGGTTATATTGGTACTGCAGATTCTGATGTTGTCAATTATTCTGAAATAATATTTGTAGATAGTGAATATAAAGGGAGATATGATGTAATTGGAATAGCAACTACTACTTTTACGGTTTCTTTAAAGAATATTCCAGAAAAACTTTCTTATCAGAAAAATGATTGTGATGTATTAGAATATACCACTAGTTCCACTACAGCAACTGGAGGAATTAATAAGGTAAATCTTATTTCTGGTGGATATGGTTACAAATCACTTCCTCGTTTTACAGGATCCAATTCTACAAATGGTAAAGGTGCATTTATTATTCCATCATCTGAAACTATTGGTAAGATTACGCAAAGTAGAATCGTAAATGAGGGATTTGAATACGCTTCAGATAAAACTTTAAGACCAACTGCAAATATTCCACAATCAGTTTATATTTCTTCTTCAAATAGTATTGATTCTATAACTATCTTAAATGGTGGGCAAAATTATGCTTCAGCACCAGATTTAATATTAGTAGACTCTGACACTGGTGAATTAATTGAATCTGGATTTTTAAAGGCAAGTTTAACTGGATCTTCAATCGGTGAAGTAAAAATTGAAGTAGAACCCAAAGGTCTCCCAATTAAACCAGTTACAATCAGAGCAATAAACAACTCCAATGGAATTTCGATTGACACAATTCAATCTTCTTCCGGTGTAGTTACCTGTTTCTTAACAACACCATTATCTGGATTTACAATAGCACCATTTTCAATTGGAGATAGAATTTTTGTTGAGGGAATTGAAAAGAGTGGTTCTCTTGGCGATGGATTCAATTCAACAGATTATGGATATCAGTTCTTTACAGTAACTAATTTCCAAAATATCAATCCAGCTAAATTGGAATTTAATCTTTCTGGTTTATCTACAAATACTGGAATAGCAAAGACAATTCAGGAATCTTATGCTACAGTAATTAACTTTAAAAATTATCCAGAATTTGAAGTTATACAGAAATTTTCACCTTTCCAAATTGGAGAAGGATTGTCATCAGATGATGGAAATGGATTTATAGTTAGAGACTTAGTTGTGGTTAGTTGTGATGAAAATTTTGTAAGAGTATCTGGAAATTATAATCTTTCTGCTGGTGAAAAAATAAGAGGATTGGAATCTTCCAATGAAGCAACTATCGATTCGGTAAAGGTAGTCGATGGAGTTTACAATGTAGATTATTTCAACTTACAGGAATTTGGTTGGAGATTTGAAACTGGAAAACTCAATGAAAATTTCCAAGTAACACCAGACAATGATTATTATCAAAACTTATCATATTCAGTAAAGAGTACTAAAACTTGGGAAGAAATTGTAACTCCTGTTAATAATTTGTTACATATTAGCGGAATGAAAAACTTTGCGGACACACAGATTATGCAAAGTGTTCAGTCGGGGATAGGAACTACTGAGTCTCCGCTAACTCTCTTAAATGTGTTTGAAAGTGATACTAGAGTTGATAGGATTAATAATTTAGATTTGGTTGTTGATGTTGATATTTTGGATAGCAAGTCAAAATTTATTAAGTTTAGGAATATACGTCTTGCTGATTATATTTTATGCAAAACGAATAGAGTTTTAAACATAGATGATATAAGTTCACAATTTTCAAGCGAAAATGATGAATTATCTGAGGTTTCTAATATATTCCGGATTAATTCAGGAAACAATTATAATAGATTTTTAATTCAAACTCGTAACATATTTACCAATGAAATTCAGTTTAATGAAATTATAACAATTAATGATGATGTAAATATATTTACTTTACAAAAAGCATATTTAACATCTTTAGATAATCAAAATACTATAGCAGATATTGAAGGATACGTAGATGCAGCATTAAATTTTTATCTTAAATTTAGTCCAGAAGACACTAATAATTCGGACTTTGATATTAAAATTCTACAAGATACGTTTACCACAAAATCTGGCATTGGAACTACACAATCTATTGGATTTATAGATTTGGTAGCAGCAAACAAAATTGTCTCTAGTGGAATAACTACATCTATCTTTAGTTTAGATTCTTCTAAGTATTCGGCAATTTATTCCAATATTCATATTTTAAACAATGATAGTTCTGATATGAACTATGTTGAGATATATTTAACACACGATGGTAGTAATACTTATATCAGCGAATATTATTTTGATGACAATTTGACCGAAACCAGTTCTAGGTTTATTGGTTCCTTTGGAGCATCCATCTCTAGTGGTGTTTTATCATTAAATTATACAAATACTTCGGCAGAAAGTATGACAGTCAGAACTAAAAATGTTGGTTTTGGCACAACTGCAGTTGGTGTAGGTACTTATAGATTTAAACTTCCCGGACAATCTGATGGAAGTGAGAGGACAGTAACTTTACAATCCCAATTTAACAATATTTCTTCAGGATCTACAAGTATTTTAGTCCTAAACAAATCTTTATTTACATCATCAAAATCAACAATTAAGGTTGGTCTTGGGCAGACAAGTGCATTACATCAGATAATGGCAATTAATGATGGAAGTGATTCATATTCAATTCAGTATCCTTTCTTATCAGTTGGAAGCACATCCGGAATAGGAACATTTGGTGCAGAAATTTCTGGTAATAATTTCATAATTAAATTCTATGCAGATCCTTCGATTTCTGGCAACTTAGAAATACTTTCTTTTAGTGAAAATTTCTATAAAGATTTGGATGTTGTTAACATCCCACCCGCCTTAACTTACTCACCTGTCAGGCAGGAAGTTGAAGTTGCCAAGTATTATGGTACAAATTCTCCAAATATAAACAAATATGATTTTGAAGCAAAATATGAAGGTGTGCCAATTTTTATGAAAACTTTTAATCCATCAGATAGTGATGTTTTAAATCCAGCGACAGGTGTGTTTACAATTGCAAATCATTTCTTTAACACAGGAGAACAGTTAATTTATACTCCAAAATCGACTTTTATTGGAATTGGAACTTCTGCGATGGGAATTGGTGCTACAGCAAATTATGTTGGCGTAGTTACAACAATACTACCATCGGTGGTATATGCAATAAAAGATAGTAATAGTACATTTAGAATTTCAACAAGAAAGGAATACGCTACTCAAGGAATTGGCGTAACATTTACATCCTTTGGTTTGGGAAATGCTCATCAATTAGAAATGTATAAAAAGAATGAAAAATCAATAATTTCAATTAATGAAATTGTACAAAGTCCTCTTGCATATTCCAATATAACTCATACATTGTCTGGAAATGGAGGACAAATTGGCACAGCATCTACAATTTTTGCTTTGAGTGGCATTAGTTCTATTACTCCAACGGATATAATAAAAATTGATGACGAGTATATGCGTATTGAGAATGTAGGACTAGGTACAACTAACAGTGGTCCTATTACATTTGCTGGAAGTATTTCTCTTGTAGAAGTTACTCGTGGACTTGTTGGATCTACTGCCGGACTGCATACCGATAGTTCTATCGCTAGAGTTTATAGGGGATCTTACAATATTTCTGAAAATAAAATTTTCTTTACAGAAGCTCCTAGAGGAAACTCTCTCGATTTAGTTGGACCTAGCGAATCTAACTTGTTAAGAGAAAGGGCTTCTTTTAATGGAAGAGTTTTCTTAAGGGAAGATTATACATCTAATCAAGTTTATGATGATATTTCAAATCAATTTACTGGAATTGGGCAAACTTTTATATTAACCTCTCAAGGAATAAACACTGTTGGATTGGGAACTTCTGGAGGAAATGGAATCGTATTCATTAATAATATTTTCCAATCTCCAACAACATTTAACAACTCATCAAATAACTATTTGATAACAGAAAACTCTGGAATTACTAATATCACTTTTTCGGGAATAACATCATCCAATAGTAATATATTTACATCACAGTATGACATTAATCAAAATCAACTTCCTCGTGGTGGTGTAATTGTATCTCTCGGATCTACTGGAGGTCTAGGAATAGCTCCTCTCGTAGGAGCTTCTGTTACTGCCGTTGTCGGTGCAGGTGGGTCAATAGTTGCAATTGGAATTGGAACTATTGATATTATTGGGTCCGGATATAGAAATCCTGTTTCTGTTGCAATTACCGAAAGTGGACACATTGGAACTGGAGCTGTTATAACTGCAAATGTTGGAGCAGGTGGAACTTTATCATTCAATATTGTCAATCCGGGAGCAGGATACACTAATCCAACAGTGAATGTTTCTTCCCCTTCTTATGAAAACTTACCCGTAACTGGTGTTTCTAGACTTGGAATTGGAAACACAACAGCGACTGGAATTGGTTTACTTTTAAATATTGAGGTTGGGGCAAGTTCAACTACTACTGGAATTGGATCTACTTTATTTGAAGTTAAGAATTTTAACATTGCCAGAAATGGTTATTCTTTTAGAGTAGGTGATGTATTTAAACCAGTAGGACTAGTGACCGCAAAAGGTCTATCTTCTCCAATTAGTGAATTTCAATTAACTGTTCTTGATGTATTTACAGATTCCTTTGCAGCTTGGCAATTTGGTGAGTTAGATTATATAGATTCTATAAAAAATTATCAAGATGGAATAAGAACAAGATTTCCTCTTTATTATAATTCTGAAATTTTAAGTTTTGAGATTGACGAAAATGACCCAGATTCTCAACTAATTGACTTGGATTCAGTTATTCTTATCTTTATTAATGGTGTTTTACAGGAACCTGGAGTTTCATACCAATTTAATGGAGGAACTTCATTTACATTCTCGGCCGCACCAAAACCGGAAGATAATATAGCGATATTCTTCTATCGTGGCACAAGAGATGAAGATACGATTCAAATTAATGCGATAGAGACTGTTAAAGTTGGAGATACTGTACAAATCTTTAGTAATAACGCAAATATTCAAAATACAATCACTCAAGATGCGAGAGTCATTAATGATGTTTCTGCTTCTGACAAAATTGAAACAAATCTATATACTGGTCAGGGAGTTGATGAATCTAATAACAAACCTCTCTATTGGACTAAACAAAAAACGGACCTAATACTTAATGGCGAAATTGTTTATAAATCAAGAGACTCTTTAGAATCGCAAATTTATCCAACTGCAAATATCATAGGAAATTTCAATAATTCTACAAATCAAATATTTGTTGATGATAGTAGTCTTTTCAATTATGAAAATCAATTGCCAATTAATTTTGATGCATTTATTTTCTCTAATAATTCTGTAGATGAGTATGAAATAATTACAAATATATCCGATGTAGAGGGATATGACGTTTCTATCATAGGAATTGCAACCACATCTGGAATTGGATCTCTTTTAGCACTTAAGTTTACTTTAGATAGAGATCCATTCTCCTTCCCAGACTTGCAGGTTGGATATCCTGTTTATATTACCGAAACTACTGTTGGGCAGGGAGTAACATCTATAAACACAAGTAATACTGATACTATTTCCATTAGCACTTCTTTCTTGAATAACATTTATCAAATTCACGCAATTAATTCCACATTAGGTATCATAACTTGCAATATTGCATCCAACACATCCATTGTTGGCATTGCAACTACTGGCACACTCGAATATCCTGTAGGTAGATTGTCTTGGGGAAGATTATCAGGATTCTCTAGATCCAATAATCCAATTTCAATAGGGGTGACGGATTATACATCAAGCATTGGAATTACTACATTTGGATATAATTCTGGATTATCCACATATCCAATTATTCAAAGAAGGGGATATGGATTAAGAAGTAATGGATCTCTTAAAAAGGATCTCTAACACAATATAAATATAAAAAAAAGAATCATATAGATGTCTGCACTTGTAACAGATCAATTTAGAATTTTAAATGCCAGTAATTTTATAGAATCAATAGATGATTCTTCTAATTCTTATTATGTTTGGGTTGGTCTTACTAACCCAAATCTGTATACTGGTTTTGGAAGAAATTTAAATTGGGATGGTCCCGGAATAGCAAATGGTGTGATACCAAACCCAGTAGATAATTTAAATTATCTTACACAGTATGAAGATACTCTTCTTTTTGGAAAAAAAGTTACTTCCTCAAATATAAGAAGAGTTGTTAAAAGAGTGGATTGGGTGAGGGGTAAAAAGTATGATATGTACAGACACGATTATAGTGTTGAAAATTTATCCCCAGTATCAAGGGGAGCAAGGTTATATAATTCTGAATATTATGTTTTAAACAGTGATTACAAAGTTTACATTTGCATAGAAAATGGATCTAGTGGCATCAATACCACAGGAAATCAATCCCAATATGAACCAACAACTACGGATTTAGAGCCTACTGTAGCCGGAACTGGAGAGGATGGATATGTTTGGAAATATCTATTTTCAGTTGCCCCATCAGATATTATAAAATTCGATTCAACAGAATATATAACATTGCCAAATAATTGGGAAACATCTACTGATTCCCAAATTGTTGCAGTAAGAGAAAATGGAGATTCTACATTAAATAGTAATCAAATTAAAACAGTCTATATTTCAAATACAGGATCAAATTATACTTCGGGTGAAGTAGATATTTTGGGAAATGGAACTGGTGGAAGAGTATTTGTCCAAACAAATGCGAATGGTGAAATTACAGATACTACAGTAACTTCTGGTGGCACCGGATACACTTATGGAATCGTCGATTTGGGTCCTCTACAACCTGGAAGCACTATCAGTAACCCTGCAAAACTAATCCCCATTATACCGCCTTCTAGAGGGCACGGGTTTGATTTATATAAAGAACTTGGTGCAGATAGGGTAATGATCTATGCGCGATTTGATGATTCTACTAGAGATTTTCCAACGAATACAAAATTTTGTCAGATAGGAATCTTAAAAAATCCAACAACATTTATATCTACAGAAACTTTTAGTGGTGGGGAGTTTTCTGGATTATACGCTATGCAGTTTAATTCGGTTAATTCATTCTTACCACAAATTGGAGAAAAAATTAAGCAAACAGTTTCTACAGGAGTTGCCGTTGGTTATGTTGCATCATATGATTCGGATACAAAAGTTTTAAAATATTTTAGAGATAGATCTTTATATTATGGTTCAGCACATGATCAAACTGATTATGTTGGGATTTCAACACGAGCAGATGCAAATACAAATTTTAGTTCTTCTGGCGGAAATGTAGTTGGAGAAACAAGTAGTTTTTCTGGACAAATATCCTCTTTCTCCGGAATTACAACTACAGTAAATAATTCAATTATCAATCTTGGAGTAACATTTACAAATGGTCTTGCAAATCCTGAAATAAATAAAAAAACAGGAGATATAATCTATATTGATAATAGACCTCTTGTATCTCGTAATGTTAGACAAAAAGAAGACATTAAAATTATCCTGGAATTCTAACCAATGGCACAAAAAACAAATTTAAATGTAAGTCCTTACTTTGATGATTTTGACGCCGAAAAGAATTTTTATAAAGTTCTTTTTAATCCAGGAAAACCTGTACAAGCAAGAGAATTAAATAATATTCAATCAATTTTACAAAATCAGGTTGAATCCTTTGGAAGCCATATCTTTAAAGAAGGATCTGTAGTAATTCCTGGCAACTTAACATATGATTCGCAGTTTAATGCGGTTAAGTTAAACCCAACTAATTTTGGCGTAAATATCTCACTATACATCAATCAATTTGTAGGTAAAAAAGTTACCGGACAAATTTCTGGTGTAACTGGAGTTATTCAAAAAATTGAAATACCCGATTCGGTTAATAATTTAGAATACATTACATTATATGTAAAATATATTGATTCTGGAGAAAGTTTTGCAATTACCCCATTCCAAGATGGTGAATCATTATTTGCCAGTGAGAATATAGTTTATGGAAATACAACTATTGTATCTGGGAATCCATTTACATCATTGATTTCTACTGATGCAACTGCTATTGGTTCTGCAGTTTCTATTGATACTGGAATTTACTTTGTAAGGGGAATTTTTGTAAATGTTTCTAAGCAAACAATTATTTTAGATTATTATACCAATACTCCTTCATATAGAGTAGGTCTTAAAGTATCGGAAGAAATTGTAACTGCTAAAGAAGATTCTTCTTTATATGATAATGCGAAAGGATTTACAAATTATGCTGCACCGGGTGCAGACAGGTTTAAAATAGGATTAACATTAACTAAAAAAACAATTGATAGTGTTGATAGTGATGTAGATTTTATTGAACTTCTCAGGTTAGATGCTGGGCAAGTTAAAAAATTAAATACAAATACAGAATATTCACTAATAAAAGATTATCTAGCACAAAGAACTTTTGACGAATCTGGAAACTATTCAGTATCTCCTTTTAAAATTTCTTTACACGATTCTTTAAATGACAGACTTGGAAATAATGGTTTATTTTTCAAAGACCAAAAAACCGAGAGTGGAAATACACCTTCAGATGATCTTCTGTGCATTAAATTATCTCCAGGTAAAGCATATGTAAGAGGATACGATATTGAAAAAGTTTCTACTACTATTTTAGATGTACCAAAACCTAGAGAAACTCAAAATGTAAGTAACGTGAGCATCCCATTCGAAATGGGAAGTTTATTGAGAATTAATAATATAACAGGATCGCCAAAACAAAATGAATCTGTAGAACTTCATTCAGTTAGAAGAAGCGCATCGGGAGATCCAAGTTCTACAACAAAAATTGGAGATGCAAGAGTCTATAATTTTAGATTGACTGACGCCGCATACTCATCAGCAACTACAAATTGGGATGTATACTTATATGATATTCAAACCTATACCACTCTAATCTTAAATCAAGCATTATCACAATCCCAGTTACCTGCAACTTCATATATTAAAGGAAAAAGTAGCGGTGCAAGTGGATATGTAGTGTCTGCTGGAGATGGAACAACTACAGTTAGCGTGAGGCAAACTTCAGGAACTTTTATAAAAGGTGAGCAAATAATTATTAATGGTTTGGAATTATATCCCAGATCAATTGCCAATATCACCGTGTATAACAGTGATGATATTAAACAAGTTTATCAATCTGGAGTTACTACATCATTCATAGGAGATTCGGTTTTATCGAAACAACTTCCCATCGGATTTAATGCTTCAGACTCTATTAACATTACCGCAGGTGGTGTTGTAACTTCTCCTGGAAAATTTTTCAATACAATTAAACCAGGAAGTATTATTAGATATCAAACCTCAAACGGTTCGGTAGAAAACTTTAATAGAGTAACCAGTATTAGTCTAACTGGTGACTCTATGACGGTTGTAGGTATTGCAACTGTTACGGGAGTTTGTAATGGCGCAATTGGCGTTTCAACAAATATATCGTTTAGTATTGGTTCCCCATCAATTAGAAATCTTGAAAAAGGATTTTTATATGCAGAAGTACCAAATTCTAATTTGTCATCGATAGATTTAAATGATTCAATTTTAACATTTAGTGCCCAATCAACAAGCGCAAAATCTTCAAGTAGTCCAATTGTATTATCAGTATCTGACTTTTCACTACCATCCGGATTAACAACAGCATTATTTCAGGGATTTGATGAGGAGCGTTATTCAGTGCATTATACTGATGGCACTACGCAGTCATTAACAGCAGACCAATTTTCACTATCCAATAATCAGGTTACTTTATCAAATCTTACTTCTGGAAAAACCACATCTTCTATTAATGCAACATTCATTAAAAATGGAGTACAAAGTAAAGAGAAGCAATATAACAGAAGTCAAAAAATCAACGTAATTTACTCAAAATATTTGGAGTCTGGTACTGGAATTAGCACTTCTATTAATGATGGTCTCGAATACAACCCATATTATGGATTAAGAGTTCAAGATGAAGAGATTTCTCTTAATTATCCAGACGTTGCGAAAGTTTTAGCAGTTTATGAATCGTTAAATACTTCCAATCCTTCCCTAGACACAATTTCTTTCAGTAGCGTATTAAATATTGGCGGAAATGCAATCATTGGTGAAAACATCATTGGTTCTGAAAGTGGTTGCGTAGCTAGAGTTGTGACGAGATCTACAAATAGTGTAGATGTTGTATTTTTAAATTCAAATAGATTCCTTACAAATGAGAGGGTAACATTTGAAGAATCAAATATCGTAGGTGAAATCGATTCCATTACTCTAGGAAGTTACAATGATATAACTAATAGATTTAAATTAGATAAGGGACAAAAAGAACAATATTATGATTATTCGAGAATTGTAAGAAATGAGGGTGAAACGGAGCCATCTAGAAGGGTACTAGTTGTTTTTGATTACTTCAGTGTGCCTGCCACAGACAATGGAGATGTATTTACTGTATTAAGTTACAATAAAGAGCAATTTGCGGACGATGTTCCTTTAATTGGATCCAGAAATATAAGAGCTTCAGATACTCTTGATTTTAGACCTCGTGTATCGGTATTTTCAGGATCCAATGCTTCACCATTTGATTTTTCAAATAGAAACTTTAGTTCTTCCATTAAGTTAAATTTAACACCAAACGAAAGCACTATAATTAGTTATGACTATTATATTGGAAGAATAGATAAGGTTTATCTTGATAAGAGTGGTGAGTTTGTTTATGTTCAGGGAACTTCGGCAACAAATCCAAAATCTCCAATAAAAATTGATGATGTGATGGAGATTGCTACAATCAATCTCCCTCCATATCTTTATACTCCGAAGAGTGCAACATTATCACTTGTTGATAATAGAAGATATACAATGAGAGATATTGGTCTCATTGAAAATAGAGTTAAAAATCTTGAGCGAATAACTTCCCTATCTCTTTTAGAGTTAAGTACTCAAACATTGCAAGTTCAAGATTCTCAAGGATTTAACAGATTTAAGACCGGATTTTTTGTCGATGATTTTAAAAACTATGACAGAGTGAATTTAAACCTATCACTTCTGGAAATAGATCCTGAATTGCAAGAAATGAGACCAATTATTGCCCGTAATAGTCTTAAAAATTATCTTGCACCATCACTCAACACAACAGATGAAGAAGTAGATTTATCAACTAATTATGCTTTAATTGATTCTAATGTACAAAAGACAGGAAGCACTGTAACTCTTAAATACACTTCTGAAAAGTGGATTAATCAACAACTTGCAACACAAGTAGAAAATGTCAACCCATTCCACGTAATTTCATATAAGGGGTCGGTCAAGTTATCTCCAGATAGAGATAACTGGGTTAGAACAGTACAACTGCCAAATAAAACAATATCTGTTACTGATTTTGTTTTGGTTGAGAGAGATAACACTGTTTTGGGAGATAGAACAGTTAGAGTTGATAACGGTGCTGATGCTAGTAGAACCGAACTTTCGACCGAATTCTCTCAAACCGTAACTGAAACCAGTAGTTCATCTACTAGAAGCACTAGTTCTACAAGATTGGTAGAAGCGCGTGCTGAAGAGTATATGAGATCTAGAAATACTGAATTTTCAATTACTAGCCTGAAACCTTACACTAGATATTATCAATTTTTAGATGGAAATGGATCTGTAGATTTTATTCCAAAACTCATTGAAATTGCCAACAGCGAGTCATTAGAAAATTACGGTGCATCATCCGCATTTACTATTGGAGAAACTGTAATCGGTTATGACAATCAGAATAATAAGATAATTACTTTTAGAGTGGCAATGCCATCTCATAAAATTGGTCCTTTCAATTCACCAACAACTAAATTTACGGCAAATCCATATTTTAGAACAGAATCAATTCCGGATGCATATAGTGCTTCATCAAAGATTTTGAATCTGGATACATATTCAATATCGGAAGAGGCGCAAGGTCTTTATTCTGGATATTTGGTAAAAGGTGCTAAACTTATTGGACAAACAAGTGGTTCTGTGGCATATGTAAAAGATCTGAGATTGATATCTGATAACTATGGAGACTTAATTGGATCTTTCTTTATTAGAGACCCTAATACTAATCCTGCACCAGATGTAAGAATTAATACCGGTACTAAAACATATAAAATTACATCTAGTCCTACAAATGAAGTCGCCGTTGCCGGAAGCACTACAGTTTCATCTGCAGAAACAAATTATATTTCAGATGGAACTTTGGAATTGTATGAAACTACGATTACAAATACAACAACGGTAACAAACACTCGTTTGACCACTACAAATATAACAAGAGTAACAACGAATTTCGAACAAACACAGTTTCCTCAACAAAATAGAGGTGGTGGAAAGGACCCTCTCGCCCAAACTTTTACTGTTGATCAAGATGGCGGATTTTTAACTGAAGTAGATCTATTTTTCTATAAAAAAGATAGTGGAAATAATCCCCTCACAGTCGAAGTAAGGACTGTTGAGTTAGGTACTCCCACAACAACAGTAATTGGAAATTCTGTCACTTTGAGACCAGACCAGATTCAGACTTCAGATGATGCAACAGCGGTAACAAAGGCAGTATTTGACTATCCAATCTATTTGGCACCTGGGTTAGAATATGCGATTGTGTTGTTAGCTCCAGAAAGCATTGAATATGAAGTCTTTATTGCTGAAATGGGCAAGAAAACAATTCAATCAAGAAATCTTCCAGATTCTGAATCAGTTGTATATACACAACAGTTTGCTATGGGAAGTTTGTTCAAATCTCAAAATGGATCTATTTGGACTGCAGACCAATACCAAGATATGAAATTTACTCTATATAGAGCAAATTTTGTTACTAATACTCCTGCTACTGCATATTTCTATAATCCAACACTTAATGAAAGTAATGGATATATTCCAAATCTTCAAAATAATCCTATCACAGCATTCCCAAGAAAACTGAGTGTTGGAATTACTACCGCAACAAATTCTACTATGGTAGGAATTTTAACTACTGGAAGAAAGATTAGTGAAAGTACAAAAACATACAATTATGGATATATTGTAGGGACTGGTTGCTCGGTTTCATCTGTCGGTCTTACGACATCTGGATCAAATTATGTATCAGACACTAGTGTTTCAACATATAACATTATTGGCAGCGGTTCTGGTCTTACGTTAAATATAACAGCATCTTCTGGATCTATCACTGCTGTGTCAGTTGTAAATCCAGGTAATGGATATGCAGTTGGTGATGTTGTCGGTATTGTAACCTCTTCTGTTTCAAGTAATAGTGGTAGAGATGCCAGAATTACAATTACTGGTAACAACAACGGTATTGATACATTATATCTGAGTAATGTACAAGGTCAATCATTTACTTCAGACGGAACTGCAAATCTAGTTTACTTCGATTCTTCTAATAATTCAGTTTCTTTAGGAAATACATATATTACTAATTCCACCCCAGTTGGATCAATTTATAGTGGAAATTTCGTCAAGGTAAATCATTTTAATCACGGAATGTATGCGGCAAATAACAAAGTCGCAATTAGTGGTGTTGTACCAAATACGGCACCAACAACACTTTCCCAATCTGCTACATCTTCTTCTACATCAATTTCAGTTGCCAGCACTTCAAACTTTACAACTTTCGAAGGTAAGTCAGTAAATGGAACTAATCCAGGATACGCCATAATTGAGAATGAAATCATTAAGTATGAGAGTATTGGATCTGGAACTTTAGAGACTATAACTAGAGGACAATCTTCAACTCTTGCACTTCCACATTCTGTTAACGTCCCAGTATACAAATATGAATTTAATGGAATTTCTCTACAGAGAATTAACACAACTCACGATATTAGTGACACTGGATTGGACATTGATAATTATTACGTTGAAATTGATAGATCTTCTAATGGTGTTAACAGAAGTAGTGATAATACACCTTCAGGATATCCACAACTATCATTCTCATCAGAACTTACTTCCGGAGGATCTAGAGTATTTGCATCTGAAAATATTCAATATGATGCAATAATTCCATTCTATGATGCAGCAACTCCTACTGCAGCAACTTCATTGTCTGCAAAGATTAGATCAGTTAGTGGAACTAGTATTAGTGGCAATGAAGTTTCTTTCCAAGATTTGGGTTATGAAGATATTCAAATAAATTCCTTAAATACACTTTCTTCATCAAGAATTGTTGCATCTAAGGTAAATGAAGATGCATTCTTAACTTCTCTATCAAGAAACAAGTCATTTACAACAGCATTGACAATGACATCAAGTAATAAGTATGTTTCTCCTCAAATTTTCTTAGATACATCATTTACGGATTTCCATAGCAATAGAATTAATTCTCCAATATCTAATTACCAACAAGATGGTAGAGTTAATTCTATTCTCAATGACCCACACGCAGCAATTTACATTTCAAATACAGTAAGATTGTCTCAACCAGCAACTTCACTTAAAGTAATTCTTTCTGCGTATAGACATTTCTCTGCAGATTTTAGAGTTCTTTATAGTCTAATAAGAGCAGATTCTAGTGAAGTTGAGCAGTCTTTTGAATTATTCCCAGGATATGATAATTTAACGGTGGATAATAATAATGACGGTTATTCTGACGTTATTGACCCAGCAAATAATAGTGGACTTTCCGATATTTTTGTCCCTGCAAGTAATCAAAATCAATTCTTAGAGTATGAGTTTTCTGCAAATAATCTTGGACAATTTAGCGGATTTACAATTAAAATTGTGATGTCCTCTACAAATCAAGCATATCCACCTAGATTTAAAGATTTAAGATCCATTGCAATTAGATGATGATACCAGTAAAAGGGCACCCAAATTTATATCGAGACGAAAATTCTGGAGCGATTGTAAACTGTGACAACAATGCCTATAATCAATATGTAAATAGTTTGAGTAATAGAGAATCACAAAAAAATGAATTGAATAAAATTAAACAAGATATAGATGAAATTAAAACTTTATTAAAGGAGATAATCAATGGATCCAAATGAAATTACTCTTAATACTATTGATAAGTTGTTTGAATATGAGAAACATTCAAGATTTATTGATGAAATGGATTTTAATCAACTTAAAAATTTTTCAAAATTGTATTGTAAATTATATTTGAAGCAACAAGAGGTTATGAAATCTTTGGGAGCACTTTGAAATATAAATAAGAAGTAGATCTTAAAAAGATAGATGGCTGCAGTATACGTAAATAATCTAGTCGTAAATTCTGGAGCCGACTTTAGCCAATCTTTTACTTTAGAAGGCACCGACACAAATTCTGCATTTGATTTGACTGGATATACAGTCGAATCTCAAATGAGAAAATGGGCAGGTAGTTCTAGCGCAGTACCATTTACTACTTCGGTTGAAATGCCATCAACCGCAGGAAAAATTTTAATTAAATTAACTGCTGCTCAAACAACCATTATTAAACCTGGCAGATATGTATATGATGTTGTCATCATCGATGACATTGGAGTTAAAAACCGAGTTATTGAAGGAATGGTTCTTGTAACAGAAGGAGTTACTCGATAATGTCAGATATTAAAGTCAGAGTTGGACAACAAAATGCAGTAAAAATTGTTTCCAGTATTTCTGGCTCTTCTGGTGGCAGAGCAGTAACTGCAGAAAATGTAATTGGCGGTATTGCATCAGTTACTCAATTATCAGTAAATAATGTAAGTGGAGTTTCAACTTTTACTGGATCAGTATCAATTGGTGGTAGTTTAACTGTAGGATCATTTTCTGTAGATGAATTTACTGCAGGAATTGCAACAGTAACAGATGAATTGTATTACACTGCATACGATTCTGGAGTTGCATATTTTGATCCATCAGGTCTTGTAGTTTCTACTGGGGCTGCTTCAACAACAAATTCCATAGATTATAGTAACTATGTTTTAACAACTAATAATGTTGGAATTATCACCTGGACAAGAATATTAGATGGAGGTACTTACTAATGGCAAAACCAGCAAGTAGACAACAATTAATTGATTACTGTTTAAGACGATTGGGAGCACCTGTACTGGAAATTAACGTTGATGATGACCAAATCGACGATTTAGTTGACGATGCGCTTCAATACTTTCAAGAGAGGCATTTTGATGGTGTTGAGAGAATGTATCTCAAGTATAAAATTACACAAGAAGACTTAAATAGAGGACAAGCGGATCCTAAAGTTGGGGTCGGTATTGTTACCACTACCGGATCGGCAAATATTAGTGGAATTGGAACTACTACGTTTAGTTTTTATGAAAATTCTAATTTTATTCAAGTACCAGATTCTATAATTGGTATTGAAAAAGTTTTTAAATTTGATACTAGCACTATTTCTGCAGGAATGTTTAGTATTAAGTATCAATTATTTTTAAACGACTTATATTACTTCAATTCTGTTGAACTTCTTCAGTATTCGATGGTTAAAACTTATTTAGAAGACATTGACTTTTTACTTACCCCAGATAAGCAAATACGATACAATAAAAGACAAAATAGATTGTATTTAGATATAGATTGGACTGCAAAAGCGAAAGATAATTATATTATTATTGATTGTTATAGAATTTTAGATCCTAATGAGTTCACTAAAGTTTATAATGATAGCTTTTTAAAAATGTATCTAACTTCTTTAATTAAAAGGCAGTGGGGTCAAAATTTAATTAAATTTAGAGGAGTTAAACTTCCTGGTGGAATTGAACTAAATGGTAGAGAAATATATGAAGATGCTGTGAAAGAGTTAGCAGACATACAACAAAGAATGTCTATGGATTATGAACTTCCACCTTACGATTTTATTGGATAATAATGGCACTCAATCCTTTCTTTTTACAAGGTTCTCCCGGAGAACAAAGACTTGTACAAGACTTAATTAATGAGCAACTGAAAATCTATGGAATAGATGTCATCTATATTCCAAGAAAATTTGTAAGAAAACAAACTATTATTAGGGAAATTCAATCCTCTAAATTTGATGATAACTACGCAATTGAAGCATATATTAACAACTATGATGGATATAGTGGTCAAGGAGATATTCTTTCAAAATTTGGAATGAGTTTGAGGGATGAACTAAGTTTAATTATTTCAAAAGAAAGATTTGAGGATTTTATTTCTCCATTTTTAGAAGGAGAATCTTCTGATGAGATTGTTCTTTCTTCTAGACCCAGAGAAGGTGATTTGATCTATTTTCCTTTAGGTCAAAGAATATTTGAAGTTAAATTTGTTGAACATGAAGTTAATTTTTATCAATTGGGAAAACTTTATATGTATGAATTAAAATGTGAATTATTCGAATATGAAGACGAAATGGGTGGGTGGAACAACATTAATACTACAGTTGATGAGATTGATTCTAGATTAGAAAATCAAGGTTACATAACAACTCTTAAACTAATATCATTTGGAGAACAGGCTACAGGAATAGCCTATACAACAACAGGTTATATTCGCAAAGTGGTATTGACAAACGATGGTTATGACTATACTTCCCCACCTATTGTTGCAATCTCTTCTGCTCCTGCTGGTGGAATTAATGCTACTGCAGTTGCAATAACAACTTCAAAAGCTGGAATATATTCAGTAAAAGAAATTCTTTTAACAAATTCTGGTGCTGGATATACAGTTACACCTACCATAACACTTAGTGGAGTTGGATCGGGCGCATCTGCAACTTGTGTGCTTGTGACTAACTCAGTTGGAATTAGATCGGTCGGTCCTTTAATTGTTGGAAGTGGTTACCCAGTTTCTCCAGCGATAAGATTTTCTTCTCCACTTTCGGGAGTTGGCACTGCAATTGGAAGAGTATCTATTAGCACTACCGGAAATATAACTCAAATTTTACTCTCAGATGCTGGTATTGGATATACCTCCGGTATAGGAGTGACAATATCACCTCCACCAATTTTAACTGGTATTGGAACATTTATTTTTAATGAAATTGTAACTGGATCTATATCTGGTGCTAAAGCAAGAGTTAAAACTTGGAATAAAGATCAAAATATTTTGAAAGTTGGTACGACAGATGGAACATTTATGCCAGCAGATATTATAGTTGGGTCTGCTTCATCGGCAAGATATAGCATTGATTACATTGAAAATGCAAAATTTGAAGATAAATATGAAGATAATGATCAGATTGAAAAAGAAGCTGATTTAATCGTTGATTTTACTGAAAAAAATCCTTTTGGAAATTACTAATGCTAGGAAATTATTACTATCATCAAATAATTAGAAAAGTTATTATTGCTTTTGGCACATTATTTAATCAAATTTATATTAAACATCTTGATAAAGAAGGAGATGTTTATAATGAAATGAGAGTACCATTAGCATATGGTCCAATGCAAAAGTTTTTAGCACGTATTGAACAGCAATCAGATTTAAATAAACCTGTGCAAACAACTTTACCTAGATTATCATTTGAGATGACTTCAATTCAATATGATGCAACTAGAAAAGCAAATATTACCCAAACATTTAAAGCTTCTGACGGAACAAATTTGAAAAAAGTTTATTTGCCTGTTCCATATAATATTGGGTTTCAATTAAATGTAATGACAAAATTACAGGATGATGCTTTGCAAGTGGTTGAGCAAATATTGCCTTATTTTCAACCAGCATTCAATCTAACCGTAGATTTAATTGATTCGATTGGGGAAAAGAGAGATATCCCCATTGTTTTAGATAATGTATCATTTACGGATGATTATGAGGGAGATTTTTCAACAAGAAGAGTATTAATTTACACTTTTAATTTTACAGCAAAAACATATCTATTTGGTCCTATCGCGGATTCTACGGATGGTCTTATTCGTAAGGTTCAAGTCGATTACTATAATTCAACTGATGTGACAACTGCAAAGAGAGAAATGAGATATACACTTACCCCAGATCCCATCGATGCAAATCCAGATGATGATTTTGGATTTAATGAAACTTGGCAAAGTTTTGAGGACTCTAAAACTTATAGTCCAACACAGCAAAGGGATATTTAACATAGTATGAGTAATACATTTGACAGTTTAGATTCTGCTCTTAACATTGAAAGTAATATTGTTGAAGTAGAAAAAGTAAAGGAAGAATTAAAAATATCTCCGTTGAAGGTAGATGATATTCAGAAAGATTATGAATATACCAGAGCAAATCTTTATTCTTTAATTGAAAAGGGACAAGAAGCAATTAATGGAATAATGGAACTTGCTGGTGAAGGTGGAAGTCCAAGAGCGTATGAAGTTGCTGGACAGTTAATTAAGAATGTTGGAGATGTGACAGATAAACTTATAGATTTACAGAAAAAACTTAAAGATGTTGAAGATGAATCTGTAAAAACAACTAATAATGTGACGAACAATGCGGTTTTTGTCGGATCAACATCAGAATTGTCAAAATTACTCAAGCAAGGTTTTCTAAATAATAAAGAGTAATTTTAATCTCCTAATGGGTTGGTCGGACAAATATAAAAAATCTATTGACTGCGACAATCCAAAAGGATTTTCACAAAGAGCTCATTGTCAGGGTCGTAAAAAGAAATTGAAAGAGCAATTGAAACCATTTAAAACTGTTGAGCAAATTGCGAAGAAGCATCGTATGGATGTTTCTTTCATTCAAAAGCAATTGGATATGGGCGAACCTATTGAGCACGAGCATACCAAAAATCATACTCTTGCTAAAGAAATTGCCCTTCAACATTTAGATGAAATTCCAGACTATTACACTCGTTTGAAAAAGATGGAAGCAGATGCCAAAAAGCATCATAAAAAATTTAAGGATGTTACTGAAGGGTCTTTGCATCAATGGTTTAAGGGTTCGAAATCAAAAGAAGGAAAACCCGGATGGGTAAATGTAGTGACTGGTGGAACTTGTGCAAGTGACGAAGCGGGCGAAGGAACTCCCAAATGTGTTTCTTCCACAAAAAGAGCATCAATGACTCCTGCAGAAAGACGCTCTGCAGCAAGAAGAAAAAAAGCAGCAGATCCAGGTCAGCAAGCAAAATCTGGTGCTGCAAAACCAACTTATGTTTCAACAGACAAACCAAAGAAAATGAACGAAGAATCAGATGTAAAAGGTAAGGGTAGTGGAAAAAAAGATGCTTGCTATAATAAAGTAAAGTCAAGATATGATGTTTGGCCAAGTGCATATGCATCTGGAGCACTTGTTAAATGTCGCAAAGTTGGTGCTGATAAGTGGGGAACAAAATCAGAGGAAACTATAATTGGAGAGGGTCAAAAGTGTTGGCCAGGATATAAAAAGAAAGGAACAAAAAAAATGTTTGGTAAGACATATAATAATTGTGTAAAGGCAAATGAAGAAATGGAAATGAAAAGATACTGCCCCAAATGCAAAAAAGATGAGACTCGTAATGAGTGTAAATATGGACCAAAATATTGGGATATGTTTTCCACCCCATCAGCATTGACAACTAATCAATTAAAATATAATATTGCTACAGTGCATCCTGGCAATTTTCCAGAGTCATATGACCACGAGCATTCAATGGCAAGATCTGAAATTTCCACCATTATTTCTGCAGCAAAGAGACTCAAAAAGAAGGTAAAAGGTGAAGGTAACATTGAAGCGTGGGTTCAATCAAAAATTACTAAAGCAGCAGATTATCTTGATGCTGCTGCAGATTATGTTGATAGTGGTGAAATGAAGGCAGAAGAATATTCAAACTGGAGATCAGATTTTGGATTATCTGAAGATTGGCAAAAAGTCAATCGTAAAGATAAAACTGATGGATTAAGTCAAAAAGCAGTGAATGCTTATCGTCGTGAGAATCCAGGTTCAAAACTCCAAACTGCAGTAACTGAAAAAAATCCAACAGGTAAAAGGGCAGGTCGTCGTAAAAATTTTTGTAGTCGTATGTCTGGGATGAAGGATAAACTCACTTCCGCAAAAACTGCAAGAGACCCAGATTCAAGAATTAACAAAGCACTTCGTCGTTGGAACTGTAACTAAAATGAAATCTTTTCAACAGTTTATTTCAGAAAGCGTCAATATTGCTGGAGATTTCAACGGAAATCTCTATATGAATGCATCGCAACCAGAAACTACTAAAGAGTCTTTTCTTGCTGATGTAGTTTGGCAAGGAAGACTTTATCGTATGGAAGTTGAAGGTAAAATGCTGGATAAAAATGAACTTGCCGAACAACTTCAGGGAGAATATCCCGGAGCAATCGTTCATAACGTTTATCCAAGTCAGTTAAATACTTCAAGAATTAAAAACGCACAACGATACAGACCAGAAAGATTGACTTGGAGTGATTGATTTATGGCACAATTTAATAAAAATGAGCAGGACTTTCTGAATCAAGAAAGGACCCTTTTTGAAGTCAATATGATTGCCAATAAAAATGGCGAAGTAGTTACTATTGATAATCCATTTCCAGTATCTCTTGGAAGTTCTAATATTACTATTAATGGTAATATTACAATTCCGGGAATAGTAACCGTTACAAGTTCTGCGGATAATCCAATTCATAATCACATAGTTGAAGTTGGGACAGGTGGAACATTAACAACTCCATATCTTCCAGTTGGGATTTCTACATTACTGAACACTGTATCAATTGGAAATACAGTATCAATCTCTAACACTTCATTCTATATTTTAAATCCCGTTACTTCTGTAACTGTTGGTGGAACTGTATCAATTGGAAATACAGTATCAATCTCAAATACAAGTTTTTATATAACCAATCCAGTCACAACAGTCGCAGTATCAGGTATTGGTTCAACAGTCACAGTTCAGGGAACAGTAGGTATTGGAACCACCGGACAAGTATCAATCAACCTCAACAATTCACCAGTCAGCACCACAAATCCATTTCCTGTTACAGGAACTGTTGATATTGAATTACCACCAATAGCAACTGACGCATTTGGTAGACAAAGAACTTCAAGTCCATTAACACTTTTTGATAGTTCGCACAGATATAGAGATAATAATCTTTGGAGTGGTTTAGTTGTTGGTACTGGTTCAACAGTTGGATTTTCAACTGTACAAGGTTTGATTAATATGACTGTTGGTGTAGGAAGCACCGCATCAGTCATCAGAGAAACAACAAAAGTATTTTCTTATCAACCAGGAAAGTCATTAGAAGTTTTAACTACTTTTGTAATGAATCCAGCAAAAGCAAATCTTCGTCAAAGAGTAGGATACTTTGGTGCAGACAATGGAATGTATCTGGAACTTGATGGAAGTAATTTATATTTTGTGGAAAGAACTTATGTTCCAGGAGTTGTAACAGAAACAAGGATAGCACAAGCAAATTGGAATATTGATACGATGCTTGGTGCTGGTCATTTAAATCCGTCTGGTGTTACATTAGATATTAGTAAGGCACAAATTCTTTGGATGGATATTGAGTGGTTGGGACTTGGAACTGTAAGATTGGGATTTGTAGTTGATGGTAAGTTTATTCATTGTCATTCATTTCATCACGCAAATAGAATTAACACAACTTATATCACAACAGCATCACTACCATTAAGATATGAGATTGCAAATACTGGAATTACAACCAGTGCAAGCACACTTAAACAAGTTTGTTCTACTGTAATTTCAGAGGGTGGATATGAACTTCGTGGATTGCAGCAAGCAGCAGGAACACCTGTTCAAACACCAGTTGATTTAACAACTGCAGGAACTTATTATACTGTTTTATCAATTCGCCTTAAAGCAACGCCAAATAGATTGGATGCAATTGTAATTATGACTGCACTTTCAATTCTTGGCATTACAAACAATGCAGTTTATAACTGGCAAGTAAGAGCAACAGGAACATCTGTTGGTGGAACTTGGGTCGATGCTGGTATTGATAGTTCTGTGGAATACAAAATTGATGGTGGAACTTATACTGGAGGAAGAATATTAGCATCTGGATATTTGTACGGGTCTAATCAAGGTTCAACACCAGTTGATATTCTTAAAGAGGCATTATTTAAGTTTCAGTTGGAAAGGGATGCATTAACAGGAACACCTTATGAACTTTCTCTCGTTGCTTCTTCCAATTCTAATGGTGCAGATATTCACGGGTCTATGGACTGGGAAGAAATTAGTAGGTAACTTATTATGAGTGATAACATTTATCTTGGTAATCCCAACCTAAAAAAAGCGAATACTCAAATTCAATTCACTGAAGAACAAATTATTGAGTTCTTGAAGTGTAAGGAAGACCCTGTATATTTTGCAAAGAATTATATTAAGATTGTTTCTTTGGACCACGGTCTTGTTCCATTTAAGATGTATCCGTTTCAGGAGAAACTTGTAAAGAACTTCCACGAGAATAGATTTAATATCTGCAAGATGCCCCGACAGACGGGTAAATCTACGACTTGCGTCTCATACTTATTGCATTATGCGGTATTTAACGATAATGTGAATATAGCAATTCTAGCAAACAAAGCATCCACTGCCAGAGACCTTCTCGGAAGATTGCAACTTGCTTATGAGAATTTACCCAAGTGGATGCAACAAGGTATTATATCTTGGAACAAAGGTTCTCTAGAGTTAGAAAATGGATCAAAAATTTCATCAAACTCTACTTCTTCATCTGCTGTTCGAGGTGGGTCATATAATGTCATCTTTTTGGACGAATTTGCGTTTATTCCAAATCACATTGCCGATGACTTCTTTGCTTCTGTTTATCCTACTATTTCTTCTGGTCAAAGCACAAAGGTAATTATTGTTTCTACCCCTCGCGGTATGAATCACTTTTATCGTATGTGGCACGACGCTGAAAGGGGCAAAAATGAATATGTTCCTACAGATGTACATTGGTCCGAAGTGCCTGGTAGAGACGAAGCGTGGAAGGCACAGACGATTGCAAACACGAGTGAGCAGCAGTTTAAGGTTGAGTTTGAATGTGAGTTTTTAGGTTCGGTCAATACTCTTATTAACGCAACAAAACTTCGCAATCTTGCATATGATGACCCCATCAAGAGAAATGCTGGATTGGATATTTATGAGCATCCAAAAGAAGAACACAATTATTTAATTACTGTCGATGTTGCTCGTGGATTAGGTAATGATTATTCGGCATTTGTTGTTTTTGATATTACTAATTTCCCGTATAAAATTGTAGGAAAATATAAAAACAATGAAATTAAACCAATGCTGTTTCCTAGCATTATTCATGAAGTAGCAAAAGGATACAATGATGCTTGGTTACTGATTGAGGTCAATGATATTGGTGATCAAGTTGCAAGTATCTTACACTTCGATCTTGAATATGATAATGTTTTGATGTGTGCAATGAGAGGTCGTGCAGGTCAGATTGTTGGTTCTGGTTTTAGTGGAAAGAAATCACAACTTGGTGTGAGAATGACTGCTGCTGTTAAAAAATTAGGATGCTCTAACCTCAAGACTCTACTCGAAGATGATAAACTTCTAACCGTAGATTACGATATTATTAGCGAACTTACAACATTTTCTCAAAAACACAACTCCTTTGAGGCAGAAGAGGGTTGTAATGATGACCTTGCAATGTGCCTAGTTATTTTTTCTTGGTTGGTTGCTCAAGATTATTTCAAAGAAATGACGGATAATGATGTCCGTAAGAGAATATATGAAGAGCAAAAAAATCAAATAGAACAAGATATGTCTCCTTTTGGATTTATTTCTGATGGATTAGAGGATATGGATGTATTTGTAGAACAAGAAACTGGAGACAGGTGGTTGGTGGGAGCAAATAATGCCCCTCTAGAATCTATGGAAGTCTGGAATGTGGATGAATATGGAGACAGATCTTATATGTGGGATTATAGGTGACTTTAAGAAGCAGGAAATTATAAATACTTTTAGAATATTCTGGTAATACGGAGAATAAAGATGCCGCTTAATTTAGCATCTCCTGGTATTGTAGTAAGAGAAGTTGATTTAACTCTTGGAAGAGCTACTCCTTCGTCGGATAAGATTGGCGCGATTGTAGCGCCTTTTGCGAAGGGACCTGTAGACTCGCCAACTTTAGTTGAAAATGAAAATGATTTACTCAACAATTTTGGAGAGCCATACTCAACAGATAAACATTATGAGCATTGGTTATCTGCTTCTTCATATTTGGCATATGGTGGAGCACTCCGAGTTGTAAGAGCAAATGATAATGATTTAAGAAATGGATTTGTTGGAACTGCATCAAGTGTAAAAATTGATAGTTTAGACCATTATAATGCATTGGGATATGATGAAAATACTCTTGCTGGTGTTGTAGTTGCAGCAAGAAATCCAGGATCTTGGTCAAATGGACTCAAAGTTGGTATTATTGATTCAAAAGCAGACCAAATTTTAGTTGGTATTAACACATCAGTAGCATCTGGCGTTACTGCAATTGCAGTTGGATATGGTGTTACCCAATCAGTTGCAGGTAGAGTTAATCCTGGTGCTGGTACAACTTCAACTCTTGATGGGCATTTGAAGGGAATTATTACAGAGATTTCTGGAACCAACGTATACGTTAAAGTACTTTCACACGTTTCTGCAGCAGGCACCGAAACTCAAGTTGATTATCAACCTTCTGGTGTTTATGCATTCTCTTCAAGTGGAAGTGTTGCAATTCATACTAGCGGACAAACTGTTGCTACAGGATCAACTTCGTATACTTCCAGACTAGATTGGTTTGACCAACAAACTTTAGGTCTCACAAGTACTTCGTCTATTTCTTGGAACAATATTGCTCCAAGACCAGGAACTTCTGCATATGCTGCAGCAAGAGACTCAAGATTTGATGAAGTCCACGTAGTAGTAATTGATGCTTTTGGTACAATTACAGGAAATGCTGGTACAATTCTTGAGAAGCATTTGAGTTTGTCGAAGGCATCTGATGCAGAGTTTTCTGTAGGAAATCCATCTTACTGGAGAAAGTATGTTGCAAATAATTCGCAGTATATCTTCGGTCTAGGAGCTCCTACTGGAATTGTTACTACAGGATATAGTAGCGGATTTACTTTAGAGTCGGATGTTGCTTGGGATCAGGAAGCAGAGGGAATTGCCTTTGCTGCTGCTGGAGCATCTACAAACACTCTCACTGGTGGTAAAGACTACAGTGGTGTGGCAAACCTTGATACTGCAGGATCTCTGACAGCGACTCTTGGAGAGTTGTCTGACGGATATGATTTATTCGAAAATACAGAAAACTTCAAAGTAGATTTCCTTCTGATGGGATCTGCCGCATATGATATTTCAACTGCACAGGCACTTGCCAATAAACTGATTTCTGTTGCAGAATTGAGAAAGGATGCAATTGCATTTATTTCACCATACAGAGGTGCTGCACTCTCCGATACTTCAGTACAAACTGCAGTAACAGTAAGATCTGCTGCTGATATTACTGATAATTTAATTGAGTTTTATGCCCCCGTTGCTTCTTCTTCGTATGCAATCTTTGATAGTGGATACAAGTATATGTACGATAGATTTGCAAATACCTTCAGATATGTTCCTCTAAATGGAGATATTGCTGGTCTTTGTGCTCGCAATGATATCAACAACTTTGCTTGGTATTCACCTGCAGGAACTTCTAGAGGTGCAATTCTCAATGCAGTTAAACTTGCATACAACCCAACAAAAACCCAAAGAGATAAACTCTACTCAAATAGAGTTAATCCAGTAATCTTCTCACCTGGTGCTGGTATTATCCTGTTTGGCGACAAGACTGGTCTGGCTAAAGCATCAGCGTTTGACAGAATTAACGTTCGTCGTCTGTTTGTTTATCTTGAGAATGCAATTTCTCAAGCAGCAAAGGATGCTCTCTTTGAATTCAATGATGAGATTACCAGAACAAACTTTGTAAATACAATCGAACCATTCTTGCGCGATGTTCAAGCCAAGAGAGGAATCTTTGATTATGTTGTTATTTGTGATGAGACAAATAACACTGCTGCTGTGATAGATAATAATGAATTCATTGCCGATATTTACATTAAGCCAGCAAGGTCCATCAACTTCATTGGACTCAACTTTATTGCCACCAAAACTGGTGTTGATTTTGAAGAAGTAATCGGAAACTTTTAATCTAGAGGTTTAACAGAAAATGGCAACCAGAACCCAACTTAACACAATTCCATTAAGAAAAATTACAGACTTCAAGAGTAAGCTGTCGGGTGGTGGCACCAGAAGTAACCTCTTTGAAGTTGAGCTTGCTTTCCCAGCAGCACTTGGTATTGACTCAAATACCCTAGACAAGAGTAGATTTCTTGTCAAAGCAGCAAATCTTCCCGCATCAAATGTTACTCCTGTCGAAGTAGCATTCAGAGGAAGAACTTTAAGACTTGCTGGAGACCGCACATTCGAAAGCTGGACGATTACCGTTATTAACGATACTGACTTTGCAATTCGTTCTGCATTTGAAAAGTGGACCAACTATATGAATCGTCTTTCTGATGCAACTGGAACTACAGATCCAGCTCTTTATCAAGCAGATGCATTTGTCTATCAACTTAATCGTGATGGAAGCATCTTAAGAGCTTATCACTTCTATGATTTATTCCCAACCAGCGTAAGTGCAATTAACTTGGCATATGAGACTGAAGCAATTCAAGAGTTTACTGTTGAAATGCAAGTACATTGGTGGGAAGCAATTAAAGGATCTTCGCCTGCAGCAGGCGGTGAAGATATTAACTAAATAGAGTATCATATAACGTTTAACTTATAAAATGGCGAAACTTTTTGGTTTTTCGATTGAGGATAATGAAAAAAAATCCAAATCAATAGTTTCCCCCGTACCTCAAACCGATGAGGACGGGGTTGATTATTATATTCAATCTGGATTTTATGGTCAGTATGTAGACATTGAAGGTGTTTATAGGACTGAATTTGATTTACTGCGTCGTTATAGGGAGATGGCACTTCATCCAGAGTGTGATAGTGCAATTGAAGATATTGTAAATGAAGCAATCGTAAGCGATCTTTATGACTCTCCAGTTGAGATTGAATTAACAAATTTAAGTGCAAGTGATAAATTAAAAGATATAATTAGAAAAGAGTTTAAATCCATCAAAGAAATGATGGATTTTGACAGAAAATCGCACGAAATTTTTAGAAACTGGTATGTTGACGGAAGATTATATTATCTAAAAGTCATTGATATGAAGAAACCTCAAAATGGTATTCAGGAATTGAGGTATATTGATCCGATGAAGATGAAACACGTCCGCCAAGAAAAAAGGACGAAAGGAAAAAATGGCGCAGATATTGTAGATAGATTAACTTATAATGGAAATTCGGCAAATAATTTAGATACAATGTATTCCGAAATGGAAGAATACTTTATCTATTCTCCAACTCCAAATTACCCAATGGGCAATTTAAGTGGTGCTTCTAAAGGTTCTCTTAAAATTGCCAAAGATTCTATCACATATTGCACTTCAGGTTTAGTTGATAGAAATAAAGGAACTGTTCTTTCATATCTCCATAAAGCAATTAAGGCACTCAATCAACTGCGAATGATTGAGGATTCTCTTGTCATTTATAGATTGTCGAGGGCACCAGAGCGTCGTATTTTTTACATCGATGTTGGTAATCTTCCAAAGGTAAAGGCAGAGCAATACCTCAAAGAGGTTATGTCTCGTTATAGAAATAAATTGGTTTATGACGCGAATACTGGGGAAGTTCGCGATGATCGCAAGTTCATGAGTATGCTTGAAGATTTCTGGCTTCCTCGTCGTGAAGGTGGTAGAGGAACTGAAATTACTACTCTTCCCGGTGGTCAAAATCTTGGAGAATTGTCTGATATTGAATATTTCCAAAAGAAACTTTATAGATCTTTGAATGTACCCGAAACCAGAATTGCTGGAGGTGGGGAAGGATTTAATATGGGTCGTTCTTCTGAAATTTTAAGAGATGAATTAAAGTTTTCCAAATTTGTCGGTCGTTTGAGAAAAAGATTTGCTCAAATGTTCAACGATATGCTTCGTACTCAACTTCTTTTGAAGAACATAGTTTCTCCAGAAGATTGGGAAAAGATGGAAGATCATATCCAATATGACTTCCTTTATGATAATCATTTTTCTGAATTGAAAGAGGCAGAACTTCTCACAAATCGTTTGACACTTTTAACTACGGTAGAACCTTATATCGGAAAATACTATTCGACAGAGTATGTGCGTAAGAAAATTCTTCGCCAAACGGACTCTGAAATTATCGATATTGATTTACAAATTGATGATGAAATTGAAAAAGGTATACTTCCAGATCCAAATGCACCTGTTGATGAAATGGGAAATCCATTACCACCAGCAGGCGAAGAAGGTGCTGGACAAGCGATTGAGCAAGGTGCTGGTGGAGAAGTCCCCGTAGAACCGACAGTAGATGTTTCGCAAGTTGAATTTCAAGAACCGAAAGGTGGCAAAATATAAATAGTCCTATAATAATAAAATAAATTTATGGAAGAACTTATCGATTTGATTGCGTCTGATGGATCTGCAACAGATGTTTCAGACAGAATTAAACAATTATTGTATGCAAAAGCCGCTGATAGAGTAGATAATGCTCGCCCAGAAGTTGCTGCAGTGATGTTTGGTGAAGATGATTCTACTGGAGATAACGAATAATGGCAATAAAAATTGTCCAAAATGTAAATAGAATTTCCCCTACAGTTTCTGTAGCCGCTACTAGCAATCCAATTGCACTCAAAAGTGGATACATTCGTGTTGCTTGCGCAAATACCGCAGTATATGTAGAAACTGGTGGAGATCCTGTAGCTACTGTTAATTCTTTCTTGATTTCCCCTTTTGGAAATGAAGTTTTGAAAGAAAGACTTGCAAAGCAACAAATAGTAGGTATTACTACGGGAACATCAACTGTACTTACTTTTGATAATAATGCCGGAAATCCATTTTTAATTGGTGATTATGTAACAATTGAAAATGCACAACCTACAGGAATCAATACAGTCCATAGACTAGTAACTGCTACAACTGATTCAACAGTTACTATTGCAGCAAATACATCATCAATTGTTGGAGTAATTACTGCAACTGGATCTACTTTGTCCAGAAGCGTAAAAGTTTCAACTCTTGCTGTTGATAATGCCACAAATGTAACCATCACAGAAGTAGTTCAATTAGTTTCCGAATAACCATGAAACTCATCACAGAAGAAATTCAAAAAGTAGAATTTATCACCGAAGGTAAAGGTGCCAATAAAAAAATGTTTATTGAGGGTATTTTCCTTCAAGGAGACATTTGTAATCGTAATGGGAGAATGTATCCCATGCAAACTTTGATGAAAGAAGTTAATCGTTATAATGAAGCATTTATTTGTAAAGGTCGTGCTCTTGGAGAACTTGGTCATCCCGATGGTCCAACTGTCAACCTTGATCGAGTTTCTCATAAAATTGTTTCCCTCGAACAAAAAGGATGCAATTTTATTGGTAAGGCACAACTTCTAGAAACTCCGATGGGTAAGATTGCAAAATCTCTTATTAGTGAGGGGGTTTGTCTCGGTGTTTCTTCTCGTGGAGTTGGATCTCTTCAAATGACTAATGAAGGTCATAAAGTAGTTGGTCCCGATTTCATGCTAGCAACCGCTGCTGATATCGTTGCCGATCCTTCTGCACCTGATGCTTTTGTTCAGGGAATTATGGAAGGTAAAGAGTGGGTTTTTGTTAATGGTGAACTTACAGAACAACTAGTTGAAAAAACAAACCGCAGAATTAATACTTTAGTTGATCAAAGAATATTGGATGAACATAAGTTAAACCTGTTTAACGAATTTCTTTCAAATCTTTAAATTATAAATAAATATAGATTATAACACAATCAAACAAAATGTCCGTTGGTAGAAATTTACAAGAAATGGAAAACGTAGTAACCAAAGGGGCTGCACCTGCCGAACCAATGCACAATATTGATGCAGTAACTCCTGGCCAAACTGGAAGTTGGGAAGACTTAGGTGGTCCTACTCCTGAAAATTATCGCTCAGATGACGATTCAGCAAAACTCAATACTCCTGGCAAAACACTTGCTCAGGTAAAGAATGTAGTAAATGCTAAGGCTGCTGCAGCAGAAGCACCTCATTCATCAGCAACATCCGTTGCCGCACCTGGTCAAGGTATGAAGGAAGAGACAGAAGAGGACGAGGATCTTGTCGATGAAGACGAAGTTGATGAAGATGAAGTAGTCGCTGAGGCTGCTAAAGAAGAAGAGGAAGAGGAAGGCGGTAAGAAAAAATCCTCTAAGAAAACTAAAGAAGAAGAAGACGAAGAAGAAGAAGACGAAGAGGAAGACGAAATGAAAGAGGAGTTTGACATTGAAGAAGATGTCAATGCTCTCCTTGCTGGTGAGGACCTTTCTGAGGAATTCCAAGAGAAGGCAAGAATCATCTTTGAGGCAGCAATTAAGACTAAAGTTGATGAAATTAAAGAATCACTTCAAGTTTCCTATGAGCAAGCACTCGTAGAAGAAATCGAAGCAATCAAAGAAGGTCTTACTGACCGTGTTGATGCTTACCTTGAATATGTTGCTGACGAGTGGATTCAAGAAAATGCACTCGCAGTTGAGCACGGTCTTAAGACCGAAATGACTGAATCATTCATCCAAGGAATGAAGAGTCTTTTTGAAGATCATTATGTAACAATCCCTGAAGATAGATATGATGTCATCGAGAGCATGGTAGATAAACTTGATGAAATGGAAGGAAAACTCAACGAGCAAATTGAAAGAAATATTGCTCTTAATAGAAGATTAGCAGAGTCGGTTGCTGATGTAATCTTTGCAGATGTCGCTGAGGGTCTTGCACTTTCTCAGAAGGACAAACTCGCTTCTCTTGCCGAAAATGTTGAGTTTGATAGTGAAGACAACTATCGTGAGAAACTGGTAACTTTAAGGGAATCATATTTCCCATCTAATGCTGGTACTCAGAGAAACACTAGTGAAAACTTGTCTGAAGAAACTGATATGAATATCCAATCAGTAAGTGGTACTATGAGTGCATATCTTCAGACTCTTCAAAGAGTTTCTAAAAAGTGATTTTTAAATAATAAACAATCAAACTAAAACTTTAAGAGGTAAAACAAATGCAAATGTTCAATACGGAGCAATTGCAGGAGAAGTGGTCCCCACTGTTAGACTACGAAGGTCTTGATCCTATCAAAGATTCACATCGTAGAGCTGTAACCGCAATCCTGCTCGAAAATCAAGAAAGAACAATTCGCGAAGAGCGTGAGTTTCTTTACGAAGCACCAACAAACTTTACCAGCACTTCAACTGGAACTGGAACTGGTTTAAGTGGCACTTCAACCGGAGCACTACAAGGTTTCGACCCTGTATTGATCTCACTGATCCGCCGTTCAATGCCTAACCTGATCGCTTATGATCTCTGTGGCGTTCAACCAATGAATGGTCCTACTGGACTTATCTTTGCAATGCGTTCACGCTACAAGACTCAGGGTGGCGATGAAACCTTCTACAACGAAGTAGATTCAGCATTCTCGGGTCAAGATTCTGGATTCAACAATACCAACGGATTCAGCGGTGCCAGCGTTGGTATGGGTACTACCGCTCAGGGTGGTAACAATCCTTCGGTTCTTGATCCAACAAATTCATCAACTGCCCAACAGGCAAATGCTGGTGTTGGTGCCAACCAATATAACGTTGGTCAGGGCATGAGAACTGATGATGCAGAATCGCTTGGCGAATCTGATCAGTTCAACCAGATGGCATTCTCAATCGAGAAAGTCACCGTAACTGCAAAGTCACGCGCTCTGAAAGCTGAGTACTCACTTGAGCTCGCTCAAGACCTCAAGGCAATCCATGGTCTGAATGCTGAAGCGGAATTAGCAAACATTCTCTCAACTGAGATTCTTGCTGAAATCAACCGCGAAGTTATCAGAACCATCTACAAGATTGCAAAGCCTGGTGCTCAAGTCAATACCGCTACTGCTGGTACTTTCGACCTTGACGTTGACTCAAACGGTCGTTGGTCGGTTGAGAAGTTCAAGGGTCTGATTTTCCAAATCGAGCGTGATGCTAACGCAATTGCACAGCAAACTCGTAGAGGAAAGGGCAACACCATCCTTTGCTCTGCTGACGTTGCTTCAGCACTTGCAATGGCAGGTGTTCTCGATTACACCCCTGCACTCAACGCAAACCTCAACGTTGATGACACCGGCAATACTTTTGCTGGAGTTCTTCAAGGTAAGTATCGCGTTTACATTGACCCATATTCGGCAAACGTTTCTGCTAATCAGTTCTACGTTGTCGGTTATAAGGGTTCTAGCCCATATGACGCTGGTCTCTTCTATTGCCCATACGTTCCTCTTCAGATGGTTCGTGCAGTTGGCGAGAACACCTTCCAGCCTAAGATCGGCTTTAAGACCCGTTACGGAATGGTTGCAAACCCATTCGCAGAGGGTCTCACCGCTGGCGCTGGTGCTCTGACCACCAATGCAAACACCTACTACAGAAGAGTTAAGGTTGCTAACTTAATGTGAGTTAGTTTACAACTCAATCAAGAGGGTCTTCGGACCCTCTTTTTTTTATCTAAATATCAATAAAACATTATGGCGTCTGCTTATCGAAATCAGATACAAAACCGAAACTTTCTTTCACCAGTTGGTTTTAATTTTACTCTTGCGAAAGAACCAAAGGTAAGTTTCTTTTGTAATTCGGCAAGAATACCAGAAATTACACTTTCATTAGTTCAGCAACCATCATATCTTAAGGATATTGATGTTCCAGGCGGCAAACTTCAATACGGCGACTTATCTTTAAGGTTTTTAGTCGATGAAGATATGATGAATTATATGGTTGTCCATAATTGGTTAACTGGATTGGGATTTCCAGAAACCACAGGACAATATAAAGAATTAATTACAAATGATGATGGATTGCAAGATTCTAAAAGAGCATTTAGTGATGGAAGTCTCTATATTTTAGATAGCAATTATAATACAAACTCAATCGTAAAATTTAAAGATTTATTTCCAGTCTCTTTGACATCATTGGAATTTGACTCCACACAAACTGACATCCAGTACTTTACAGCAGAGGTATCTTTCAAGTATACTATCTACAATATCTTGAGCGAAATTGGACAACCTCTATGACACTTGATGAAATTCAGGAAATGTGGCAGAGAGATGCTGTCATTGACCCTGATAATTTGCACGATGAATCTTTAAAAATTCCGCAACTACATTCCAAATATTATACCATCTACAATACAATTACTCTTCTTCGTGAGAAAGCAAGAGAAACTTTTAATAGAGTTAAACTTGAACGATACAACTATTACACGGGAAAAGCGCCTGCAGAGGTTTATATTGAAGAACCATTTCCGTATAAAGTTAGAGACAAAGAAGCGTTACAGAGGCATATGGACGCTGATGAGAGACTGAATAAAGTAGAACTCAAAATTAGATACTATGACATTATGTTAAAGTTCTTGGAAGAGATTATTAAAACAGTTTCTAATCGCACATATCAAATTAAGAATAGCATCGAATGGCATCGATTCCAGTCAGGTTTTAACTAAATAAAAATAAAAAGGAAATGAGAACATTTCAGGAATTTTTGGATATTTGCGAAGGGTTTAAACCTATGAATGAACCCAAAATGCAAGCACAAATGAAACGCCATCTTGAAAGAGATAATGCTAAAAGAGAAGGGGGTGAGAGAGATGATGATAATAGATTTGGAAATATGAAAACAGCTCTTAAAGTTATTGGACCCCAACAAAAATCAAAGGGATTCAAAGAAAAGAAAACTGAAAAAGGTAAAAGAACCTTTGCTAAACAAAATGCCGATAAATTCTTGAGAAAAGATTCTTGGCATGGAGCAAAAGATAGACTTGGATATAAACTAACGGTACCGGGAAGACACATTTATAGAGATGAAGAAGGGCATAAAAAGCATGTAGAAAGATTAGAGAAAAAGGCAAATTAATAAAGAAAGAAAAGGTCAAAATACAACAATTAATAAAAAAAGAGACGAAAAGGGACGTTTTTTATCAAAATAAATATTTGTATCAAGATGATATAAAATATGAGTCATTTGATTATTTCAAAAAAGAATGAGGTTTATCTGCATGTTGAAGCAGAACCTCATATCTATTATGAATTAAAAGACGCATTTCAGTTTGAAGTGCCAAATGCAAAGTTTGCCCCCGCTTATAAAAATAAGTGGTGGGATGGTCACATTTATTTGTTCAATATTAATACGCAAGAAATATACGTAGGTCTATTAGATAAACTTATAAGATTTTGTGAGCAGCACAACTATACTTATGAGTTTAGAGATAATAAGTATTATGGTCTTCCTTTTGAAGTCAATGAGATGATTTCGAAAGAAGGTGTGAAAGATTATATGACTTCTATTTGCAAGTATGCTCCCCGCGATTATCAAGTTGAGGGAGTATACGACGCTTTAAGACATAATAGAAAGTTGTTGATATCTCCAACTGCTTCTGGAAAGTCGTTGATGATATATTCGATTGTGAGATATTACGTTGAGAAAGAACAAAATATTCTGATAGTCGTTCCAACGACATCCCTTGTAGAGCAGATGTATAAAGATTTTGCAGATTATGGATGGGATGTGGGGTCATTTTGCCACAAAATCTACGCCGGAAAGGAAAGAGAGACAGACTCTCAAGTAATTATTACAACTTGGCAATCAATTTACAAACTACCCAAACAATATTTTTCAAGATTTAATGTGGTAGTTGGTGATGAGGCACATAATTTTAAATCCAAGTCATTAGTATCTATAATGACAAAACTTTTCGATGCAAAATATCGTTTTGGATTTACGGGCACACTTGATGGTTCACAAACTCATAAGTGGGTATTAGAAGGACTATTTGGTCCTTCATACAAAATCATCAAAACTGATGAGTTGATGAAGAAGGGTCATGTAGCAACACTTGATATTAATATTCTTCTCTTAAAGCATTCACCAAATAAATTTGAAAACTTTGAAGAGGAAGTCCAGTATATTATCAATCACGAAAAGCGAAATAAGTTTATCAAAAACCTTGCCCTTGACCTCAAGGGAAATACTTTGATACTCTTTTCCAGAGTAGAAGGTCACGGACAACCTTTATACGATCTCATAAATAATAGCACCACTGACAACCGTCATGTATTTTTCGTTCATGGTGGAGTGGATACTGAAAATCGTGAAAAGGTAAGAGAAATTACTGAAAAGGAAAATAATGCAATCATCGTTGCTTCTTACGGGACTTTTTCTACTGGTGTTAACATCAGAAATCTACATAATGTTATCTTTGCTTCCCCTAGTAAATCAAGAATCAGAAACCTCCAATCAATCGGAAGAGTCTTAAGAAAAGGAAATAATAAAACAAAAGCAACTTTATATGATATTGCTGACGATATTAGTTACAAGTCCAGAAAAAATTATACTTTAAATCATCTTATTGAGCGTATTAAAATTTATAATGAAGAAAACTTTAATTACGATATTGTAAATATACCTTTTAAAAACTGATGGGAGAAGAGTTTTACGCAGCAATCAAATTAATCACTGGTGAAGAAATCTTCTCTCTCATTTCCGTTGATGAGAATGATGGAGATCCTATCGTTATTCTTCAAAACCCTGTGATTATGAAAGTCTTCACAAATAATGATGGCACTTATATGAAGATAAAACCCTGGATGGAAATACCAGATGATGATTTATTCTTGATTAAGTTTGATAAAGTCGTTACAATGACTGAAATCAAAAATCAATCTACGATTGATTTTTATCATCGATATCTTGAAGATGATAGTGATATTGAAATTGAATCTAACGGTAAAGTTTCAATATCTGATAAAATGGGATATCTGGGGTCAGTAGAGGATTCTCGTAAGTCACTCGAAGATATTTTTCTCAAAGACCTTAAAGATAATAAAGAAAGCTAAAACTTATCTTCAATGGAGACAAACCTAGTCTACACACATTTTTGATACTTGTCAAGCCCTTGTATAGTGTGGTATAATTAATTCAACTTATACCGAAACGGAAATGGTTTTAAATTATGCCAAAAAAGAAATCAGAACATTATGTGAATAACAAAGAGTTACTTGAAGCATTGATTGTTTATAGGACAAAGGTTGCTGCAGCAAAGGAACAAGGTCTTCCCAAACCCCGTATCTCTAATTATTTGGGAGAGTGTTTTCTTAAGATTGCAACACACCTCTCATACAAACCAAACTTTGTGAATTATATGTTTCGGGATGATATGATTTCTGATGGCATAGAAAATTGTGTTCAATATATTCATAATTTTAATCCAGAAAAATCTCAAAATCCTTTCGCTTATTTTACTCAAATCATTCACTATGCGTTTCTCCGTCGCATTCAAAAGGAGAAAAAGCAATTAGAAATCAAAACCAAAATTATCGAACGCACTGGTTATGATGAGGTTATGATGATTGATGACAACTTGCTTTCTGGGAACAATTCCGACTATAATAGTATGAAAGACAACATCCAGTATCGTAGCAATCGATGACTCGTATCGCAGTTTTAACGGACACTCACTGGTCGGCAAGAAAATCGTCCAGATATCTTCATGATTATTTTGAACTCTTTTATAGGAATGTGTTTTTTCCTACTTTAGAAAAAGAAGGAATTACAACAGTGATTCATATGGGCGATGCTTTTGATAATCGTAAGAGTATTGATTTTTGGGGACTTGATTGGACTCGTAGAGTGGTGCTAGACCCACTTTCAAAATATGAAACTCATATGATTGTGGGTAATCATGATATATTCCTTCGTAATTCCACAGAAATTAATGCTCCGGAATTACTACTTAAGGATTACTCCAATATTAAAACCTATAGTTCGCCACAGACAGTAAAGGTTGGTGGTTTAGACATTATGATGGTGCCTTGGATTTGTAGTGAAAACTATGATGAGACACTAATGCAAATCAAAAAGTCCAAAGCAAAGATTGCGATGGGTCATTTGGAACTTCAAGGTTTTAGTGTGAATCGAAATCTTGTAATGGAAGACCATGGAACTGATCCAAAGATTTTTGATAAGTTTCAGAAAGTATTTTCTGGACATTACCATA